CCTGCTCATGGCAGTGGTAAGGAACCTATGTATGGAAGCATGGGTAAGTCAACCAAACCAGATCCAAATCGTAAGGTAACATATCCATGTGTGATACATGTAGTATGTCTTGACTCACATAACACTAGTTGGTTTTATAAAAGAGAGGACGGTACTTACTACTGGCATCACAGTCGTAAAGATAAGGATGATGTATTCGTAGACGCAGATGAAATACAACTAGATTTTTTTGATGATCCTATCTTGTCCAGAGATTTTATAATGAAATCTATTTTTTACTGATATATAATTTCACTTTTAATTCCCAAAATACCGCAAAAAAAATCCACCAAAATTTTTCGCGTGTAAGGTTTTTTAGTAACCCCCGTAGCTACCAGAGGAACCAGAAGAAGAACTACTACTGCTACTTGAACTAGAACTACTTGAGCTGGAAGAAGTGCTGCTTGAGCTGGAAGAAGTTGTTGATGAGGATTCTGCTGCTGTAGCTGTTGAAGTTCCTGCTATGGTAGTATTAGATGTATTAGTTGTGGTAACAGGTTCTGTATTAGCAACTGCAGTAACAGTAGAGGACTGTCCTGATCCTACTTGTACAGTTGTGCTGCCAGGTCCGTTATCATATGATGTTACATTACCTACACTAGCATCTCTACTTACACTACCAGTAACATAACCTGCATTATCAAGGAAACGAGAAGACATATTTAAATCACTCTTCTTATTACCAAACTGATCTAGTTCTGAGTGAGGTTCGTATGCAATTACATCTTCAAACTCTGCTAGTATTAATTCTATTACAGGTGGTGTAGGTAATTTTATAAGTCTTTTCTTTTCATTCAAATAATCTTCATACTCATAGTTTGTTACTGGATATATTGATTGCTGTTCACCTAGAGTAGAACCATCAGGTAGTACAGTTCTCCAAGTATCATTTACAGTTATCCCTGCTTCTAAAAATAGTTCTCCATTATATTCTGCTCTGACTGTTTCGTAATGATGAATAGAATCAGGATCTGAATACTTATTTCTAGTATATTCTTGTAGATCATTGATCTTCTTTGGCCACTCTTCATATACATCAGTAATATTGTTGACCATTAATACCATCCAGTCTAAGAATGGATCATTGAAAAATGCTAGTGCAATATTAGCAGGTGTTTCATCTTCCCCCACTTCATATGCTTCTAGTAAAGTTACATACTGATCTAAGTCTGCTCTAGTTTTTGCTCTTCTGAATATATTTTTGACAAGGCGATACTTAAAGTCTTCATCATCTCTGATGCCTTCGCCAACATATACATTAGGTAGATAAGAAAAGAATGCCATTAGTAACCTGCTGCAACGTCCTGTTGTGTAAGTAGTCTAGTCTCTGTGAATGTTATAGTCATAACTATCGCAGGAGTATCAACTGTTCTTTCATCTGGATTTTTAAGTGAAACGTATTGGTTGTCTGGTGTATAGTTAACATTAATACCTGTGCAGACTGAAGGATAGATCTTAAACATCAAATCTCTTCTTGATGATGGTTCAAGACTTGCAAGTGAACTTGTATTTGTACCGAAGCGAACGAATCTTAATTGATATCTATCTGGAACCTCGAAGAATCTATTTTGATATGCATATCCTTCACTACCACTGAACGCAGGAGTTTTAAACCAGTCCTGATCGAAAGTCATCTTATCTCTTTCGTTAGTCTTACCATACGCTTCAAACTTTTTATTCTTATTGATAAATTGTTTGTTGTAATCACCCGCAGCAATCTTTGGAACTGATCCTACTTTGATATAATCTATGATACTTTTAACTTCTTGTGCCTCTCTTTTATTCCTTGATAGGAATTTGAATGCGAAGTTATGAGTTCTAAAACTCATACCTTGGAATATCTGTTCACTATATGGGTTGAATATCTTACCACTCTGTAGTGATTGTATAGTATTAATATCTAACTGACCTTGAAGACCAACAAACTGGTTGAATCCATTGATCATTGAGAGTATAGCACCAGTAGAGAACTCAGGTAGTGCAGCAGCTGCAGCATCTTGTAATGTTCCTGCCATTGCAGTGAAGTCTTTACCGTCACCTAGTAGTCCCATTGCTGCAACACCAGACACACCAACGTCTGCTCTTCTATATGCAGGAGCATATTGTGTTGTAATTTGTGGAGGTATAGCAATGTAACACCTGTCTGGGTGTGCAATTATTGTTTGTTGATTACCTGGTGTGCGTCTATCGTAGAACGCAGGAACTTGTTTATCATCATACTTAAATCTTTCACGTCTAATCATTAGGTAATCGGTTGCATCAGTAGGCATATCTGCTGCCTTACCACCGTGTTGAGACCTAGTAGCTGGTAATCTGTATGGATATCTATAAACGCTCAATTTTTTACCTAAATAGTCTGTGAACTCATGTATTATTTATGAGGTATCAAGGAAAATACCGTCCTACCTTTCCCAAAAAGTACAAAGGTGATTATCATAACATTATTTATAGGTCTTCATGGGAATATAAGTTTATGGTATGGTGTGATAGATCATCTTCTGTCACAGAATGGGGTAGTGAAGAGATTATTGTCCCGTATACATCACCTGCTGATGGTCGTCGGCACAGATACTTTCCAGATTTCTATTTAAAAATAGGAAGGAAAAAGTATATGGTTGAGGTAAAACCTTTGAATCAAACAAAGGAACCTAAGAAACAAAATAGAAATACAAAGAGGTATATCACAGAGGTCGTCACTTATGCTATTAATCAAGCAAAATGGAAGGCAGCTAGAGAGTATTGTAAAGATCGTGGATGGCAATTCATGTTAATAACAGAAAAGGAGCTTAAAGTATAATGATAGGAAATCTTATTGGTAATTTATTCCAAAATATAGGTCCTGCATTTGATCAGACGCTACAAGAATATGCTAACATGTTCAACGGTGTTGCATACGATGTTCCTAATCAACAAGACGCTAGAGATAGTTCTTTCCAAGAGTTTATTGCATTCTCTAGGAAGATGTCTAACAATCCTAGTTACACCAACATGTACTCGGTGCATTTTCTTACACCGTCAATGTTTGGTAGTAAACCAGGTTTTTCTTTAGGTGCTAATGATGAGCAGTTCTTATTAGATTACTATTGTGATAGTGTAAACCTACCTAGTAAACAGATGGCTACTGGTCAACTGGTAACACAAGGTTCACCTCATAGATATGTGACTGGAACTAATTTCAGTCAAGTTAGTATGACATTTAAAATGCCAGCTAACTCTAAGACAAGAACAATATTTGAACGATGGTTATCCTTCGCAAGAAATGATGCAGATCAATATGTAGATTACTATGACAATTACTGTGCACCTACAGTAAGAATCTTCAAGTGGGAGAGAGGAGGAGGAAAGAACTTTAGTATATGGGGTAACGATGCTTGGAGTGCGAACGTTAATAAACTAAGTTACAACCAAGGATGGCTTGGTACTCCACAAAGAAACCGTATCACTGCTATGTGGGAGTTGAGACAAGTCTTTCCATTCAACATAGGTTCAACTCAGTTGAATAACATGGAGTCAAGAGTTAATACACTGACTGTAGGATTCTATTTTGAACGGTATAGATACTATGTTCCACAGTATACTGATTGGGGTGACGCGAATGCACAAATTCCTGGTGACCCTCAACATAACCCTGCAAAAGCCGACGCAAGAAACGTAGTTGGCAGAGGAAACTGGATCACATATAACTTTTAGGAACCCTCCTAAATAATTGTACTGAATTGAAATTATTATGGCATTACCGACCTTAGTAACACCAAAGTTTAAAATGAAACTACCGTCAGACGGTAGAGTAGTAAACTTTAGACCATTCCTTGTTAAAGAAGAGAAAGTTCTATTGATTGCTACTGAGACTGGAAACCAAGATAGTATTGTAAATGCTATTAAAGATATTATTGGTGCATGCACTGATATTAAAGATGTAGAAGCACTACCAACATTTGATATTGAATTTGTATTCTTACAAATCAGAACCAAGTCTGTTGGTGAGAGTGTGGAAGTAGGTGTAACTTGCCCTGACGATGAGGAAACACAAGTCGAAGTTAAGATACCATTAGACTCTATTAAAGTTATTAAAACTAAGGGTCATAACAAAGAAATTAAAATGTCTGATGAGGTTTTAATTACTATGTCTTATCCAAGTCTTGATACCTTTGTTAAGGCTAACTTCACAGAGAATCAACAGGACGTTGATCAAGTCTTTGACATGGCAGCAAGTTGCGTTGCAACAATCACAACCCCAGATGAGGTACATGATTGTAAGACACTTCCAAAGAAAGAAGTTCTAGAATTCTTAGATCAAATGAGTTCTGCTCAGTTTAAGAAAGTTCAAGACTTTTTTGAGACTATGCCTAAGTTGTCTCATAAATTAAAGGTTACTAATCCCAAAACAAAAGTAGTAAGTGACGTGACACTAGAAGGATTAGCATCTTTTTTCGGATAGCCCTTCTCCATAATAACCTTCGGGCTTATTATGATACCAATTTTGCTCTGATACATCATCATAAATGGCATATAGAACACATTGAAAACCTTATGCCTTGGGAGAAGGAAATCTATGTGACTATGTTAATCGACTTCCTTAAGGAAGAAGAGAAAAGAATGAAGGATCAACAAGCAGCTCAACAAGCAAGTGGCTAACCCAAAAATAAATCCTTATAAATTAGTTAATCCTAGCGGATCAGGAAAGAATACTTTAGCATCCAACGGTCCTAGGACTAACCTGCTTGCAATTAATCGCCTTGGTAAAACTGTCAACAGTATAGGGCTAGTAGTAAAAGATCTCCATACTATATCATTGTCATCTATCAAAGTTGATAAGATGAGAGAGGTTGCTGAACGTCGTAGACTACAGCGTGAAAGAGATCAGAGGAATGAGGATGAGTTTGAAAGACAGAATGCCTTAAAGGGTAAAGGTCTTAAGAAGATTAAGAACGTAAAGAAACCTAAGAAGAGTCTTGTAAGTAAGTTAGTAGATTCTTTGTTTGGAGGATTACAAGGACTCTTAATGGGTGCTATGCAATTCCTTGCTAGTCTAGGAAGTTTTTTAGTAACGAAGGGAATATTAGAATACATTGGTAATAGAGAGAACATACATAAGACTGCTGTATTCATAGAGAAATTAAGTTTTGTTGTTAAGAAGTTATATGGTTTTGCTAAGGGTAGTGTTAATAAAATAATGGATGGATTCTCTGCCCTCGTTGGTAATGATAGTACATTCTTTGGTAGGTTAAAAGGTTTAGGGACATTATTATTAGGGATAGTAGGACTAGGAGCATTGTTAAATCCATTTGGATTGATGGATTCTATCCTCAGTATGTTGAATCTGGATTTCTATAATCCAAATAGAAATACTCGTAGCAAAGGTTCTAGTACAAGTGGAACAAACACGGGAAGATCAGGTCCTACTCCTAAGTGGAAGAAGATAACAAAGACTAGCCAAAACGTAGCTAGAAGATTTGGTAAGAATGGTAGTACAGTATATCGAGATGCACTTAAGCAAGGATTAACCGAAGCGGAAGCACTCAAGAGAGTAAACAGACTAGCAAGAAATAATCCATCAGCATTTAAAGCACCACCTAAAACAACAGGTTTAAGTCCTAAAGGAGCACCAGCTGGTAAAGTTTTTAGTAAAGGACTGGGCAGAGGAGTGGGTCGTGGTGCTCTGAAGTTTCTTGGTAAAAGTAATGTCAAGATGCTTGGTAAAGTATTCCAAAATACTTTCGGTAGGATACCTATCTTTGGTGCATTATTAACAGGGGTATTCTCAGTATTAAATGGTGATGGATGGAAGCAAGCAATATTTAAGACAGTAGGTTCTGCTGTTGGTGGTGCACTTGGAACTTTGATTCCTATACCAGGTATAGGATCACTCATTGGTATGATGGGTGGTGAGTATGTTGGTGAGTTATTATATCTTGGATTCAATCCTGATGTACCAGGTGGAGGATGGAAAGGAGCAGGTAAAAAGTTAAGAGATGATCTTAAAGGTCTCTTCAATAACTTCACTAAGATGCTTGGTTGGATTAGTAAAGGTTGGGGTAGATTCTATGCAGGAATACCTAAAGTAAAGATACCAGATTTTCCTAAAGATCCCCCTGATTGGATACCAAAATGGATCCTAGGAAGAAATAAAATTTGGGGTGGTGCTAAACTAGCCATAAAGGCAATGATGGGACCTATGTCCATGATGTTAGGTAAGTCTATACCTAATGTCTTCTGGATGTTGAACCTAAAGAATAATACATTCCCATTATTCCATAAAGCATTCTTCAAAGGTCAAACAACTAACGCAGGTGAAACATCTGGCGAAGCAATGAAGGGTGTAGTAGGTGACGGAGAAGGAGAGTCTACTTCATCATCTACAGTAGCAGGAACAGCATCTAACACTCCTCAAGGTAAACCCATACGTAATAAACGTGGAAGAATTATAGGGTATGATACTGGAGAACCAAAACCAGATCCAGTATTAGTTGCTCCACCTAAGAAGAATGAACGTGGGTCAGGTGCTAAGAATAAAGGAATGTTTGATTGGGGTAGTTTATCATATTCAAACAAACCTTTTGTACCTCAAAAAGATTACAAAGGTGTAGAGACTGACAACGAAAGGTATGGTGACACAATGCCAGAGGGTGCCTTTGGTATTGGATCTAAGAAAACAGATAAGAAAGCACAGAAGACTAAGAGTTGGTGGAACCCATTCAGTTGGGAAACAGGTGGTAAGTTAGTAAGACAACTACCACGACTAACAACTAAACAGTATTTTATAGGTAAGATATTTAAAGGCATCACAAAGGCTGTTAGTGGTGTAGTTAAAGGAATAGGAAATGCAGTCGGTGGTATTATGAGTTCACCTATCGGTAGTCTTTTAGGAACAGTTGTTCCATTTGTTTTCCCTGCTGCTGCACCATTCATGGGTGCTATTAAAGCCATAGGTGCTGCTGCATCTGGTGATATATTTGGTGCAATTACTGGTGGTATCGGTGCTCTAGGTGGTATGTTCCCTGGTACCTTCGGTGGTATGTCTGATGCCTTCAGTGGTTTTATGCAAAATAATCCACTAGGACAAGCACTTGGTGGGTTTATGCAGGGAGGTATTGGTGGAGCATTAGGTGGATTGATGGGCGGTCTTGGCTCAATATTACCAGAAGGTGTAACAGGAATGCTTAATAAGTTCGGTGGGTTCATGAAAAAGTTCCCAGCCGTAGGTGGACTGATTGGTATGATACCTGGTGTTGCTAACGTACCAGGTTTGTCTCAGTTATTTGGTCTAGATTCCTTTGGTGCACATGGTTTTTCACCAATGGGATTGATAGGTAACATCGCAGACAGTATGGGATTTGGTGGTCTGTTTAGAACTTTAACAGGCATGATGGGGACTGGTGGTCCAGGTGGTCTTATGAATGGTTTAAGAGAGATGGCAGCTGAATTGGGTGTCAAACCAGAGGTTCTTGGTGTCATGTCTGGACAAAGAGGATCGATGACTCAGAAGAATAAGAATTTATCTAGAGAATATGCTATGCAATCATCTCTAGAGTTTATCCCTGTTCCTATGTTGTTAGAGAAGTTAACAGAGATCCAAACTCCAGTTCCAATACCAAGAATGGTTCCTGTTCCTATGCCACAGCAAGCACAAGCATAATAAATAATCCGTATGGCAATATCTAAAGATACTAAAATAAACGTTTACAAGATGATCTCTCCCAACATTGGGAAGTCAGCTGCAGCTGGTGCTGCAGATAAAGCATCTGCAAACTATCAGATGAAGACTGTTCAAGCATTTAATAATCTTGGTGGTGTTCTTAATTCTATTGGTGGTGTTGTTGCTGATATAAAAAAGATAGAATTAAAAAGATTACAAGACGAAAAGAAAAGAATAAAACAATTTGATCCCAAGTACACTAAGGTAGAGAAACCTAAGTTTGCATCCTTTGTTAGTGATTTCATTGGTAGGAACGCACCTAATTTCTTAGAAGGTTTATTAAAAATATTCACTGGGTTTATTAAACTTGCAATCATTAAACCTGCACTAGAGTGGTTAGCGGATAAGAATAATCAACAGAAGATTAAGAATACTATAGAAACTATCTTCAAGTTCCTAAAATTTGTTACGACATTCATATCGAAACGACTGACGGGACTGATGGACGGGTTGTATGATCTCTTACGGGATGATGCTACATGGTGGGAAAGACTCACGGGATTTGCCAAATCGTTTATACATTTGGGTGCTCTCTTTGTAGGTATTAGATGGTTGACTAATCCTGTTAAGTTAATCAAGGATGTTAGAGGTGTTCTAACAGTATTCTATAGATCATTAACTAGATTCTCTAAAGGATTAAAAACTAGAGGAAGATTTCCTGGTGGATGGAAAGGTAAAGTATTATCAGGTGCAGTAGTAACAGGTGCTGCAGCATGGGGTATTAATAAGGCAGTAAATGTTAATGATGAAGAGGAGATGGCTTATGGCGGTTATCGTCAGAAAAAATTACCTGAGTTTGCTACTGGTGGTTGGATCTCTGGTCCTGACTCAGGTTATCCTGTTTCTACAAGTCCTGGTGGTGGTAGTCCTGAGTTTATAGGTCATGGAACTGAGTACGTAGCGAAGAAAAATACTGGTGAGAGTTTTGTTATACCATTCAATAACTTTGCTACAAAAGCAATGCCTGGTTTGACTGAAGCAAACATGATGACTGCTTCATCTCTTGGGTTTGATATGCCACGACTTAATGATAAGCAATTCTTCTTAGGTAAGATGTTTAGTGGTGCCAAGAATCTATTCTCAGGAAAGACTTGGGGTGGTGCTAATACAGGATCAGGTAGAACTGGTGGATTTGGAGCAGGAACATATGGTAGTGGTCGTCCAAGTGACGGAGCAAGTAAAGGTCCTGGTATGAATGCAGGATGGCAAGGTAGACTCATGCAGAGTTTACCTCAAATAGGTAGTGCAGTATTTGGTAATAAAGGTGGTGCTATTGGTGGTGCTATCTCAACTATCTTTGGTGGACAAGGTTCTGGTGAAGGTGGTAAAGCAACTGGTATGGATATCATAAGAGGTATCGGTGGTGTTGCGAGTCAGTTTCTAGAACCAGGTAGTAAGGGAGCAAACATACTTAATACTGTTGGTGGTCTTGCTGGTACAATGTTCGGACAAGGCACTGAAGGGATGTCCTTTGGTCAAAGACTTGGACATCTAGGAAAAGATTTCTTAGGTAGATTCGGTAACAACATGCTAGGTCAGATGACTGGCATGGATGGTGCAGGTCTTAACCAAGCACTTGGTAATATATTGGGTGCAACTCAAGGTGCAGGTGGTAAGAGAGGTGCAGATCAGAAACTTGTAGGTGGTGGACAACAAGCAGTAGTAGAAGCAGGTCGTGGATTCTTGAACCAAGGATACACAGTCTTCAATCATCCTAATTTTAAAAATAACAAATGGAGAAAGGGACCTCCTAATAAATCAGGATATGATGCTGCAGCTAGACAGAGAAGTGGTAAAGGTGGTCTCTATGATAAAGGATTAGCATTTGATGTTGGATACTTTGGTAAGGGTAATAGAGATGCTCAGTTACAGAACGTTGCTAACATGGCATACGGTAACAAGAAAGGATTAAAATTAACTTCTATTATTGGTGACATCTGGGGTAAATGGATCTTTGGTGGCACTAAGAAACCACCAGGTTCTTATGGTGTAAGAAATAAAATCCAAATGGGATTTGGTGACAGCCAAGTAGCAGGTAGTGGTGATATTGGTATGTCTGGAAGTGAGTTAGAAAGAATGAAAAAGGTCATCGCAATAAAGAGTGGTGGTGATCCAGATCAAATGGCAGTTACTGCTAGAAGTTTATTCAATCAGGCAAGTATGGGTACTGGAACTACCATGCAGTCTATGACTGATATACTTAATTCTCTTGGTGTCAATGAGAACATGACACTCAATCCTAATGTTGCGAATAAGGCGAACAAAGCAATATCAGCCTCTATGGATGATAAGTGGATGAGTGGTATGCTAGGCAGGAAAGGGTTCTCAGAACCTCAATCAATGGCATTGCTTAACTCCACTGGATTTGGTAAGGGTATCTATTCTAGTAAGTCAGGTGCATCTAGTATAAAATTTGGTAATACTGTATTCAATACAGAAGACAATAAGTTCTTCAATACTTTCATGAAGAACAGTGACTTAGGTATTGCAAATGGTAATAATCCGATGTTCCCTTCTAGAGCAGAGACAGATACTAAGAAGAAAAAGAATCAACGTGGTTCAGCATTTGCATCTCAGACAATGTATAGTCCTTCTTCAGCAGGTCCTGCAAGTTCTGGTAATATGGGTAGTGGTAGTATATTAGGAGGTCCTTCAAATTCTGGTGGACAACAGGCAGGTGCTAAAGATACTAAGAGAGAAGAATCTTATGCTTTACAGAAGGTATATAAAGATAGAGCATACTCTAGAGAGCAGATTTCAGAAAGAACAAGGAGACTTGTTGCAGAAACTATGGCTGCTGTCGAAGCACACAACGCTTCAGTAAGAGCAAACGTTGCTGCTGCAGCATCAGCAGTTGAAAAGATGAAGACAGGTGGTGGTGGTTCGATGCCAGCTCTTGCAGGTGCTAAAGCATCATTAAATGCTGCTAATCTTCAAAGTAACTTCAGTATTGCTAAGTTCTAATGACAATCCAAAGATCTAATGTAGGTGAAATTGAATATCGTCTTAGTCTTTTTAGAGACGGTAAACGATTAGCAAATGAGGAAGGAGCATTCAACTTGTACAACTTCTGTAGAGGTTGGGAGATTCGTGAACGTCTTGATAGATCTACAGTCGAAGCATCATTTGTTTTTGAAGACTCTGCAGGTATCATCAACATGATGACAGGTCACGAAGAATTAAAATTACAAGTCACAACATCTATTATTGATAGAACATATAACTTTAGAATATACTGTGTTCACTCACGTTCTAGAACAAACCCAACTAACGATGTATTCATGGTTGAAGCATGTTCTACTGAGTTTATTAAGAACGAATCAGTTAGTGTCTTTGGTGATTCAACAGAAATTTTCCAAGGTAAGAGTGAATCGAGTGACATAGTAAAGAGTCTTATAACTGATACCAGATATCTTAATAGTGAAAAGAAAGTATTCACTGAAGAAAGTATTAATAATCAAAGATTTACTGCACCTAACTGGAGACCTATTGATACAATCTATTGGTTAGCACAGAGAAGTGTAAGAAAATCTAGGAAAGGTGGCATACTACAGAATGGATTTCTATTTTATGAAAATGGTTTAGGTTATCACTTCAGATCTGTTGATGGATTGATTGATGATATTAACGATCAGACATTCGACAAGCAAACAAATAAACTTACAGGAAGACCTAGGTGTTACAAGTATCACTACAGTCCTAAGAAAGTTGACGAGACTGCTGCTGATGCATTCACTATCGGTGGTATTACATTTCCAAGAGAGAAACATCTTTTAGAATTGATGAGGGATGGTAGTTTCTCAGGATTCTCAGTTGGATTTGATCCAGTTACTATAGGATCATCTAAGATGGGTATGAGTACAGAACTAACAACTACTGATCCTACTTACGACTTAGATAAGATATGGGAAAAGATGTCTCATTTAGATGGGAAGAAAACTGTTAACCCGTTGACTCAACTAGATCCTATTGTTCATCAGATGGTGTCGAAACCAAGAAGAATTAGGTATTCATTCTTACCAAATCAAACATTTGATCCTAAGTTTATGAATAATCCTCAAGCAAACTATCAAGAAATGATAGATCTACAGGCATATCAGTTCATGAGGTTAGAATCTCTTAAAAATATTCAACTTAAAATAACTGTACCAGGTAACTTAGACTTGTATGCAGGTGGTGGAATAGATGTCATCATACCTGCTAACTTTAAATCTGGTAGACAGACACCTCTAGACAGGAAATATAGTGGTAGATATTTAATATCGTCAGTGAAACACAACACTACAGGAACTATTCTTTACACAGAACTAGACTTACTCAAGGACTCTGTGTTAAGATAAATAATAGTATAGAACAGGAGTTAGCTATGATTACCGAAGAATTTAAAGGTATCGGAGAAAATCCTCAAGCAAAAAGGACTCATGACTTAGAACACGAAGTTTATCTTGATCCTAAAGATGGTAAGGAGCATATCAATCATGGTATGTTAGAGTATAAAAAGTCTGAACTAGAAGAAGTTCATGCTGATTATGAAACCTTTCATAAAGATGATGTTGTTGACCCTAATGAGGGTAAGATAAATGACTGGCACACAAGACATGAGGATAAGCATTTAGAAATCTACTGCGACAATCATCCTGATGCATTTGAGTGTAGAGTATACGACGATTAGTTAGTATTTTTGTAATGGAGTCAATTTTTGATCAGTTTCTATTAGGTCACTGGCATAATAGAGCACAAGCACAGTCTAATCCATCACTATTTGCTCAGACAGAGATTATCTGGGCAAAGGAAGGGGAATGGTATACGTCTAAGAATTTTTATAGAGTAGATGGTCCTCATAAACCATATCGTAATAAAAAACACAAGATACAAGTAGCATCTAAAAGTTATATAATCATGCAGAATTATAAACTTGATGGAACAAGACATCAAGAATGTGATATGCATTTCACATATCAAAATGATTATTGGAGTGGTAAACTAGACAGTACAAGATGTAAAGGTGAGAAAGGATACAGAATAGAATCTATGATTAATCTCTATGGTGAGAAATTATTCTCAAGAGACAGAGGATTAAACCAGAAGGGTGAGAAAGTCTGGGGTAGTGATGAAATTTATAAGTTCGTCCGTATATAATTCAACTTTTAATTACCAGAATACCGTAAAAAAAATTCTGGGTATTTTTTAGCGTGTAGGGTTTTCATGAAGAAAATCTAAAGATAATATAAAGGGACTCGCGTTTGTGTGGATTTCAATATAAAATAGTAGAAGTTATTAAAACATAATATGAGTGGCGATTCCCATTATTCCGACCAACCAATTAAATTCTACTCCGATTGTGTGACTGAAACCAAAAAACGTTTAATACAGCATCACATGACATACGAAAGCACAACAATAGCAGATACCGATTTAACGGATGAAGAGTGGATTGAAATGATTGCACTAAAACAAGCAATTAGTGAAAACCCTGCATCTGTACATCCTACAAAAATGGAGTATTTTACAGAATTGATCGTCAGATCTGATAGTGTTTATTCTAATGCTAGATGGAGGAAAGGAGGTCCGCTAGAGGAATAAATAACTAAAAAGCTGCTTAAAATGAAGCTAGTTGATGGTATACAAAATGAGAATTCATCAGGGTTTGTCGGTAAGGACGGATTCTTTTGGTGGGTAGGAGAAGTAGAAGATAACGAAGATCCAATGGAATTGGGTAGAGTTAAGGTGCGTGTGCTTGGTTATTACACTAATCTACAAGGTGGAACCATAGCAGACCTTCCTACTCATGCTTTACCTTGGGCTACAGTATTACAACATACATCACAAGCGGGTAATGATGGTCAGGGTGAGTCAACAGGACAGTTACAGACTGGTGCTGTTGTTATGGGATTTTTCATGGATGGTGAAACTGCTCAAATGCCAATAGTTATTGGTGTTATGAGAGTTAAGAAGTCTGAAGATACTAAGACAACCTCAACACTTGCTTTTACAGATCAATTACCAGAATGGGGTACTGCACCTAATTCATCTGCTATACATCCTGCAGATAAGAATACTAACAAACCATCAGCATTAAGACAGAGTGGACATAATAGTGTTGCATATCCAGGTCAAACTACTACAGAATCAGGAGGAGATGGATCTCCTAAAAATATTGGTGTAGATATACACGGTAGTTCATATAATCCTATTAAACCCTTAGATCCTTCACATCCATTTCCAACTGCTAATGGTATTGGTGGTCCTTGGAAGAGTTTAGAGTATAAGATGTCTTACATGATAGAGGATATGGCACATATGACCTCTAGTCTTGTTAAAATATCAGATGGCAAATATTTGGATATAGTTGTAGGTAAATATGTAACAACTAAAGACCTAACTATGAAAATAGATAATTTCTTGACAGTTATATACAGTCAAGTTATTTCTACTATGCGTCAAGCAACATCTACACTAGCAACTAATTTACAGGTAGAAGCGTTGCAATCAGATGCTATTGGAATACCATTTGCGTCTTATAATAGCATTCATGAGGCAGCAGAGACAGTTTTAAAGTCATTATGTGTTATTGATGCTAATATTGAAACTTACAAGAAAGATTGTTTAACTGTAGTTACTAACTACATTGATGCATGTTTAACTAATACCAAAACAAAAGAAGAACTAGTAAAACATACAGTTGACGAAGTTGTAAAAACTATTGTTGACGAATCTACTAAAATTATCAAAAATCTAAGTGATGTAGTAAGTTTGGTTAAAAATAAGGTTGAAACAACTAATGGACTTAATATTATTACTGAATGGGAGACAGGAAGTGGTATATTTGAGTTGAGATCAGATTTATTCAGTCAGACACACACAAACCTGACTGGTTTGATGAAAATATTACTTAAATTCCGTTCTAGTGAATGTAATAGAACTACTAATGGTAAGGACTTAGTTGGTTGGTTCCCTTTGTTTGGTTGTACTCGTTTAACTGGTAACGATTTAGATGCAATCAATAAGATAAGAGGTGATGACTTATTTGGATCTATGTTTAAAGAAGCAGATCCAAATATGACTACCGCTACAAATTATATTAGTGGAGGTTATGAATTACATCTAGGAACACCAGGTCGTAAGGCAGATATTACTAAGAGAGCAAATGGAACAACTCATACCTCTATTACCTTTAATAATGCTCATCTCTATGAAAAACAGATAAGAGATCAATTAAGGAAAGCAGTTGATTATGACTCGTTGGCAGATGATGTTATAGAAGCAAAAGTTGCAGAATATGTTAATAAGGCAACTAGTAATGAGGGTGATACAGGTGCTTTAGTAGCAGATCATATATCTTATGCAGGAACCTTAACTCAAGAAGTTCATGGCGATGACTGTAAAATTATCAATAAAGACTATGTTCGTAATATTGAAGGTGATTACTTATTAAAGATAACAGGTAATTGCCATATTGAAGTAGGAGGAGGATTCTACTTAGGTGCTGAGGGAGGAACTCATAAACATGCTCTTAGGTTTGGGTCTGATGTTGATATGAATGTTGTTGGATCTAAATTTGAATTACAAGGATCAGAATGTAAGTTAGGATCAGTATCAACCAAAATCACTGGTAGTATATTTGAAAACTCATCTTATCAGCAGACTATGAGTGGTATGGAGATTACTATGTCAGCAGAAAACTCAATAGAAATGGTAACACCACATATACTTCAGTTAATCAATATAGAGCAGAGTGAAACACCTAAGAAAGTTACTGGAATAAGGACGGTAATAAATGGTGGATATGAGACTATATTAAACCCATCAATACTAGAAAACTACAAAGTTAACCTATCATCTACCGCAGGGTACTATAATAATGCTATCACTAGTGGTAAATTTAGCGTTATTACACCGAACACAACCAGTTCGGAAACTGTCACAGGAACGTTGACCCTTCAATAATATTATGCTATTATAGATATATCTACAGAGGTAACTATGACAGATTTTACATCTGATTCCGATAACGAGATTTATCTAGCACATGTCTTCATTGACATATCTAAAAGACAGATCAAACTTGTTTCCGAAGATGGTTACGAGGATAGTATCGTTTGGAAGTTCGACAGAGAAGGTGCTGAAGGTTTTTCAGAAACCACAACTGCTATGATCGAAACACTAAACGAAGATTTATTGACAATTTATTAATGACCGATTTTCAAGAAATTACTGAGGAAGAAGCAGCATTAAATTTTGCCTTCCTCTTGACTATGTGTGAAAGAAACAGAACAGTCTGGAAGATTAAACGTAAAGATGGTTCTATTGCATTACTGTCACCAGTAAAGCAGTCAGGTCCTCCAGTTGATCCAGAAGTTCTTGATGTTGTAGAAGAATTTAGAAAGAGTTTTATAGATGAAAATACCAAATTGGCAGCATCACTCCAAGAAGAATCTCAAGCGTCGATTGAAGCCGCAAGCGTTACGTCAGGCACGAAAGCGTCTGAAATTTCTCAAAGCTAAATTATTATGAAACTGACACAGGAAGTGATCGACAAGATCCAAGAAGCAATGCTACACACCAAAAAAGATGGTAGTATTAATTGGCAAGATAGTGATGAGATAGAGGTAAACTTAGCAGGTACATTTGCTGCTGATAGATTTATTGTAATTAAGAATAAGACTAAAGATCCTGTTATAAGTGCTGCACCACATCCTAGATTTGATTATGAAAAGAAAGAGTGGAAGAAATGAACAAGACATTGGAGAAAATATTAGAACCGATACTTTTGGTCGGGTTGACAAGTGTTCTATTGGTGATGTTTGGAATCTTTACTGTAGAACACTTCATAGTCAGACCACCCATGAGATTATTAGGACTTGGTGAGTATAAAAAAAGGAAGAGAAGGAAAAGAAAATGATTGATGTAGTTGATGAGTTTCTAGAAGATCATCTTCATCATAGAATGTTTGAGTATTGTAAAAATGCCAAATATCGTTATGGAGAATGTGACGAATATGGTCTACCACCTGTAGGTATGGTATCTGATATAATTCCAGATGGTAATGAAAGTCCATTTGATTTATTTGAAGATAGAATAGCAGGGGAATTTCATCCAGAATATCAAGGGTGTCCTTATAGAATGTACGTAAATCTATTCATACCTGGTGAAATACCATTCTGGCACAAGGATGGAGAAGAGGGAACAACATTCTTATATTATCCTAATATGCATTGGGAACCAAATATGTTAGGAGAGACTCAGTTTTTAATTGATGGTGAAATTACAGGTATTATTCCTAAACCTAACAGATTAGTTGGATTTGATGCTAATATATCACATAGAGCAACTTCATTTAGAAGTGAACATAGATTTTCCATAGCAATTAAGTATTATGAGTGATCGTTTTTATGTAGAACCATTATTTTCTAATTTTCTTGCATCAGATATTTTAGATATTGATGATGATAAAATTACAAAATATATTAAAACTGTAGAACCAGGTATACCACTCGATTTAAATCAACCTGAGATACATGAGGTTGTAGATCATGTTCATAACTTAATTCCTAGATTCATGAAACTCTATGGATTAGGAACCAAGGCAAAACCAAGAATTACTACCTGTTGGGCAAATAGAAGTAACTCTGCTGAACCTTTAAAACCTCATCTTCATGGTACACATTGGATTAGTGTTGTGTATTATCCAGAGGCAGATGAAGAATCACCAGATTTAATACTAAAGAATCCTATTACCAACGTTATGGAGTATGCAGTTCCATATCAATATCATGAATTTGCAACTTGGTATAACTCTGGAAGAATAAAAGTATCACCTAAAAAAGGATTGATGATAGCATTTCCTTCATGGTTAGAACATTGGGTAGACCCAGAGTGCCCTTCTACTAGCAATAGGTATAGTTTAGCATTAAATATAACCTTAAATCATATATCAGATGAGTATATTCAAGACATATATCACCCGAATAACAAATTAGCAGAGATGTATGGTATAGTTAACACATTGAGGGACGAGAGCCCTTATAAATAAAACCGTAGCCAATAGTATAATTATTCGTGGGAACCAAGAAGATTTCTCAACTGGAAACAATTTCGGATAGCAATATATCTGGAGAAGCAATTCTTCCTATTGTTGTATCTGATCCTTTGATTCCTAACAGAAAAGCAAAAGTAAATCAATTATTCAGAGGACTGGCACAGGGAACTAAAGACTCTCCTGGTCTAGCTTTTGATTTAGATAGAGATAGTGGACTATATCAAGCAGCATATAATCAAATAGGTATTGCCTTTGGTGATGGTGGTTTGTATATGACTCGTCTTGACAATGGAAATAGTAGTACTTCATTGTATGTTACTGCTATTGATGATGTTGCAAACAATACTGACATAGTTTTTGCACCGAAAGGAACGGGATCTGTTAAAGTAACGGGTCAGTTTTTGATGTCCGATGAACAATTCTTCTTAGAAGATGCTCAGGGTCCTAAAATCAGATTTGAAGCAGGTAATGTAGGAACTGGTAGTAATACCAGAATAATGACAATGCCTGAGATAACTGCAGGTAATGGAACTACTCTTGTTGGTGCTGATACTACACAAACGTTAACAAATAAGACTCTTCTTATTGATGAAGATAACTTTGTTATTATTGATGGTGCAGAAGAGGCAATATTCCAGATTAACTGGCCAACTACTTCAGGTACTCGTAGATCATATTTCTTACCAGACGCAGGATCAGTAACAACTACCACTGAACCTACTGCTACATCGTCTACCTTGTTAGATACAAAGACTGAACAGGTTATTTTATCAAAAACATTTGTAAGTCCTAAAGTTACAAATTCAGCAGAGGTTGGTTCATTTACAGCACAGTTTAATGCTTCTGCTCTGACTGCAGATAGAACTATTACACTTCCAGATCAAAGTTTAGAATTAGTAGGAACTGAATCTACTCAGAACCTTAAAAACAAGGTTCACGAGGACATAATTCTTGCTGATACAACTGATAATACTAAGAAGTTTACATTTATCCTAGATAATTCTAACACTCTTACTAATAGTCAGGTAAAATTCCCACCTACAGCAGACCTAAATACTGGTGGTGGTAATGTATTATTCAGCACAATCGTTACTGAATTTGCAACTCAAGTCTTACAAAACAAGACTATCTACCAACCCGTTGTAAAAGAAGACGCAACAGCAGTAGGAACAGTTACTTTCAGAACTGATAATATTACTGCTCCAAGAACTATTAAGTTCCCTGATGCCGATGCTACACTTCTTTCAACTGAGAACGTTACACTTGATAACGTTACCTTTGGTGCAGGTTTGGCAGCATCACATTTAGTAGGTCGAACTCAACTACAACAATTTTTCTACGCAGGATTCTAATTAACAATGGCAACTCAAGGATTACTTGCACAACTTAAACCTACAGCCAATACGGATACAATCCTTTATGAAGGTCCTGTAGCAAGTTCAGCAAGCACTGTATTAACAATAGCAAACGATGGTACTGGATCAGCATATGATGTTGCTATAAAAGATTACTGTCAAAAGGTAACTTTAGATGCATCGACATATAAGTTACATAAAGGAGATATATTAACACATTATGAAGTACAACTTAATGTTGCTTCACCATTATCTACTACAGCTAATATAGCAGCAGGTACAGTTTTTACTTCAGCAGATAAAGAAAAGTCTCTTAAATTTGAGTCTTATTTGGTTCCTACACTAACTACAATCTTTATAAAGAAATTTGCAATCAGACAGGTTACTTTAGAATCAGTTGCAGGTAACTTTGCTGTTGGTGATACTATCACTAAAGGAACAGCACCTAACGCAACAACTGCTACTGTTTTTGATTCATTTGACGATACTACAAATAACTTAAGAATACTTCAAATAGGACCATCAACTATCAATGGAACTGGAACTGAGTTCGCTGATGGTGATTCTACTCAAACTGGAACTAACGGAACTGGAACTGTATCAACTGGTGGTGTTGCAGCGGCTAACGATGAATTTGTGTTCTCTACGACAACATCTGGTGGAACATATACGATGTATGTTAATGAAGCGATAACGGTATTCACTGATAGAACATACAGATTTGATGTTTCTGACTCTACTATGAGTGGTAGAGATTTTAAGTTATCTCTTGATTCAAATGGAGAATGGGGAGGTGATAACACTGCAGGAACCTTAGATGATGGAACTGAATATACCACTGGTAAAACTACCAATGGTACTGCAGGTTCTAGTAGTGCTTATGTTCAGTATGATCTTTCTGCTAATACAAACACTGTTGCACAATACTATTTCTATGATGGTGGCACGGGAACTGCAGCTAACTCTGGATATGGTGGTTCCGACAGAGTTTTACAGACATCTACTAACTTCACATATAATGCTTTTTGGGCATATGATGTAACAGGAACATGGGTTGCAACTGATACTTTCACTGTTGGTGGAACAACTTATACTGTTGATGGCACAACACCTGGTGCTTACGGGTATGTTCGTGATTACACGGGATCAGTTATGACCTTTATTAAAGGTATAGGATCACCTGATATTACAACTTCTGATACATTCTACGATGTTCCTGCCTTAGCAGGATCAGCAAGACAACTAATTAATGTTAACTCTATTGATGTTGCATCAAACGCAGTAGAGGCAAATCATTACATTGTTAAGGGTTTAAGCAATGGTAACAATGAGGTAGATAGAATTACTTCAATAGTTATAGGTCCTGGTGAGACAGTTGTAGTTAATTCTGCTACTGCTAATAATGTATTTTCATTGATAGGATTCGAGGATTCAACAACCAGTTTCCCAACTCAAACCTACTCTGCTGCTGAAGAAGGCGGTGGCGGTGGCGGTGCACCATAATAAATAACTAAAAGGCGAATAGTTAAATGTCACTAACGAGACTAAAGAATATTATTACGTCCAGAACTGGACGTATCATATATGTAAACCCTGATGATTTTGATGCATCTGATGCTATTGATAATAGGGGTAACTCTGCGTTGCGTCCTTTCAAATCATTACAAAGGGCATTTCTAGAGGTAGCAAGATTCTCATATAGAGTTGGTTTAAGTAATGACGAGTTTGATGCCTTTAGTATCATGCTCTATCCTGCTGAGTATGTGATTGACAATAGACCAGGCGAAGTATTATATACTAACGTTGCACCTATTGATGAAAACTCAAACTTAGATTTAACTTCACCTAATAACGTTCTTTATAAATTTAACTCGGCTGAAGGTGGTATTATAGTTCCCAGAGGTTGTTCAGTTGTTGGAACTGACCTACGTCGTACAAAAATTATTCCAAAATATATTCCATATCCTACAGTTTATGCTGCAAAAGGTATTAACACTGAAGATCAGATCCCACCAAGAACAGCAATATTCAAGGTAACTGGTGGTACATATTTCTGGCAGTTCTCATTCTTTGACGGAGCAGAGGAAGGAGTATATTTCAAACCCGATTCTACAGAGACACTAGCACCTAAGTTCTCTCATCATAGACTTACATGTTTTGAGTTTGCTGATGGTCTTAATACTTTATCAAGTCTTATATCTGCAGGAACTGTTCCAAATGCTGATTACTCAGCTGTTCCTAATATTTTAGAAAGAACAGATTTAGATATATACTACCAAAAGGTATCAAAAGCATTCGCAACTATACCAGATACATCTGGAGATCCAAGTGCAGATCAAATACAGGCAAGGGTTGAAGAAAACAGAATCGTTGGTCCTATTTCTGATGAATACAGGGTTCTACAGATTACAAGAAATGGTAACACTGCAACTGCTGTTACTGTTGATGAGTTTGACAACCCAAGAAATCACGGATTCTCTGTTGGTGTAAACATCAACGTTAGTGGTGTTACTGGATCAACAGGTCCTCAGTCAGAAGTTGACGCAAGTTTATATAACGGATCATTTACTGTTACATCTGCATCTGGAAACGTATTTACATATCAGATGTCAAGTGAACCAACTGGTAACGCAGTAGGTACAAACATTGGAGTTAAGACTGAGATTGATACAGTTGACTCTGCATCACCATACGCATTTAACCTATCACTAAGATCAGTGTGGGGTATGAATGGTATGCATGCAAACGGTGCTAAAGCAACTGGTTTCAAATCAATGGTTGTTGCCCAGTTCACTGGACTGTCACTACAAAAAGATGATAGAGCATTTGTAAGATATAATAGTTCGACTGGTAATTATGATGTGGCAACCGCAGGAGACGGTGCACACTTAGATGGATATGCTGAATATAGAAAAGGATGGGGACATAGACATATTGTTGCATCTGATGATGCATTCGTTCAAGCGGTTTCGGTGTTCGCTGTTGGATACTATGGACACTTTACATGTGAGCGTGGTGCTGACATGTCAATTACTAATAGTAACAGTAACTTTGGTAATACAGCGTTGAGAGCAGCAGGATTTAAAAAGAAATCATTCTCTAAAGATAAATCAGGTGCATTAACACATATTATTCCACCAAAAGCGTTGAATGTTATTTCAACTACAGCTACTGGTAGTAACGGTGGTTCTTCTATAACACTGGCTAATGATGGTAGTGTTAATGGTATTATCGAAGGTATGCTTGTTTCTGGAACAGGAATTGGAGCAGAAGCAACTGTAGGTGCTGTTAATACTAATACAAGAGTTATAACTCTTACTTCTACTAATACAGCAGACTTAGCAAATCAAAACGTTATTTTTGGAGAAGAGACATCTGTTAACTGGGTGAACATTGATATTCCAAGAACAAAAGCAATCAACTCCTCACTAGCAGGACAAGGTGGAACACCAGGCACAAGACTATACTTATATGGTTATGTTGTTGAACAGTCAGCACCAACAACAAGAGTTCAAGGTTATACTATTGGTGCTAGACAAGATGGTACTGGAGCAAGTGCAGTAGCAGATAAGATTAACTGTTTACTTGTAGCATCTGGTGCTAGTGAAGCAACTGTTCATTATGCTTCCATATCACCTTATGGTCCTAGTGTTTCTGGTGCTGCTGCAGGAACAGCAGGATCACCAATACAGTATGATGCAAATACATATACTATTAATGGTGTAGCAGGTCAAGTTGGTGGTTGGTATCTATCTGTAGATTCTGTAAACAATACAATTTACACTACATTATCAGTTAATACCACTTATAATACTGTTAACTTTACTCCAACTACATTCCTTAAAAGAATACCTGACCCAAGAAACCTTGCTGACAGAACATATCGTGTAAGATTTGTAATTGATAAAGATAAGACTAATCCATTACCAAGAGATCCTATCTCTGGTTATGTTATGCAACCACTGAATAGTGATACTACTTCATATGCATTAGATAGATGTTTCTACCTGTATGATATAAATGTAATTCAAGAGTTTGAAAGAGGAACTAAAGATGGTATATACTATCTAACTCTACTATGCGGTTCGATTGCACCATCAACATCTAACTTTAATGACAGGAAGTTCTCACAGAATGTGAACGAAGTATATCCTACATTTGATAGGGATAATCCACTTGCTGATCCAGATGCTGCTGTATCCATAGCTGATAACGTTACTATTGGATTAGTTAATGCTACAGATGGAGCAAATCCACCAAATATGGATCCTCAAAGATCAATTACTAAAGAAGGAACAGAGTTCTTACTAACTGATACTGGATGGACACAACCAGGTACTACACCTAACTATGACTCAGTTAACAAGAGACTATCTAATATTGAACTAACTGCAAGAGCAGGTGATGAAGAAACCCGTAAAATTAATATCAGGGAGAACAATGATGGAACAGTTGCACCAATCAACGTTGAGTTTAGACGACACTCAATCCTTAGATCAGGTAACCATACGTTTGAATACCTCGGTTTCGGTCCAGGTAACTACTCCACAGCATTCCCTCAGACACAGGTCGAGACTCTATCACAAAACCAAGTTAGATTCTCTCAGTCAATTAAGGAAGAAGGAGGAGTCAGTTTCTACTCTGGTCTTAACTCCAACGGTGACCTATTCATCGGTAACCAAGTCATCAACCCAGTTACAGGTCAAATCACCAACGAAGATATTGCACAGTTGAATGTTATTGGTGAAGAGAACACAACTATCGAAACGTTCTCTGAATTGGTGTTAACTGATAAACTAACAGTTATTGGTGGTGCATCAAACCAGTTAGAATCTATCTTTGCAGGTCCTGTTACATTCCAGAAGCAGACAACATTCCAAGACAACCTGTCTTCAAGAAAAATTTCATATTATAACCAAGATGGTACTGTTATCAAACAGACATTACTTGCACCAGAAAATACAGCAGGAAATGCACCTGACTTATCATCTATTACAAACTATAATACACCAGGTGACGGTGACTTAGTTTATAATATCAACTGGACACCAGGTAAATCTCTTGGATGGATTTACTATAACCAAGCATGGAAAGAGTTTGGTCTTACAAATACACAAGATATTAATATAGAAGAGTATAGTGCAAGCACTGTTATAGGTCTTGGAACTGCACCTAATCAATACTATAGAGTTAAAGCTCTTGGTAACATATTGATTGACGGTGACTTAGTTGTTACTGGTAACGGTGGTGTTGGTTCTGATAAGTATATTACCAGAACATATACTGGTGATGGTGTTACATTAACATTCGCACTGACAGTTTATACACCAGGTCCTAATGGTCCTATTCAGCACAGTAATAGTTCTGTTCTGGTATATCTAAATGGTGTAGCACAAATTGGTGGTACTAACTATACCGTTGATAGTAACGGTGCTAACGTTGTCTTCGGATCAGGAGATGCACCTTTAGCAACTGATACTGTTCACATTGTTGAATTACCTATCTAATAAATAAAGGGGGATAGTTATAACTTATGGCACTCACAAGAATTAGTGGAAACCAAATAGCAGACACAACTGAAGCAGTTATTACAACGCTCAGTTTTCTGAATTCTAACAGTGTTTTCAGACTTCCAGCTGGAACCGAAGCTCAACGACCAGCTGGTGTGTCTTTGGGAACAATGCGTTTTAATACTACTGCTGATAGTGCAGAAGTATATGCTAATGACGATGGATCTGGTAATCCAGGTTGGATCGAAGTTGGAGCTGGTGGTGCTGTTGTCGGTGATAAAGGTCAGATCAGATGTAATAATGATACTATTGAAGAAAATATTGATCTCGATCCATCAATCGGTAACGAATTCAAAATCGGATATATGGCGGGTGATGTTTCTGTTGGTAATGGTTATACACTAACTGTTGCTAGTGGAGCGACCCTATATATGATAGGTTCTGACCCCTATAGTTAATAAATAGTTTTACAAAACGGATAGACAATGAGTACACTAAGAGTCGCTGCTATTAAAGACCTAACAGGTAATACTGGGTTTGTTTTGTCCTCTTCTACTGTGACAACCAATAATACATTGGTGATACCAGGAACAATACAAATTAACGGATCAATAACTGGATCTACTAATAGTATACTTCCATCACACTCAGGGCAAAATGGTAAGATGTTATATACCAATGGGTCATCACCCTATTGGGATAATCCACCCTCTGCAGATAACATCTCAAGTATGAGTGTGTTTACATCATCAGGTACTTGGAATAGACCTTCAGACGTTAAATATATCAAAGTTCAAGTCATCGGTGGCGGTGGAGCAGGTGGTGGACATGGAGAAGGTGGAGGAGCAGGTGGATATTCAGAAGAAGTTATAAACGTAGAAAGTATAAGTTCAGTATATTGCACAATATCAGGAGAATCTAACGGAACATATTACAGAGGTGGAGCAGGAAACGGTGGATCATCTTCATTCGGATCTTACTTATCAGCATCAGGTGGATATGGAGCAAATAGAAATCATCAGCATAATGGTGGTTTAGGAGGAGTAGGTTCTGGAGGAAACTTAAACATCTATGGTGGAGGAGGAGACTCTCATCATGGACGTTCATCAGTTGGTGGAGCAGGATTCTGGGGTGGAGCAGTAGCAGGTGGACACCCTCAAGGTGGAAACTTTAGTCATAACCATCAATCTCACTCATCACCTGGATCAGGTGGTAGTGGTGGTTACTTCAACTCACATAGAGGGTCTAACGGTAGACCTGGTATGATCGTTATTACACACTTTAAATAAATGAGTAGTCTAAAAGTCCTTAACATATATGATGTATCTGGTACGTGTGGACTTATCAGAAATGGATCTAATTGGGAAATCAATAGAACCGATGGTGGTGATGAAAAATTAACTGTTAACACTCTACAAATAGATGGTAGTGTTACTGGTAATGCTTCAAGTAGATTTTTACCTTCTCAATCTGGTAACTCAGGTAAGGTTTTAAAATCAAATGGTTCAACAGGTTACTGGGAAACATTTCTGGGACCTCAAGGAAACCTAACTAGTATGCAAGTGTTCACCTCTGGTGGCACATGGTCTAGACCATCAGATGTTCGTTATGTTCACGTCCAAGTAGTTGGAGGTGGAGGAGGTGGCGGTGGTCATGGTGAAGGTGGAGGAGCAGGTGGCTACTCCGAAGAGATTATTAATGTAGAAAGTGTATCAACAGTATCAGTAAGCGTATCAGGAGAAGCAGGTGGAACATATTATCGAGGAGGTGCTGGAAATGGGGGATCCAGCTCGTTCGGATCTTATCTCTCAGCTTCTGGTGGTTATGGTGCCAACAGAAATCATCAACACAATGGCGGTCTTGGAGGCGTTGGGTCGGGAGGCAACCTAAACATATATGGTGGTGGTGGAGACCAACATCATGATGGTGGATCATCAAACGCAAACTCTGGAAGAAGTTTCTGGGGTGGTTGTGTAGCAGGTGGTCATCCTCAAGGTGGTAACTTCTCACATAATCATCAAAGTCATTCACCACCAGGTTCGGGTGGAAATGGCGGGTATTTCAACAGTCACAGGGGTTCTAATGGAAGACCTGGATTAGTTGTAATAACTCATTATAAATAAATCACGAGGTTCTATTAAGACAGATGAAAAAAGTATTAGTATCTATTGATGGTCGTGCAATGCAAATTGTAGATCCAGGTCAAGAATTTGAGGTATATAATGGTCCAGATGCTAAGTTCGTCTGGGTTGATGTAGACAATGATAATATCACTCTAGATTGGACTCTAGAATACTCACCCGCACAGTCAACAATGGTGTGGATTGAGAGAGACGGAGCATATACAGATCCAGGTATGGCTCGTCAAGTTGCATATGGAGAAATAGGTCAGCAATTAGACATGCTCTACCGAGACATTGCAGCAGGTAGGAGTTTAGATGCATCAGACGCAGAGTGGTATCAGCATATTAAAAATATTAAGAGTACGTATGTAAAACCTGCAGCAGCGTCATCACCTATGACACCAACAGAAATAAAATCATACTCAGAGACAGAAGAACCTGCAGCAGATAAGTTTCCTAAGATGTCATATCCAGAGTTACCTGCATGGAAAAGATATAGTGGGTGGACAGATCCTAACGTTTAAGGTATAATATACATAAAGTATAGTCTATATTATTTTTAATGAAAGTTGAAGAACCAGATCATTTTATAGAATTTGAAAACTTTGATCCCTATAAAGGTAAGATCGAAAGTGTAGTAATTGTAGGTGGTGGGTCATCAGGATGGATGACTGCTGCTGCACTTGCTAAGTTATGTCCTCATTTAGAGGTTGCCTTAGTTGAATCAAAAGATATAAAAACTATTGGTGTAGGAGAGTCTACTTTAGGACATTTCAACCAATACTTAGAATTATTAGATTTGAAAGATGAGGATTGGATGCCTCATGCAGATGCAACATATAAGAACGGTATACAATTTACAAATTTCAGAGAAGGAAAGGAAGAAGTATTCCAATATCCTTTCTATACTGATTACGATTTAACTTATGCACCCCAAGGTATCAATACTTGGGCTCATCTAGCAAACATGTTTCCAAAAGATTTTCCACCAGAATCTTTTGCTGAATTTTATTGTGCTAATACATTTTTATGTAATGAGAATAAGCAAACAAGAAATTTTGATAATGTAGTAAGACAGTTTGATTTTAGAAGACATACTGCATACCATTTAGATGCAACAAAGTTTGGAATATATCTTAGAGATCATATTTGTTTACCAAATGGGGTTCAACATATCTTAGGAGAGATAACTGGATTCCAAACAATGTATGAGAAACCTAATGATCAAACTATTAGTTATCTTGTAATGGATGGTATCAATGCAATACAGGCAGATCTCTTTATTGATTGTACAGGATTTAAGTCAAAACTTTTAGGAGGTTTCCAAGGTATACCTTTCATACCTGCTGAGAATAAACTTGCAAATGATAAAGCATGGGCAGTTCGCATTCCTTATGAAGAGGAAACTAGAGAGAAAGAAATGCGTAATGTGACTGACTGTTGGGCAATGAAGAATGGATGGACATGGGATATACCATTATGGAATAGGATTGGTAAAGGATATGTTTATTCCAGTAGATTTTGTCGTAAAGAGTCAGCAAAACAAGAGTTTATAAAACATCTCAGACATACAGTAGGAAAGAAAAGAGCAGACGCAGCAGAATTATTTCATATTGATATAGAACATGGTAGGAGACAAAGAGCATGGGTTAACAATGTAGTTGGTATAGGTTTATCATATGGATTTGTAGAACCATTAGAGTCTACTGGTTTACTAACAACTCATGAAAATATACTAAGACTAGTAACTACTCTTAATCAAAGGGATGGTTATGTAACCAGAACAGAGAAGGAAGGATTCAACTGGATATGTAATTATACTCTTGATAACTTTATTGATTTCGTTGCAATGCACTATGCATTCTCTATGAGAACTGATACTCCATATTGGAGGTGGTGTACACAACAAAACTTCTATAATCCAGAGTCAGTAACACAAAATGTTCCAGTTCATCAATCTATTGAACAGTTTGTTTCATCTACTCTAGGAGAAGGATGGCATCCTAATATGAATGGCATACCATTTATTGCAGCAGGTCATGGAATAAAATCATCATCATATCTTAAGAGAACTCAATATCTATTAGGAGAATTGATGGCAGATACAGATCATCTAGAAGACAAACGAAAGAAATATCTACAATGGAAAGAATATATTGAAAAATATGTTGCACAGTTACCATCACATTATGAATTCTTGAGAGACGAAATATATGGGACTCCTTAACAGAAAACCTTGGATCAGATTCTATTCATTAGAACCTGCTGTTACTGATCTCTACCCTATTAAACCTGCTAGTAATCAAAAACGTAGTTGGGTTCAAGATGAGAGAAAAAAATCAAAATGCCCTATGGCAGGTATATTAACAACTGCTAATTGTCCTGGCATTAAGAACCTTATGTCGTCAGGTTTTATTGTAACTGCACCTGCTGATTTTAAAGTAACGACTAATGGTGATGGTGTATCATTTACATGGGAAACACCTTTTTTGTTTAAGATGGGTGGTGGTAAGCAAGGATATATTGGTAAGCATGATAATACACAAGTGGATCCAATTTTAGATGACCCAAGTAAATCATTAAGATCAGTAGTAAAGGTAGAAACTCCTTGGAGAGTTAAAGCTAGTAATGATATTGTATTACTACAATTACCAGTAAACTATAATAATGAAAAGAGATTTACTGCAGCAACGGGATTGTTAGATCCAAAATACGGGCATGTTATACACGCTCAATTGTTCTGGCATGTATTAGAAGGTGAAACTCATGTTAAGGCAGGTACACCATTAATACAATATATTCCAATGCATAGAAAATACTTGCAGAATAGTTATTTTAATACTATAATAGACTCTGCAGGTGATGTTGAATGGCAGATGGAAGAATCTTTCGAGTATGCTAATCAATCACAATTCCTTGCAGAAGACTCTGTTCAAAACCGTCTAAATAGGGTGATGACAGTATTCAACAAGTATCGCAACAAAGGTTTCAAATTATGAGTGAACTAAAAAACCAACCCATAGGTGAAAATTATGACAACGTTCAAAATCCAGAGGGTGATATAGACCCAAGGACTAATACACCTTATGCAGATCATAAACCAGATGATTCACCAACTCATTTGGCAGAATTTAAAATGGAAGGTATTGATGATTTAATCAATAACTTTAATGGTCAGTACAATAAAGCACATGAAGCTTGCACTAAACTAGAAGAGGATTTTAAAGATACTAAATTAAATCCTTATGGTGTAACACAAATTGATTTTAGTAAGAGACAAGAACTCAAAGATCAAATGCTAAGATTAGAAGGTGCTGTCAATGGATTAAAACTAGCACAAGAAACATTCATACTAGATAACGTAGCGGTCAAAGACCCTAGTAAAAAGTATGATGCATTATGATAATCGCTGAAGATTATTCTGGTCAAGGGTTGCATTTATGGCATCCTTATGTTTTTAAGTATGAATTTGACTTTAGTGAAATATTACCAAAGCTTAGACCAACATATGAATCAGCATTAAATCATTGGGCAGCACAAGGAGATCAGACTAAAGTAGAAACTATACCTAAATCTACTACCTCAAGAGTTGGTAGATATGAATATACGTTGGAACCTCATAATCAAGAATGTATGAAACCATTTCATGATTGGTTAGGTCCTCGTATTGATTGGGTGTGGCAGCAATTTGGTTACTTAGGAGCAGAGAGTGAAGTTAGTCAGTCATGGTTTAATAGACATACCAAGGGAGGACAAACTAAAGAGCATACTCATAATTGTATTGAGTTAGTTGTAGCATCGTACTTACAGAATGATGGAGAAGGTCAAGGTAATATAGAAATAAAAGATCCATTAGAATATCATAAGACAGGTTATCCATATGATGCAGAGAAAGAAGTGTGGAAAGAAATTAAAGCTCCTACTAATACAGTTTTAATATTTCCTGGTTGGGTTAATCATAGAAGTCAAGAGAATAAGGTAGGTGGTGAGAGGATGGTGATGACATATAATATTAATGCTCGTCTCTTTAAATGTGATGCATATGAAAACAGATTCATTTTATAGAACTTTACTTATGCATCATGAGTTCTCTGACATGATAAAGGTCAAAGAACCAAGAGAGTGGGAAGTTAAGTATGTTAAACTAACTGATGATATAGGATATTATATTGCAGATCAACCATTTAAAGATGGTGGATTTGATTTGTATATGGATTTAGCAGCAACATTTCCTATCATGACTGATACAAATAAAGGTGATTGTAGAGATCCGAATCCCTTTGCAACTATTCACCTACCACATTGGTGTTGTGTAGAAGTGTTTAGATTGATGAGAGGATATTTTAGGACATGGTTTGATAATAAGCCAATAGAAGACTTAATGTTAACAGAGTGGGGTAACTTATATTTTAAAGAAGAATCATTCCCTTGGAATTATTTTAGACTACCTCATGTAGATGGTCCTCAAGGATTAGTATCTAATCTATGGTTCACAACTAACCCTGACTCAGGGACAAAATTATATAAGTATCATGGTGATATTATTCAAGGTGATGACAATAAATTATATTATGATTTCATGGTCAATGAAGATCACAAATTATTTAAAGAAGTAAAACATATGTGTACTCATATGGAAAGATTAGATGGGTGGAAAAATTTATCAGCAGATGAAGAGAGATATTATGGTTTTGAATGTGTAGGAATAGCACCTTGCAAGAAAGGAACAATGACATTATATGATACTGAAGTATCACATACACCTTACATAGAAGATACATGTGACTTTAGATGGTCACACGCTTATCGTGTATCTGCAAGGTATGGGTGGTAATGGAAGTTAAATTTAAAAAAGATTATTGTTCTGATTTACTTTCATGGAAAGAGTTTGAGACTCTAGTAAATATAAGACCTTTGATGACATCAAGTAGAGTTAATTTTTTTAATCAAAAACCATATAGATGGGATTGTCCTAGTTGGGCATTAGATGTGAATGCTATACCACCAACAATAGTAAAGGAAGCATTGTCTCAGTCAGTATGTTACTTTAGGGATATGTCAAGAGCAACTGAAAATATAAATCAATTTGCAAAAACTCTTGAAGAAGAATATAAATCAGTTGTTGATGCTCATGTATATGTTTGTCTTAATCTAGAACCAGATCATCCCTTTGGTAAGCATCATGATGTTGATGATAATGTAATTGTTCAATGTGAAGGTGAAACTAATTTCAAAGTATGGGATACAAATGATCAACAAGTATTAGATGTCAATCTAACGTCAGGTGATACAATTTGGATACCAAAATTATATCCTCACTTAGCAACATCTCATACTAAAAGATTATCTGTTAGTTTTCCTGTTATGGAAGGTCATGATTTATGTAAAGAAGATAGAGAGTGGATTAAATTATGAAAACTTTTACAATTAGTAAACAAGAAGATAACCTCAATGATTTTATTTTTGAATCAACAGTAGCAGATAAAAATGTATGTAATTATCTCATAGATCAATATCATATGATGGAGCATCATGAAGGTAGAGTGAGTAGAGACGGTGATGAAAATTATGTCAATACAAATATGAAAGTAGCAGAGCAAACTTTCGTTGAACCTAATAATCCTTGCTATCAAACAATATATGAATGTATAGATAAAACGATAAGTTCATTACCATATGGATTAACTATACCATATGATATAAAATCAACTGAATATTCTATCAGGAGGTACCCAAAAGGTGAAGGTCACTTTGGAACTCATGTTGACACATTGAGCAAAGTAACGTATAATAGGCTTCTTGCCTTTATATTATATCTTAATGATGTTGAAGAGGGTGGTGAAACAGAGTTTATTACTCTTAATAGATTAGTAAAACCTGAGATAGGTAAAGTATTATGCTTTCCTTGTAATTTTATGTTTCCTCATAAAGGCAATATCCCTTTATCAAATGACAAGTACATCGTAACAGCATTTGTTTATCCAACATGGTAGATTATAACTTATACGAAATAGATCCAATTCATTGTGATATAGATCATGATAAATTAGTTCAATATGTAGATATGTCAAAGTCTAAATTTGAACATCTATTTGATGATAAAACACATGATACTGGTTTCTATTATCTCTATAATTTTTTTAGTATAGCTTCATGTAATAAGAATACATACAACTTATATCTTGCAATTATAAAGTGTATAAAAGATTATTTTGAAGTGCATAATATATCAAAAGATAATGTATGGATGCAAATGTGGATGAACATACATGATAAAGATCAAGTTCTTAAATCACATTCACATGACTTTCCTTATCATGGTTATTTCTCATTAACACCTCAAAATACTGACACAGTATTTCAAGATAAAAAGGATGGAAATGAATTGTATAGAGTAAAGAATACACCTTATCAAGTTTATATTGGACCTGGTGAAAGACATCATTATGTTGATGTATTAGAAGACTATACAGATAAAAGAATTACCTTTGGATTTGATATACAAACTGATGATTTGGTTACTGGCAACTTTAGTTTCATACCTATAGCATTATGATTAACTTAGATTTATATTTTCCTACACCTGTATGGTGGGCTGATACTGGTATTGATAATGAACTAGTATCAAAGTTTGTATATGAACAGAAAGATGCTAACCCAGAAGGTAGATCAATTAGTAACTATGGTGGATGGCAATCACCAGTTTATAGTCCATCACACTTACCAACTGTCGTTGATGTAGCAGAGGACATAGCATATCGAGTCAGGGATGACATGGGATTAAATCCATATACTGTTTTTAATGTAGATAATATGTGGTCTAACATTAATAATCAAGGCGATACAAATCAAGTACATATACATCATGGTTCATTCCTATCTGGTGTATATTATGTTCAAGCAAATGAGAATAGTGGTGATCTTGTATTCTATAAAGATTTTAAAGATCAATATATGAAAACTACTGATACTGAAATAGTAAAACATACACCATTATCAGGTGATGTAGTAAGATATAAACCTAAAACTGGTAGGATGTTTGTATTTCCTGGTTGGTTACCACACTCAGTAGATAAGTGTATAGATAATACAGATAGAATATCTATTGCCTTTAACATATTAATTAAAAGATGATTCAAACTATTGAAAATATTATTCCAGAGTCACAACAAGATTTCCTTTTAGGTAAGGTAACTGACTTGAGTTTTGACTGGCATTTTATGCCTGATGTGACTTATGTTGAGCAAGGAGAAGGAATAAACACACCAGGTTTTGCCAACCTATTGGTCAATGGACAGAAGAGATCAGGTCAAGAAGATTTATTCATGTCGCCACTTATTGAGTACTTACATAGATCAAATCAAAAGTTAGGTGCATTGCATAGAATGAGATTAGGAATGACCTTGAACAATAGTAACGAGGAACATAACAATAAACATATTGATTTCAATTTTGCACATCAAGTAGGATTATATTATTTGAATGATAGTGATGGTGATACACTTGTTTGGGATGATGATATTGTAACTAGAGTATCACCAAAGAAAGGAACATTCTTTGTATTTGATGGAGCATTTCCTCATGCAAGTTCTTGTCCTAAAGAACACTCAACAAGAATTGTTCTAACATATAATTTCACTACACGATGAGACTACCTTTAACAGTAGTAGATAACTTTTTTGAGACACCAACACTTGTAAGAGACTTTGCACTACAGCAAGAGTTCTTTAAAGGTGATAGAGGAAACTGGCCAGGTATTCGCACCAAGTTTATAGAAGACTTAGATGTAGATTTCTTTAATATATTACATGATAAACTATTAAATTATATACCTAGAAATTATAAAGGATTTCAATATTTAGAAGCAACATTTCAATTAATAGATGAGACATATAAAAGAGGATGGGTTCATAATGATGACCCTAAATGGAATGTAGCAGGTATAATATATCTAAACAATGATAAACCTAAACAAGATTGTGGAACTACATTCTATGATGATAGAGATACATCAAATGATGGAGACCACAGTAAAGAATATTGTGATGATGTAAATGATAATATAGGACAGAATGAAGATGTAAGAGATAGAGTCAATTCAAAATGGGTACCCAGTATGCTTGCAGAGAATAGATGGAATCGTTGTGTTCTATCTGACTCAACTAGATGGCATAGTGCAGGGAGATTCTTTGGACATAACAAAGAGACATCTCGATTGACTCTAGTATTTTTTGGGAGAGTAATATGAGTGATATTATAGTTGTAGATGATTTCATATCAAAAGATTATGCAGATCATATAGAACAGTTAGTTAATGAAAAAGATTTCCCATTGCATTTTAGAAAAGGAATTGTAACTAACGAAGATGAACATGAAGGTAATGTAGATGGATTCATTCATATGTTATATGAAGTTCAGAAACCAGTATCACCTAGATTTCCATTAATATATCCTATGGTATTAAGTATTACTGAAGCAACTGGTATCAAATGGAATGTACTAGAGAGGTTGAGATTTAATTTCATGTTAGGTAATAGCACATCTAAAATAAAACATCATGCACCTCATACTGATAACTATACACCACATTGGTCAGCAATATATTATGTTCATGATTGTGATGGTGATACATTTTTCTTTAATCAAAAGCTTACTGAATTTACAGAGGAAGAGTCATATAGAATAACATACGAGAACAACTGGACAATTAAACAAAGAGTAACACCTAAGAAAGGAAGACTGGTAATGTTTGATGGTGTAAGATTTCATGCTAGTTCATTCACTAAAACTAAACCATTTAGATGTGTACTTAATATGAATTTCTCATGATAAACGTAGTTAGACAAGCAATTAGTAAAGATACTTGTGAAGTAATATCTAATAGTATAGAATTCATGAGAGTGATGATGGGCAACCCACCTGACCCTACTATCAATAATGCTTTTGGATACTATTCACCAGTATTCTTAGAAGGTTTAATGTTGTATATGCAACCAGAGATAGAGAAAAAAGTTAGTAAGAAATTATATCCAACATACTCTTATGGTAGGATATATGGACATGGATCAGTATTAGAGAGACATACAGATAGACCAAGTGGTGAATATGGTGTCACCTGTTGTTTAGAAAAGCAATGTAATTATCCTATATTTTTTGAACGTGATGGACATAATATAAAAATAGAATTGGATGTAGGAGATATATGCATATACAAAGGTATAGACTATCCCCATTGGAGAGAACCATATCAAGGTACAAGACACATACAAGTATTTCTCATGTATGTTGATAGTAAAGGATTGTATAAGGATTGGAAGTGGGATAAAAGAGAGAGTTTATGCCAACCACCAATCTGACCATAGGGTATAGACAACTAGAAAATATATGTTAGAATACTAGAGTCCATATAATCCGACAATGCCAACATTTACACTCACAGCCGTTGACGATGACGGAACTGTAACGTCTAAGACGTTTGAATCACCATTCTTAAGAGAGGTGGTAGAAAAGACTGATGACTTCTTAAGAGGAGTAGGATTCGTTTATGAAGAACTCAATGTAATTCATAGCGATGAAGACTACGATACAATAACCAAAGAAGGTATAATTCGTAGCGAAAGCAAGAAAGAACGTAAACCATTCACACCCGACTCATCTGTTTATAGGGATGATATAAAGGGTATTGAATAATACTATTATCATGTGTCAGCATGATACTATATAAATTGTAGTTACTAATTTTTATTAATTTACATGGGTAAAACTTTTAGACAAGGTGGTACCGAAAGAGGGTATAATGCACCTGGTAAATCTCTAAGAGACAAACGATCATCCAAAAACTATTCCAAAGGCGATTCTAATGACTATGGTAAAAAAACCAAAAAATATGGATACAACGAAGGTAACGGATTTGGAAGACGATGACCTAGACTACGAGGACATGTATTATGATGATGATTATGGTGCAGGTTTTGATGTAGAATACACAACTCAGGACTAATGATAGGAAAAGAAACCCCAGAGATCAAGTATGATCGAGCATTAACCCTATTTGAAGAGTCAGTATTACAACCTGACTCTAAACTTAGAGGTTGTGCATATAATCAGGACTGTTTTAATGAACTCATGGAGATCAGAGAACATGTTTTAGATTATCTTAAAACACTAAGAGAAGTCACTCGTCACACAAATGCTGATGAGAGTGATGATATTGAAACAGCAAAATTACACACCTTGAAATCAAAGTGATAGGACTTCACTCAGCAATCTTAACTATAGATCAAAAACGTATCCTAAAGGATTCTCTTATGATGTATGTTTGCTCACTACAGAAACAATACTTTAGAGACAATACCATAGCATCACAAGATTATCTTGATAAGATGAAAGAGGTTGAAACTATTGCAGAACAATTACATTTAAAGGAACTTTACAAACATGGATGAACCTACCGACTTGTATCAAGACATGGAGAAACTCAACATGTTATATGAAGAGTTGATGTGGGACAATGATGATGTCTTAGACTTTACACCTGATTATAAACATGATAGAATTATAATCACTAATATCTCTCAAAAAAGTAGGAGACTTAAACATGGTAAGGATTTAGATGTGCTATGAAATATCATTTGTACGACACTCAAGAAAAGCACCAAGGGTCTTTTAATTCTATTGAAGAATTAAGAAACTATTTGTGTGATCGAAAGTATGCTATGAATTGTGATAAAGACATAGGAAGCACATTTGATTATATCAAACATATAAAATGGTTTTTTGAAATAGAAGAATGATTGAACTAATTGCCTCAACTATTATTACTGTCAGTTGTGCTGACATCAATACTCTTATTGATAGAGCAAAAACTTATCCTGACATTACTGAATCAGATAGACATGAAATCATAGACTTGTATCGTGATTTTGGTAAGAAGCAAGGACTAGAATGTGAAACAGGATGATAGAACACTTTAATCCAAAGTGGTATTTTAAGGACACACTCACAGATATAGATCAGCAGAAGATAGAAGATTGGTTTGCTGACATATACACAGATGCAGATGGATTTGGAATACCAAAAGACTGGCAGAAATTATGTAGAGTAACATCTACAGATAGAAAGACTGATGGTAATCCAATATGGGAAGACTATTTACAATTACTTAAACCTTATCATGATAAGTTTTTAAGTGAGATAGAGACATATTGGGATGCAGAATTAATATGTGATAACGTATGGGTCAACAGATATACAGAGGGAGATTTCCAAGAGGTTCATAACCATTGCCATCCAGACTATAATATTGCTATGGTATATTTCCATAAGTGTCATGGGTCACAATTTCATTTCTTTGATTCATCATGGACAGAGTATAGATCAAGCGGACTAGATCAGATAATGGATGTGGTAGGAGAAGAGATAGTACAACTAGAGATAGAACAGGGAGATATAATTATGTTCCCAACTAACTATCCTCATTTCGTATCACCTAATATGAAAGAGGAACTAAGGATAACGTTTGCAGGTAACTTTAAACTACAAAGAAAGCCTATGACAATAAGAGAAGTGACCCTATGAGTGACATAGTGGTAATAGTATGTTATACTAGTATCATAGTCAAAGAGATCAATGAAACTAAGACCTCAAATCGAACTCAACAAAACATACACTTATAAGTGTGAAGCGACATTCGGCACACTATCACAAGAGAAAGTAAATAAGTTATTTACTGATGGTAGAAGAGCATCTGGATTTCTTGAGATTCAATTAGAAGAGTGGTTTCCTAGTCTTACATTTGTTGATGGTAAAGGTTATGACCACGTTGATAAGGAAGGAGTTAAGTATGATGCAAAATGTTTTACCAGAGGTGGTTCAAAGTTTTGTCCTAGTGGTATGTTAGGTATGGGTAGAAAGGTTAATGAAGAAGAATTATGGGAGCATGCAGAAAATATGATTTACATCTTCACAGATGTGGTAGAATTTCCAAAGGTGCAGGTTAGATTCGTAAAAGGTTCAGACCTCACTCAATACACAAAAGGTTCAATTCCATTCTCACATAGAAATGCTTTATTTGGATGATTGTATTACAGGGATGCAGAAACTAGATGAAAAGTCAGTTGATGCAGTCGTAACATCCCCACCATACAACTTAAATATTAAATACAGTAAATACAACGATAAGAAACCAATAGATCAATATCTATCATGGTTAGGAGACGTATTTGCTGAATGTAAACGAGTACTTAAAGATGATGGTCATCTATTTGTTAACATGGGATATTCTAATATTAATCCCACAGTAGGTATAGATGTATGTTGTAAGTTAAGAGAGAATTATATATTACAGAATAATATTGCATGGATTAAAAGTGTTCATACTGATAAGACACATGGACATTTTAAACCTATCAACAGTAAGAGATTCTTATGCCCAACATGGGAGCATCTATTTCATTTTACAAAAGATGGTAAGATAGAGATTGATAGATTATCAGTTGGTGTGAAGTATGAATACTATGAAGCAAACATTCGTGGTAATAATACTAAGGACAATAAACCTAACCTAAGAGACAAAGGCAACTCATGGTTCATACCATACGAAACCAGACAAAGTAAACTAGAGAAGGGTAACCACCCCGCTATTTTTCCAGTTAAACTTGTAGAGGATTGTATTAAACTTACTGGTAAAAGTAGTGGTATTGTTTTAGACCCATTCATGGGAACTGGAACTACAGGAGTAGCAGCAGTAAATTTAGGATGGGATTATATTGGATATGATATAGATGAAGAGTATGTTAAGTATTCTAAACAAAGACTAGAAGGGGGATTGAAATCTTTACTGAAATGATATATAATAATGAACAACGTAATTCATGTGAAGACACACCAGTCAAGCAGGATTACAAAACGTATAACAACGGAGAAAAGACATGACACAACAATTAGTTGTGGGAGAGTGGTATGAATTACCAGGAATTCCAAATATAGTTATTTGTTTAATGAAAACAGATAATTTTTTAATGTACCCAGAGTGGATAACACAGAGGGATACAGAACTTAGATCAAAGAAGAAAACTACAATAGATCATTTAAGAGTATTATTTCCTACTCATCATATAGTAGCAGCAGGAGAGTTGACAGAAGATGATGTATGGGAAGATGGAACAGAATACGAAGCAGGAACAGAGTGGAGACTCGATGCTAATACTAGATCATATCTATGGGAGACTGGACAAACAAATGAGTTACCAGAAAATGTATTAGTTGTAAAGTATCTTGAACCAACATTAATAAAGTTAAGAAGAACTTACTGGACATTTGATAATCCATCAGCAGCAGAAGTAGCAGCAGAAGTTGTAACAGGATGTCAAAAGTCACTAGGTATGAACTTGAAAACTAAGAAGTTTCAAGAAGGACAATACGTTACAGCATTATCATACCTATGTAAATATGATGACCCTGAGACTTATGGAGACAAAGGACTATGGTCGGAGACTGACGATAAGACTATAACTCAAAGTGAGTATCGTAGGACTAAGATGCAGAATGCTATCATGCAATATAAAGATAATATTGTTGCAGTTGATGATCTCTTAAATGAGACAAAATACAATAAGCATTTCGACCAGACATTTATGGTTTCACTATTCTTACATCATGTTAAATTTGGTTATTGGGAAAAGAGTGTAGTAAACTTATTAAAGTTAATTACAGAAGAATTAAAAGATGAGTTCGATGACCCAATACAAATACCTATGGCAACTAAAGGTAAATTAAATGCTACTGGATGGATACAAAGAGAGAATACCAACTATGGCAATGGTAAGAAATGGATACCAGATAGAGGTAAGATGGATGGATTTAATCAAGGAGTACCATTCTTTAGTTATTGGTTAGCAATACAAAAAGAGAAAGGTATGAAGCACAAACAAAATATGGGTGCAAAGCAAGGTTATTCTCAATGGTTTAAGGAATACTTAAAGATGCCTAATAGATCACATGAGTTAAATGACCTTAAAAGTAAAATCTTAACAGATTTTGACTAGACAAAAATACTATTCTATACTATACTAAGTTATGAGAAAATTCTTTAGTCCTAAAGGACAAATCAGACTGATTAAAAAAGCACTCGCATCTGATACTCAATACTCTAGCGAAGAGTTGATTAAATTAAAAACATCACTCAAGAAACTAGAGAAGGAAGTAGAGGAAGAGAGACAATTCCAAAATGGAGGATTTGGTTATGACATTTAATGTCTATGAAATTATTGAAAACGACAAAACAAAAGTCCAAGAGGAAGAAGAGGAGTGGGTATCCGAGATCATAGGATCAGAGGATGATGAACTTAAAAGATTATTAGAGGAGTTTTAAATGAACAGGTATGAAGTATTATTGCAACGTGACAATGGTTTAAACAAAACTGTTTATGTTGATGACTGTTACTATGAAGACGAAGCAAGATTACTTGCAGAGTCACAATATGGATTACCAGTATTGAAAGTATTATTTCAAGGTCAATCTAACAATGGACAATACCAACATGAATTAGAACCACCTTATCCTAACTATAATCAAAACATATTCAGAAGAGGATTGTTTGACTTTCAAGTTATAGGAACACTAGGCGGTTTATTATTATTGTTTGTTTTTATACAGTATTGGTACTTATTTGTTGGTGCAACAATATTTGCTATTATATACAGTATCGTAAGAGACGAAAACTAAAATAGGCATAAATTCTTGTTACTTTTAACGTATATTATACTATCTAATTTCTAAATAATAGTGTAGAATCTAGGAGCAATAAGATGCACTAAACCTCATATATTATGAGAGTATCTAAATTTTACTAGGAGTATTTGTATGTCAAAACTTAACTTCAATCAGATGGCACAATGGAAAAATGGTATGAATTATAGTTCACAAGAGAATAAAATAGACGAATACTTTGAGTGCTTAATCGAATGCGAAGACAATGATAGAGTATGTAAAACAGTTTGCACACCTCTATTAGAATAGACTACATTACGAATCCTACAAAGACGGTTGCAAGACCGTCTTTTTTATTGTATAATATTAAATGATATTGTATTTACTATTATGTGGTATGTTATAGGATGGACTATAGTTACACTATGGTTATTATCTAAGTTAGGTGTATTTAAAAAATGAAAGATACCATATTATATGGAGATTGTAGAGACACACTTGACGCATTCATACCTAAGAGTGCGAGAATGTGTGTTACTAGTCCACCTTACTATGGTTTAAGGAACTATGGTAATGAAGATAATCAAATAGGACAGGAACAAACACCCGAAGAATATATTGATGAAATGGTAAATGTATTCAGAAAGGTAAGAGAAGTATTAACTGATGATGGAACACTATGGTTAAACATAGGAGATAGTTATTATAATTATAGACCAGGAAAAGGTCAGTCATATCCTAAACAGTCAGTAAGTAAGACGAAGCAAGATCTACCAGATAAATGTAATAAACGTGGTAACAAATTAAAAGGATTAAAAGAGAAAGATTTAATTGGCATCCCTTGGATGTTAGCATTCGCATTAAGAGCAGACGGATGGTATCTAAGGCAAGATATTATATGGCATAAACCTAATCCAATGCCAGAAAGTGTAAGAGATAGATGTACTAAATCACATGAATATCTATTTTTATTATCAAAGAACAAAAAGTATTATTATGACAATGAAGCAATCAAAGAACCAGTCAAGCAAGATTGGGGGACAAGAGACCGCACAAAAGGTAAGTATCATAATACTGGTAGTGGGTTGGCTCCTCATAGTGGGTTATCCAAGTCTTATGACAGGAAGAATAAACGATCTGTTTGGTCAATAACAAATAAACCATATAAAGGTAGTCACTTCGCAGTATTTCCACCTGACTTAATTGAACCTTGCATCAAAGCAGGGAGTGAAGAGGGAGATATAATACTAGACCCATTCATGGGGTCAGGCACAACAGCAATGGTAAGCAAGGAACTAAACAGACATTATCTAGGATGTGAGTTGCATGAAGAGTATAGTGAACTAATACAACAGAGAGTGCCAGATGAGAGAGTGGTACAAAATGGATTGACTGACCTATTGAGTGGAGTATAATTCAAGAGTCACTCACACAGACACACTTGACTACTACACTAGCACCTAAACCAACTCGTAAGAGAAGGACACGCAAAGCACCAATAAATAAGACAGTAGCGAAAAAGCAAATGGAAGTGGTTATTACACCCGACCATATCACACTCAACAAACAAATCAAAAGACTAGACACATTCACACTAGTTTTACTTCCATTCTTATATCTTGAAGCATTTGTGAAACTGATACTACGAGTCAAGTGACACTCACACAACTGAACACCCCTCTTAACAGAGGGGTTTTTTTATGCTATACTATAGGTATTGATAAGGTTACTATGTTTTTATTGAAGAAGCATCAAGATTATGCATACATGAAAATGCTAGAAAACAAGAAAGGACAAATTGTAGTGCCTACTGGTGGCGGTAAGACTTATATTATGATCGCTGATGCTATTAGAAACAACTATCAGCAGATACAGAAATCAGATAATATCAATATTGTTGTAGCACCTCGTATATTATTAGCACAACAGTTATGCAATGATTTTACAGAGCATATACATGCATTTGATGATATTATTCATGTTCACTCAGGTGATACGGAGTATTACAGCACAACTTCCGCAGAAGATATAAAGTTATGGTATTTAACTTCAAATAATATATCAAATAGAATAATATTTACATCATATCATTCATTACATCGCATCGTTGAGAGTGGTATTCCTATCAATACGGTATATTTTGATGAAGCACATAACTCATGCGGAAAGAAGTTTTTTGAAGCAGTAAAATCAGTATCTAACAGAGCAAATAGATGTTATTTCTTTACAGCAACACCTAAGCAAGGAAGAGGTCAGACTATTGAGCGTGGTATGAATAATAGTGATGTTTATGGTAACGTTATTGCTAACGTTGATGCTAAGGAGTTGATAGACAATGGTATTATACTACCACCTAAAGTAATACCATTTGATACTAACAGGAAGAGAAACAAAGTTAATGCTCATGAAGTAGATGCTAAGAACCTTAAGGACATTCTAGAGGATACAATAGAGGATGATTCAAAAGTACTTGTAGCAGCACCATCAACTAGAATACTATGGAATATGCTCACCAAAACTGATATACTTGACTGGTTTAAAAAGCAGGACTATGGAGTTATGCATATTACATCTAAGCATGGAGCATACGTTGATGGTAAGAAAGTCCGCAGGGATGTATTTTTTGATACTCTTACAGAGTGGGGTAAAAGTGCTAAGAAATTTGTTGTGTTTCATTATAGTATATTATCTGAAGGTATCAATGTAGCAGGATTAACTCATACAGTATTGTTAAGGAATTTACCTGTTATCGAAATGGCACAAACAATAGGTAGAGTAATTAGAGTTCATCCTGATGATAGAAAGTCAGTTGAAGATGGTATTATACCAGTAGCACAATTCTCACTATATCGCAAGGGATATGGAAGAGTAACAGTTCCCTTGAGTGGTAAGTATGGTGAGAAGATCGCTAAAAGACTTGAGTCAGTAGTTAATCAAATCTTTATAGAGGGAATTCCACCAGTAGCGTGGACATCATAGGACAGTTCAACAAAGTGGCACACAGTACTACCATTACGGTATCAAATACAGTATTATAATAATATGAACAACAGGAGACACATGGTTCACTCAATGCATTTCGGAAGAGTATTCTGGTTAAACCTCGATAATGAACTAATGTCAGCACCTTGGTTAAAGGATGGCACAGTTTTAGATGGCACACATGGCACAGAAGACCAAACTGATTATGTGAGTGAGTGGACAGACCTTGAAGGTCTTAACATGAGTGCATTGTTATCCATTCATAAAGACTTAATACTTGAGTCAGTCAACTACTATGGAGACCCAAAATGAACCAGTTTGGTATCGTTGTAACATTTGATGAAAAATATCAAATGGATAAACTCTATGACATATTGAGAGATATGGATTTTGAGTTAACATTTGAACAAGAGAATGTATTTGAGAAAATCTTATTAGGAACAGACAAATGAAAACAGCAGTATTTCAAGTAAGACTTGAAGCAACATCCGATGCAGAAATCAATGCATTTCATTTAGCAGAAGAGATACAGGCATATCTCAATGCTCATGTATGCATCGATGACCCCTGTAATGATACATTTGAAGATGTGAGAGTAACAGGTTATAAATTTGAATACGATACATTTACACCTACCCAATTTGATTACGAGATTTAAAATGGAAAAGCACATTAACCTATGGCAAGTAATACCAGAAGATGAGCATAACCATATTTCTAACAAGATATGGGAAGCACTTGACAGAGCAGGAATTGTATGCTCTCAAGATGCTGAACTATCCATCAAAATATATGATGAAGAGATAGTAATCAGAAAAAGTGACCCATTTGGACTTGAGTCTGTTACTGATGATGATTATGACTCAGAAGGCGAATTAATATACAAGCCATAGGACAGTACAATATGTGTCACACACTACCACGCATCGGTTATAAAATCCCTTATAATAAAGACATCAAGCAAACACAACATGCACAACTTCAAAGAATTTCTAGACTATTGCGAATCATTCTATTCACCTAGTCATCCTGATGTTTTATATCCTATCGATGGATTAACTAGGGAAGAGTTAGCAATTGCAACTTTAAACTACTTAGACTTATGTGCGACTAGTGAGAACATTACATGGGGTGATGGTGATTCACTAGACAGAGAAAGAGTTAGAGATTTTGTTATTCAAAGAAGAGCAACAAAACAAACAGCAACATCACTAGGATTTTAAATCAATGGACAAAGCACTAATTAACGAACTAAAATCATTCTTAGTTGAGAGATATGTTGACAATATGTCAACAAAAGATTTAGTTAACTATGTAACTGATGATCTTGATGACCTATACAAAAATATGTCAGATGAAGAGTTTATTGATGAAGCAAAAAACTACTGGGATGACGGTTTTGGCGAAGTAATTGATGAGATTCAAGATTATATGAAAACACCTTTTAAACAACCATTAAGAGAATCATTCGAGGAGACCAACTAATGAAAACAATTAAATTGACTAATGACCAGTTTAAGCAACTAAAAGAGTATGTTATTGATAGTTGCGAAGATATTATGGATAGGTCACTAGAATGGGATGATACTGAAACTATTGAAGATAACGAAATACTATTTGATTTCAGATCAATTTTGGAGTCAGTTTCATGAGTCAACATACAGTAAACTTATCAGATAAAGAAATTACTAGAGTATGTGATCTCTTAGACGAGCAACATGACCTAGACAACAAATTATCTAAAAGGTTAAACACTATATTGATTAAGCATTTAGCACTAATCGATAATAATAGATCAAAACAACCAAAGGAGGAGTGGTAGTGTACCAGTTAAACAAAGTGGCACAATGGGTGTTGTGTTTCGCAGTCGTCTCGACTATACTTAATTCATAAGCAACAAAGGAACTTTATGACCAACTCTCAAAGATACAAATCTTATCTAAGATGGCAAGATATGATGGACAGAAGGGCATTAAGACTAACAGGAAAGTCAAAAGCACAATTACATGCTGACAAGTATTTCAACATAGAGGTTAACTAAAATGAACAAAGAGCAACTACAACAAGAAATCGGTTTATTCAAGTATTTCATCTTAAAAGGTGATTTCGATGAAAATGAATTAATCCCTGATACTAATACACCATTCCCACAGAATGATGAGCAAATAGTTAAACACCTCGTGGTAGATAAAGGTTTACCAATAATGAAAGCAATTTCACTTGTTAAAGAAGTTCAAATACTGGAGAACCTGTAAATGTCAAGTGGTATTGTGCCACTAATAGTACTGTCACACAGTATCACTATTATCCCTTAAAACCGACTATACTTATTACATAAGCAACAAAGGAATCAATGACTAATCCAACTATCGAAGCACTAGTTCCAACATGGACAGAGCAGTATTGTGAAGCATTAACTCAGAACTATTTTGATTATCATGTAAATATGCTTACTGACAACTCTAGACGTTTTTCTACACCTAACGATAGTGTATTAGGTGAGAGACCTGACTTATCAGCATATGCGAAGGAGCAACTTGCAAACATCGAAAACGGAACAGCGAAGTTAATGAAGTTTAGAGCGATCTCAGGCAAGAAGTATTACAAAGTAGTTCAGCAAGAATATGATGAGAATAGAGGTGAGTATAGAGACCAGTCAGTAAATAGTTTTGTAGATAAGAAAACTGGTGAGATATACAAAGCAGCATCATGGAAAGCACCTGCAAAGGGAGTTAGATTTGATATGAGAATTATCAATGAGAGAAAAGCAATGCATAATCCAAATTGTGTTGACTGGGCAAGTGGTCATCTTTACATACGATAGGAGGAACAAATGAAAAAAATGATTAAAATCGAAACCAAACATCACATAGTCGAATTTGAGACTAAGAAGAGTTCCAGGAAATTCTTAAAGAAAATCTACAAAAAAGGGATAACTCTCGATTATTATCTTTGGGAGTTCGATCTTAGCACAGAGTTAGAGGAAATAGCGGAGTAGTGTGACAGTTATATTACTGGCACACAGTACCACTATTACCAGTTAAAATCGACTATACTTATTATATAAGTTACAAATCAAACATGACTGTTAAATCACTAAATTTTCAAGCAGGTTCTTCAGCAAAAGTTGCATACAAGAAACTTGATACTTATCAGAAATTAGTTGTAAATGCTATTACAACATATGGAGGAGGAAGTTGGAAAAATGGAGTTTCAGTTCATCATAAGCATGACCAGAGTCAGTTTTCAAATATTCTCATGAGTGGTCAGGTTGTGGCAAAAGTGGTTTACGATGTTGCACATGATGATATTTCTATGGATGATTATACAGACATTCATATTAATAAGTGTCTTTTAGCAAGTGTATCCTATATTGCATTTGGTAAGGATACTCACAAGTATAGAGACTCTCAGCAAGTTGCACGTTATAGAAATATGCTTCAAAGCATGGGATTCACAATAATCCAAATGGATAATAAGCAAATTAAATACTAATTTGCAAGTGGTAGTGTGCCAGTACTATTAGTGGCACATTACTCTTTACAAGTATAGCAAAATGAACTATACTTATAATATAAGCAACAGAGAACTAAATGTTATCAACAGCAACTTACACCACAGCAGTTAACAGAATCAAGCAGAAAGTTCTATTTGATTTTAACCTAGATGCACTTTCATGCATATGTCATGACTGGGAAGATTTTACTATTGAAATCGCAGAGTGGGGAATCTACAACTTAGCAGGAGTTGACTTTGATACTCTAACTACTGAAGATCTTGCTAGACTAGATCAGTTTATTAAAAATCAAAACGGAGGAGAATATTAAAATGAGTTGCATTCAAAACGAGACCATTCTTGAAAATCTTTATGATGAGGTATGGGAGGACTATAGAAAAGAGAACAATTTGACACTAGATCAAATGTATTCTCTAGAGCAGGATGACAAAAGCGGTATTATGTCAATGCTAGGAGATCAAGCAACCGCACGTTTTGAGGACTTAATTCAATGAATCGAGACCTCTATGCAGAAATCGTAAAAGTTTACGAATCTACTGACGAAATTGAATCCACAGTAGCATTTGAATTTGGACTTAAAAACGATCTTTACTATCAACTTTTTCATTCTTATAAGGAGGACTAAACAATGACCAGAGCAGAATATGTATTACTATACTCAGCATTTAAGAGTTATAGACCATTCATGAGTCAAGCAGAAGAGGTATTAAGCGAGAAAATTCTAGATGATTTATTTTATCCCGAATTTGATAAACTTAAAAATGTATCTGAACCAGTATTGCCCGAAGTATGAAAAACTACGACAGTAAAAACTCAAAAGAACGAAACTACAAGAGTTTTGAACAAATCGGTATAGGAGACACCGTACGATATTTCAAAGAATATGGTCAAATCATCCTACGTCTAGACGAAACTAGGCAAGTTTATCTAACAAACGATAAGCACATGTTTCTACCAATCAACTGGAAGAAAACTAAAGTAATTTCACTTATTAATGAGGACTAATCAATGTGTCAACTTGAATTTATGACTGAAGTCTTAAGCGATTATTGTGTAGTTGAAAATTTACCCTTTATGTCTGCATCTGATATTTTGGTTATGTATCGCAGTATTCTTACAGAATCTCAAAGGGAGTGGTTACGCAATTATATTGAGATCTGGGATATAATACAAGAGAATGAAAACCAATCAGAGCAGAATGTGGATGCTCGCCCGATTTTTTCCTCTATATAAAGTGCATAAACAAATAAATGTCAACACACTTTCAACTAATACCTTGGACAGAAATGTGTCATGCAATTGACATGATAAGGTATGAAGAGGAAAATAAAGCAACTATGACATACGAACAGTTAAAGAAGTTCCTGGAAACCCTAACACCAGAGCAATTATCAAATGAAGTTGTCATTTATGATAAGGATGTTGAGGACTATTGCAAAGCAGATGCAAATTTGATAATCAAAAATGACAAAATTTACATAGGCATTTAACATGAGTCTTGACTATTACAACTTTATGAAAGGAGAACTAATAGAAGTCAAAAACGATATAGGGAGGATAAATTTCATATCCGATGAATACATAACAGTAACAACAAAACATGAAAAGGATAATACCTATAAGAAGGGATACAAACAAACTAACGTAGTAGTAAGTAAGAAATATTGGAATGAAATTAAATTCATTACAAGAGAGCAACTATACAAAGTAACCAATGAACAGAAAGAACAATAAACTAATACTATTAAGAACGTCCGCAGATAAGATAATATACTCTTTTACTGTACTCAAGTATATCATAGTGGACATATGGGAGTCAATACGAAGTATGAAATATTATCGGAAATCAATAGAGAATGAATCAATATCAGATACAAATGATGATATTAATTAATATTAAAATAAATTAGGTAGTGTTGTTGTTATCGTTATTAATATGCGATCTTGATACGGTCTTAGCATGCAGACTATCAACAGTCAAGCATCTCACATAAAACTTAACAAACTTGACAGACACAGGGATTTATGTCATAATAAGGTATAACAGAAGTATTGCCAATTGCCTATGATTTTACCAGGAAAGTTTAAAAGACTTGCCGAGGGTTATCCAAAATTAAATAATACTGAACTGATTGAATACTTTCAATTTCTTTTAGATACGGAACAAGTCACGGAGGAGACTCGGAGACATGTAGATTATTTTTTAATGGAAGGATTTTTGTACTATGTGCCAGTTGCATAAGTGTCCACTAAGGGGTGCATACAGGTAACCAAAGGCTTATAATAATAGTATACAAACAAAGGAACATTTAAAAATGAATCTTACACCAATCGCAGCAAACCAAACAGAAGTAGAGACAAAGAACGCTCGCATCTTCTTTTCTTATAAAACACCTGTTGCTGCTTACATCTTCGGAGAGGGATTCGTAAAAACTTCAACTTGGTATTCAACTACAACTACTAGGCATCTTAACAAGTGGATCGGCAGAGACATTGTAAACACAGTTAAAGAAGTTCCACAGGAGTTACTTGACAACCTAGTATAAGCATACTATAATACAGAGGGCAGTTAAATGCCCTTTTTTCTTGCCGACAGTTAGCCGTATTGTCGGTTATATTAATTCGGCCACTACCCTAACCTACAAAGGTTCCCAATCGCTAGTGATATATAATCAAAAATAAAAAAATCCCCAGTATAAAAAATTTCCCCATAGGTAAAAATGAACAAACAGGATGATCGTGTATGGTGTATTGAACAGTTACTTAAGAAAGAGGGGTTCCTAGACCCTAGAATGTATGAATGTGCACAATATCTCGCTACATCTGGTAGACCTGAGTCTAAGGAATCTCTATATACATCATGGGAGAATTGGAAGAGTAGTCATCCACAAGATTTTTCCCTTAACAATAGTCAACGAAATAAACTATGAGTAATAGATTCACTACGAAGTTGGAAGAAGATGACTATGGCGACCTCATCTTAACAATACCTTACGAAGTATGTGAAGAACTAGGATGGGATACCAAGTCAGAACTAGCATATGATATAACTGAAGACAGTTTTACACTTAAAAAAGACAAATGACATTTTTCAAAGAACAAGTAAAAAGATTTTTTACATCAGGTAAGTGGGCATTGAAGTTAATCTTCCTTGTAGTACTTGTTGAGTTAGGTATAGTTGTCGGTGCTATAGCAACTCAAGAGTTAGATGAGAATGACAGCAATAACATCAAACACATCTTGTCGTTAGTTGCTACAAAGTCCTTTGCATTATATGCAGCAGAGAAAGGTAATGGTGATAAGTATGTTAAACTTAAAGAATCTGAAGCTTAAGAGACTCTTACAGAGGTCTTTTCCGAATAAGAAGATAGTAATTACAGATAATAAGGATGGTTCTCAGACCATTTCTATTACTTAACTTCCCGCGATCCACATTATGCCGAGAATATTTGAATTGTTTCCTACTCCTGTGTTTGAATCGGGGATTACTCCCCTAGAGGAGTGGGTGCGTTTCGCTGACGATGTAGTATATGAGCGATATCCACGTGACCCGAACTCGATTTCGATTGATAAGAACGTATTAGATAGTATACCTGTACTGAAAGAAGAGATTACTAACGCTTGTAAGGTGTATGCATACGAGTATCTGGGAGTAAGAAGTCACAATGATGTCTATATTAGTCGTTCATGGTGTGTAAAGCATAAGAAAGGGGACTGGGCGGGTCTACATGCTCATATAAACTCTATATGGAGTGGAATATATTACCTTAAGTGTGATGACCATAGTGGAAACTTAGTATTTGAGAAGAGTTGGGGACACAATACATGCTTTACTAGTACAATGCAACCTGATCATATGATTAATCATCTAAATCAGAACGCTTTTTCGTTTACTCCTGTAGATGGTAGTCTATTAATCTTCCCTTCTCACCTTCAACATAAGGTATTAGAGAGTAATTCTGCAGAAGATCGTTATTGTATTGCATTTGATGTTTACATAAAAGGAGAAATAGGTTATACTAATGGTAATGGTATTACTCTATGATTAGAGAATGTGGTAAATGTGGTGCTCGTTGGTTAGATGGGCAACTATATTGGGCAGATGGCAAGATGGCATGTCCTCATGACCTTGCAGGTCTTGTCTGCAACCTCACTGATCTGATTGAAGAAGGTAATTGTATTAACCCCTGCAAAGGATCCACAAGTGGTATGACCTGGAAACATCGTGAGATGATGATAGACTACTACGATATATAAAAATAAACCCTATGGTTAACCTAAGAGATAAAATTCTCGCATCCCAAATTAGTTACTATCAAGGATTAATTTGTAAACATCAACAAAATGTTGAGATCTACCTTAACAACCCAGTTGGTATAGGTGAACATCCTGATGTAATGGCTGCAATAGACCAAGAAATTGCTGCTATTGCTCAAAACCATGAAAAGATTGACATTATCAATCACTACTTCTTAAATGCCTAAGTACGAACTAGAAGGAGCATATGACGAACACTGGAGAGAACAATGGAAGTTCAACCAGACTGTTGGTGGTGCTTTGGAAGAGATCGCAAATAGACTTACAGAACTAGAGAAAACAGTCGCAGAACAACCTACAAGTGACAAAACCTACTATAAACCATACGGTTATAAGGATTATGACACCTTATATGGCACTCTAGACACTATTTTTAAGCGTTTAGACGATTTAGAAGGAAAAAAACGCACTTTTGGTAAACTTTAACCCTATTTTTATGAAAAAACCTAAAAAAACACGTCAAGGTAACGGATTATGCACAAAAATTGCTGCTAGTTCACGAAATAAAGCAAAAAAACGTTATCGTGGTCAAGGTAAGTGAATGATGAAATAAATGAGGCTTGGAGTGAGTCTCGGATCAATAAACCAAAAAAATATCCGATGCCTCTATGGTTAACGGATGAAGAATTTGACAAAATGGTTGAATCTTTATGGATCAGAAGGAAGTCTGATAAGTTGTGTGAAAAATTATGGACAAGAATGTCGGCAATAAAGGCTGTTGTACCTGACTAAATATAATTAGTTAGATTATGAATCGTGACTTATCAGGCATTACCCGAAGGACTGTACATTAAAGACTCCCCTATAGCAGGGCAAGGCATATTTACTAGTAAATCCCTTGAAGTTGGCACAGAATTAGGTATGTCTCACATAGTTATCGCAGATGAGATCATTAGAACTCCTCTTGGAGGGTTTATTAACCATAATGATGTCCCAAATTGCGAGAAATTGTGTCCAAGGGTGGAAAAAATGTATAATTTGACCAAAACCCACTATAAGTCAATAAAGAAATATTATGTAAAGGTTGTTAAACCTATTGGTGAAGGTGAAGAATTATTTTTGAATTACACTTTCTATAAGGTATAATGGCGATTAAAGAGGTAAGAGGTGGTAAAGATAACCTTTCACGTGGTTTTAAAGATGTTGGTATGAGTTTCTTACTCAATGTCTTTACAAAAGATGCTGCGGTGGTGAAGAATGAGAATGCCATTAAACAATCTATCAAGAATTTAGTACTAACACAGAAGGGGGAAAAGTTGTTTCAACCTGAGATAGGGTCTGGTGTATATGAATTACTCTTTGAACCTATGGATCCGTTTACAGCAGATTCTATTAGGGATGAGATAATAAATACTCTTGGACAGTATGAACCTCGAATTAGTATTCTAGAGGTAGATGTGGAACCGAACGAAGCAACTAACACATTTGATGTTACGGTTGAATATAGAATTGTAGGACAACCCATAGTGGAAACAGTCAACTTCATCTTGCAGAGACCCGAATAATGCAACCGAACAATTTAACAGCATTAGATTTTGGTGATATTAAGGCATCAATCAAATCATATCTAAGAACTAGGACAGAGTTTACAGATTATGACTTTGAAGGTGCTGCTTTATCTTATCTAATAGACACATTAGCATATAATACCTATTATACTGCCTTCAACGCTAACATGGCGATGAATGAGGCATTCCTACCATCCGCTACAGTAAGAGATAACGTTGTTAATATAGCAAAACTACTAAACTATGTTCCGACCTCTATAGTCGCTTCTAGGGCAACTATATCGTTGGTAGTTCAATGTCAGCAAACAAGTGATGTATACCCAAGTACAGTAACCTTAAAGAAAGGTGCAATACTACAGGGTGGTTCCTTTATGTGGAATATTCTAGCAGATACTACGGTTTCTGTCGATCCAACAACAGGAATTGCAAACTTTTCTAGTTTAATTGTAAAACAGGGAACAATTCTTAACTTCTCATACGTTGTTAATACATTTGCTTCTCAAATTTACAAGATTCCCTCAGAAAATTGCGATATATCAAGTTTAACAGTTAATGTAAAGGCAACCGAGACATCCACAACCTCTGATTTATACACTAGAGTTGATACTATTAGTAATCTTACCGCTACATCACGTATATACTTCATCTCCGAAGGTGAGGATATGCGTTATGAGTTGAAATTTGGAGATGATAGTATTGGTAGAGCACTAAGTGATGGTGAGGTTGTAACACTAGAGTATCTTGTTACTGACGGTGAACCTGCTAATGATGTCAATGTATTCAACTTCATTGGTAGACTGTCAGATAGTGCAGGTAGATCATATACTTCACAATCGGTAACTATGACTTTGAATGAGAAGTCAGGTTATGGAGAGAGTGCTGAGTCTATAGAATCTATCAAATATAATGCTCCTAGGTATTATTCCTCACAGTATAGAGCAGTTACTGCACAAGATTACGCAATCATCACTAAAAAAGTGTATGATAACGCACATTCCGTTGTTGCGTATGGTGGAGATTCACTAAATCCCCCAATTTACGGTAAAGTTTACATCGCTATTAAGACAAAGACAGGATCTTTGCTTAATGATCAAACTAAAAAGAGTATTGCTGCGGATTTACGCGGTTATGCAATGGCATCTATCGACCCTGTGGTCATCGATCCCGAAAATGTATACATCTATCCTAAAGTGTTTGTACAATATGACACGGGATGCGGAAGTGATACATCAACTATTAAGACAAATGTGTCTACTGCAATAGAAGATTGGGCGACACAGACGGAAATAAACAACTTTAACTCAACATTTAGATCATCAGCATTTGAAAAGGCAATTACACTAGCAGACAGGTGTGTTAGTGACGTTTCACTTCAAACTACAATATTACGATACATTCTACCTACTACCAATCAAACTAATACGTATAGCATCTCTACTGGATCCGCACTCTACAATAGTGCTCCTTCTAAAGACGGTAGTGATGGAACTAATCCAAAAGAACCAATTCTCCTATCAGGATCCTTTAGAACTTCAGACAGACCAGGTGTTGATCAACAGTTTGAAGATGATGGATACGGAAACTTGAGAACTTACTACAATACAGGAACAAGAAAGATCTATACCAATAATGCTGCAGGAACTTGTAACTATGATACTGGTGAAATTGCTTTCGGACCTGTTGCAATTATCGGTGCGGGTGCAAACTTCTCAACAACTGGTGTAAATATTACTAATACTTCTACAGGAGCAGGGTCTGTAACCGATTCAACATTACTTCCTGTAGATTTACAAATTCCCGTTCAATTTATTCCAGCGAACTCAAATAGCATTCCTGCTTCAACTCCTGGTACAATTATTAATATTGTGTTACCAGAAATAACAGTTGCACCTGTAGGAACAGCACCACCTCCCACTATACCACTAAATAGTTTGACACCGACTATTTTTGACCAGACTCCATCAACTGTGGCAATCACATCAAGTCTGGGCAGCACAACTAACTTAAATACCACCTCTTATTAGAGTAGATGACAAATATTAATAAGGTATCACAAGCGGTTGTCTCACAGACACCCGATTTCGTAGAGTCAGATTACCCACTGTTTAATCGATTCCTCGAGTACTATTATGCATCTCAAGAAAAAACAGGTTTAGGACAGAATATATTAAACAATTTTCTAGGATATCTTGACATTGATAAACTAGACATTAGTATTTTAGATGGTGCAACTAAGGTTAGAGAAGCAATAACTGCAACTAGTGATAGAATTGTTGTAGAGAGTGTAGATAGTTTTCTAGAGAAGAATGGAACAATATTAGTTGATGGCGAAGTAATATTTTATGAATCTACAACATCCTCACCAAACATTGCACTAACACCAGGTGTTAACTACGATCAGGTAAAATTAAAGTGGGATGAACTAGCAAGTCCTTTAACAAGTTTTGACGGAACTACATCAAGGTTCCCATTAACCTCTCAATCTAATCCCGTAGGTCCTCCATCTGCACAACATTTGATTGTAAGGGTATATGGTGATTGGTTACTTCCTAATGTTGATTATACCATTGACGGTGATCATATTGTCTTTACTACTCCTCCTAGAGCAAGAGTTGTTGCTGATGATGCCTCATATACTTACATTACATACCTAAACGGTTTTGTTGAGAACCAAATCGTTGCTATGGATAATATCTCTGGTGCGTTTGGTGAAAATAAGAGACAATTTACTATTACACGAAATGGAGTAAGATATGAACCTACTGTAGATGAATATTGTCTTGCGGTATATGATAATAAGTTAATGATACCTAAAGTTGACTTCTTTATTGATGGTGATCAGTTTATCTTTAATACTGCTCCATTAAACGGAAGACTACTTTCTTTCTATGTTATTGAAGCACCTATTCCTTCATTTGGTGCAGGTGCTGTTGGATTTGCTCAAGTTAGTGATACAGGTACTCTTACTGGTATTACTGTTAATAATACAGGTTCTAAGTATAGATTCCAATATCCTCCACAAGTATCCGTTAACTCTGATACTGGATCAGGTGCATCTGCAACTGCTCTTGTAAATGGTGTTAAAGAACTTTCTTTATTGAATGGTGGATTTGGTTATAGTGAAACTAACCCTCCAGTAGTTCAAGTTGAATCTCCAACACTAGATGGTTCACAGCAAGCAACTTTAAAAGCAACTGTTACTAATGGTGCTGTTTCTTCTCTTGAAATCGTCAATTCTGGGTCAGGATATACATTCACACCTAGAATCACTTTCCGACAGCCAGGAGGGTGCACATTGGGCACTGGGCAGATATTAAATGGATCTATTAGTGCTGTTCCTGCTATTACTTACGGTGGATTTGGATATACGACTGCACCTACCGTTTATGTTGATGAACCTACAGGTGAATCACCAATTAGAGCAAATATTCAAGCAACTGTTCTTAATGGTGAAGTTACTGCTCTTACAATATTAAATGCAGGTCAAGGATATACTTCTACACCTAGAATTGCTATTGTTGATCCAGTAGGTGCACAAGTTTTAGAGACTGTTGTTGATACTGACGGAAGGGTAACTTCTATTGAACTTTTAGATGGTGGTAATGGATATGAAGATGTTCCCTCAGTTTACATTGTTGATAATAGATTAGACGATAGAGGAACATTTATTGGTGGAAGTGGTGCTACAGCGTCAGCATCAATCTTTAACGGTAGAATCACTGATATTAACGTTACTGAGTTTGGAACTGGGTACAGTCAAACTACTCCTCCTACTGTTGTTATTCAAACACCTCCTTCAGCAGATGCATCTGCAACTATTGGTGTAAATGAAGTTACTGGATTTAATATTAATCAAAACGGAACAGGATATACAAAAGCACAGTTTATTGGATGTGCTAGAGCAGCAAGTGCTATTACTTCTTATACACAAAGTGGTAATGCTGTATTTACTGACACAACTAGTGCAGTAGAACATGCACTTGACTCTCCTGTTAAGTGTTTAGATTCATTATTTGTTAAAAGACTACTTGATAAGTATACTCAACAATATCTACCTGACGTTCCTTCATTAGATTACAATACAATCGATGTAAGAACCGCTATCAAGACTATTAAAGACTTTTACAGTTGTAAAGGAACTTCTTACAGTATTGCATATCTTTTCAAACTTCTTTATGGTGAGCAAGTCAATATATCATATCCTAAAGATCAAATCATTAAACCATCTGCTGCAACATGGTCTATTGATACAATTCTTCGTGCAACTATAGTAAGCGGTGATCCTGCTAACATTAGAGACGGTCTTTTAACTCAAGATGCTGATATTGCTGATGAAAACATAAGAGCAGCAAGTGCACTTGTAGAAAACTTTATTTCGATTAAAACATCCCAAACTGAAATATATGAATTAATTCTTTCCGAAGAAACCATTGATGGAACATTTATAGTCCCTTATAAGACAAAATTAGCAGAACCTCTTAATCAAACAGAAGGTATTATAACTGTTGACTCTACAATTGGTTGGCCAGAAAGAAACGGTGAATTTTTGATTGGTAGTTCATCAGATACTGCAGAACTCATTCAATATAAGGAAAAATCACTAAACCAGTTTATTGAGTGTACTAGATCAGTCAATAACGTAGTTGAGGACTGGGATTCTGCGACTGAAGTAAAATCCAACTTTAAAGTCTATGTTAACAAAGGAACTGCTCAAGAAGTAATCATGAATGTTGTTGGTATCGTTGATGCTCAACAAACTACTCTTACTGACACTGGTTCTTATTACTTACCTGGTGATAAACTAGCAATTTCTAAATTAGGTGGAACTGACGCTAGTTCTGAACTTATTACTTGGTTGTATAACGTTAAAAAGTTAATTTCAGTTACTGGAATTACATTTGGTGGTATTAATGATCAAGCTGCTACTGTAACTTGTGCAAATCCTCATGGTCTACTGGTTGGAGATCAGGTTACAATCTATGGTGCTAACCCAATCATCTATAATGGAACATTCTTAGTTACATCAAGAGATTCTACAACAGTATTCCAGTATCAACTTCCCCAACCAGGTGGAGTTATACCTCAAGGTAATATTCTTGTTTCTATTGACCTTAATAAAGGTAAATCATCAAGTGCACAGATTTTAACTGCTATTGGTTCGTACACTACAAACGTTCAGAACACATTCTTTAATGACAATCATGTTTATGTTGCTTCTACAGGTATTCCAAACTATGACATAGGTCCGTTTCCTGGTTCTGCACTATTACCTGGTAACCAAAGAAAATTAAACAGATTTCCAAGAGTTGCTCAGACTATCTCTACAAAGAACTTAATTAATCCAGGTCCTGTTGGAACTTGGGTTAATGGTGTTTCTATATGGTCATATAAGTCATCTCTATTCAAAACATTTGGTGCTGTAACTGGTATTACAATCACTAACGTTGGTCAAGACTATGATGCTGCGTCACCTCCTAATATTACTATTGCAGGTGGTGGAGGATCTGGTGCAACAGGTTCTGTTGTTGTTAACGGTTCTCTTAGTGAAGTAGAAGTTCTTACTGGAGGAACTGGTTATACATCCTCTCCATTGGTCTCTATAGTCGGTGGTAACGGGTCTGGAGCTGCTGCTACTGCCATTATAACCAAAGGTGTTGTTTCACGTATTCTAATCAATTCTGGAGGAACTGGATATACCTCACAACCATCAATTACTATTGTTGGAGGTGGTGGAACTGGTGCAACTGCAACAGCAAACGTTAGAGGTCCTATTCAATCTATTTCAGTTGATCAGGGTGGTGCATCATATACTTCTAAACCAACAGTAACACTAAGTTCTGGATCAGGTGCTGTTGCTCAAGCAATTGTACAGAATGGTCGTATTATATCAATCGCTATCATTTCTGCAGGATCAGGTTATACAACTGCTCCTATAATAAGCATTCAAGGTGATGGATTTGGTGCTGTTGCTAGAGCAGGTATTGATATTGACGGTGAAAACGCAGGAAGAGTTACAAGTGTTCAGATTCTTAATAGAGGTATTGGATATATTCAAGGAACTACACTGATTAATCTAACTTCAGTTGGTCAAGATGCATTATTCACAGCAAACGTATTCCAGTGGACTTATAACTTACAAGCAACTAGTATATTAGATACTGCTAAAGGTGGAGTATTTGAAGGATTTAATAATCAGTATGGTGGTGAATATGCTCACCTATCAAACCCACAAAGACTAAGATATGTTCTTGGTGATAACTTACAAGAACCAACTGTAGGAAATATAGTTGAACAGGCAGAACAATTAGATCACTCACCTATTGTTGGTTGGGCATTTGATGGAAACCCAATCTACGGTCCTTATGGTTACGCTGATCCTACAGATCAAGGATCTGCTATCAATAGATTGAACACTTCTTACAAACTTAAGACAGAACTTGTATATGATGTAGTTACAAATCCTTATCCTACTAGAACTGCAGGTCCATTACTAACTAACGAGGCAGCAGGTAACTTTGTAGAAGATTATGAGTATAGTTTTGGTTTGGGTGATCTTGACCAGTACAATGGTCGTTTCTGTAAAACACCTGAGTTCCCTGCAGGTAGGTATTGCTATTTCGTTACTATTGACACTACGGAGCAAGGTAATGCAATGTTCCCTTATGTTTTAGGTCCTAGTTTCAACTCTGTTGTTGATACTTGGAACTTAACTGATGGTGCAACTCAACAGAATATTCCTACTGGTGTTGTTAGATATCGTGATCCTTACGAGAACGTTGATATTGACGTTGAGAGGGCACCAAATGCCTCTACAAACGCTCTAACTACCGAAGACGGTGAATTGCTCCTATTTGAGGTAGAAGACGAAAATAGAGACGCTATTATCAGTCAGGATGAACTAGATGATCCTGATCAAATCTTTGAAGAGTCACCTCTACAGTTATTTGATTATTTCCCTAAAGTTAAGTTTGACTCTAAGGTTGATATTGAAGTTGAGACAATTACTAAGTTTGAAGATGCTTCTGTAACTGGATTTACAGTAGAGAATCCTGGTGCTTCTTATCAGGTTGCTGACAGACTAGTATTTGATAACACAGATACTGATGGTACTGGTGTTTCTGCTCGTGTTTCTCATATTAAAGGAGAGGCAGTTTCAACTTACAGTTATGAAAGTATTGGTGGTATTAACTACGGTGTTTTAAAGACTTCAACTCCTCACAACTTAACTGTTGATGATCAGGTTGTTATAGATTACACACCTATAATGAACAACACTAATAAAACTTTTGTTGTTAAACAAATTAAAGGTGTTGAAGAAATTGTTATTGATCAGCAAGGTTCTGGATATAATAGTGAATTACCTCCAACAATCATTCTTGATGGTGATGGAACTGCTGCAGCATTAGAAGCGGTTGTAACATCTGTAGGATCTATTTCTACAGTTAATATTACTAACTCTGGTCAAAACTATACTACAAACCCAAGAGTTATATTATCACACCCTCAAATCTATAAGAAAGCAGATTATTATGTTTCTAAGATTGCAAATGAGAATTATGTTAAGGTTAATGACGTATTTGTAAATGATGCTAAAGAAATATTCATTTGTGGTAAAACAAAAGACTCTTTTGGATATACTATTGGATTCTTAGCAAAACTATCTGCTACTGGTGTAAAAGACTGGGAAAAGACAATTAAGAGTACTGATGGACAACAAGAAGTAGAATTTGAGAGATTATTAATTGATGGACAAGATATTTACGTTGCAGGTCATAATAAACCAAATGCAAGTATCTTAGAGGCATATAACCCTGATGTTGTTCTTTGTAAGTATACACAGGCAGAAAATGGATTAAGTGCTACTTTACAGTATCAAAAGGCATATGCAGGTATATCTGGTTCTACTCGTTCCGACAATATTAGTGCTATTGCAAAATACTCTGATACTAGATTTGTTTTAGGTGGTTTCACTAATACTAACTCTGGTAATCCATTTGATGCTTATATTGCTGTTGTAGACACACTTGGTAACTTTGCTGTTAAGAGAAAGATTACTTCTGTAAATGTTTCTGAAAAAGTTACAGATTTACTTGTAAATGGAACTGACATATACTATACATTAGAAATTGCTACAAGTCCTAATGCAACAAGCGTTGATACAGGTATTGGTAAAGCAACTGTAGGTACTAGTGCAATTAGTCTTGTTTGGACTAAGCAATTAACTAATACACTGTATTCATTCATGGATACAAGTCTTACTATCGATGAATTTAGTGAATTATACATTACTGCTACAACAAGACTTAAATCAGACAATACAACAAAAGATGGTTTCTGGATTGGTAAATTAGATTCAGATGGTGCTTTCCTTTGGAACTATCGTTATGCAGTAGCTGGTGGATACACTATTAATGTTGCTAAAAGAACTCATATTGATATCTTTGGTGATCTTAATATTGCTGTCAACAAATATCTCAATACAAATGGAGAATTAACTGTAGACGTAGTTAAAGTTGGTTATAACGGTATTATTAAGAATCAGACAAATAATAAATTTGATCTTAATAATATTGAAGGTGTAACTGCACATAGTTTATATCCTGATAGTTCTGGTGATATTCATGTATTTGGTCAAACTTCTTGGAATAGAAATGAACTTCTAATACCATTTACCAGTGGTGCAACTACAGATGTTACAGGACACTATACAGCAACCTTTGTAGGAGACGGTAACTCACTTCAATATGATACTACTAATGGATTTGCAAAATTACTAGGAAAAGACTCTACTACTCCTAGTACTTGGGTAAATTCAGTTATACAAGTTAATGGATCAGATTTAACAACTAAAATGACTGGCGACTGGACTATTGAGTTCATGTTGTTTAAAGATGCTGCTAATAACAATAATACACACTCTCAAACACAACAAACCCTAATAGCAATAGGTGATGCAACATTATCTACTGGTGGTCTATGGTTGTATTATGATATTTCATCTGGAGAGATGCAGTTAGTTGTTACTGCAAATGGAACTGCACTCAACTCTGCATCAGGTTCACTACAATCTACAGTTACAACAATGTTTGCCGATAATACTTGGCAATTTGTTGCACTTACTAAATCTGCAGGTCAGTATACAGCATATGTCAACGGTATACAAGTTCTTCAAGGAACTATTGATAATACTGCATTCCAGAATCAAAATCTATACATTGGTAATATTCCTGGTAAGAGTGGAACTTTAAATCAATTCCGTTCTAATGAACAAGGTCAATACTTTGTTGATAATCTTCGTATTAGAAACAGAGCAGTTGTTCCTACAGTTCCTAATGATGTTACTAACTATCCTATTGCAGGTGAGTTTAGTGAAGGATTTACATGGACTGATACATCATGGTTCTCTACTTACACTAACAAATATGATTATATCGATTATGTTGGTTGGGGTTTAAAAGTTGATAAGAACTCTGATGCTGCAAGAATTGGAACTCAAACTGTTCAAACTAACACACAAGTTGGATTTACTAGAACTGCTATTGTATTACAAACAGGTTTACCATTAACTGTTAATAATACTGGATTTGGATTAGCAGAAGCAGGATTCCAAAACTTAGACTTTGATGATGCTGATACATCAATGACTCAGGACTCTGATTCATTATCTTATACTCAAGACGTTTGGAGTTCTAGAACTGCTACTGTTCCTTCACCAGGTTCTAAAAAATTAAGAGTTACTGCAGTTGTTAAAGACAGATACTTCTTTAAAGTTACACCTACAGTCAAGATTGATAATATTCAAGAACTTACTCTAAATCAGCAATTTGTATTTACTACAGGTTCAAAATTAGTATTAAGTAGTTCATCAGGATCATTCATTAATAGTGGATACATTATTAGACAAAATAGTGTAGGTAATAAGATATATCTTGCTGTTAATAATAATGCTTGGGCAAATGATCTTAATACTGGTGAATTAACTACAGAACAGTTTAATGAGCAAAGCACTTATGGAATTGTAGGTCCTATACCCGCAGATGTTAATGAATTAATATACACCTTCCCACTACTAAACAACACTACACCTGGTACATTTGATATAGATCTAAACAATTTTAATCACCCAGAAGGAGGTTCAAATAATCTTGATGAATTAACTAACTTTAAACCTTACACTGATGATGATTACTCTATAAGAATTGATGAAGTAGCTGGTGGTTCACCTTTTATTCCTGGATCTGTTGTTAATATTAACTCTGGTGATATTAGTTTCAATGCTGCATATACAACTGCATCAATTATCAATTTAACTGGTGTTCTTAAGATTACTTTAGTAGCAACACTTAAGAAAATTATACAAGTAACTGCTGTTGCTAATAGTGATGAAGTTTATATTGTTACTGCAAATAGTCATTACCTTACTCAAGGTGAAATGGTTAGTATTGATGGTAACCCATCACAAACTGTTGATAGTGTCGTTTATGATGAATATGATGGTGCTTTCCCAGTTCACACTATTGTAAGTCCTGTTGAATTTACATATAAATTACCTTCTGCTGCAATAACTTCACCAGCTACAAGTTCTGGAAGTGTTAATATCTACGTTAAGTCACCTGTTCTTAAAATGTATTATGGACATCAATATCTCTTTGATGTTGGTCATTCTTCTATGGCGGGTGGTAACTTATCATTCTCTAAAGATAATCTTTATAAACTGGAATATTCATTCAACTCTATTGAAAGAGTAGGTACACCTGGTATTACTGGTCAAGGTGTTCCTAACCCTACTGTTAAGTTAAAAGTTGATACTGACATTGTTACTAATATTTCTTACTACTTTGACCCATCTAGAACAGGTGCTGATTCTCCAGTTATTGCATCTAGTTACTTAGATGTTGTTAATTCACCTTACGTAGGTAATTTCGCAATCACTTCTACATCTGGTGCAACTATTACTCGTGGTGCAGATACCTTTAAATTTGTTCTTGCTAACGAACCAGAGGGTAATGCTGATGTTATCAATACATCTTATAGCACTAGTTCATTGAAAGCAGTTGGTTCTATAAGTGATATTCGTATTGTTAATGGAGGAGGTTTCTATACTAGACTTCCAGTTGTTACATCTATTCAGTCATCTAGACAAATAGAAAGAATTCAAATTGATGCACCAGGTACTGAATATGCTGTAGGTGTTTACAATAGTGTTCCTATTGCAGGTGATGGAGAAGGTGGATTTGTTTCTATTACTGTAGCAGACGGAACTGATGATGATGGAGTAACGATTCCTGGTCAAATACAGTCTGTTGTTGTTACATCACCAGGTAAAGGATATACTACTGCAAGTATTGATGTTGAATCTATATCGGGTATTCTTGGAGCAGGTTTAACAGGTTCTGGTGTTGATTTGAATGTTGTTATTCCTCCTGCAGGAACTGGTGCTTCTATCTTTACCAAAGGAACTAAAGTTGGTAAGATTAAGAAATTACAGAACAACAACTTTGGATATGATTATCCTCATGACTATACTTTACGTCCTGAGATTTCATTCCCAATTAACGCACAGTTAACATCCACAAGTATACTTGATAGTATTACAGTTACAGATCCAGGTTCTGGATATTCACAAGCACCAACCGTTGTTATCACAGGTGGTGGTGGACAAAATGCAACTGCTGAAGCATTCATTAAGAATGGTCGTTTAGATGATATTCTTGTTAAAGATCCAGGATCAGGTTACTCTTCTGCTCCTACTGTTGCATTAAGATCTTCTTTCAACTATGTTGTTAACCTTGACTTAGGATTACTACAATTTGCTTTCCCACATGGTATTGTGAATGGTTCTGAGGTTACATTAACAGTTACTGATACTGGTGATGGTGCTGAGTTCCCATTATCAGCAGGTGCTGTTGGTCGTTTGAATTCTACTAACACATATTATGCTATTGCTGGTACTGCAAACTCACTAGAAGAAAACCAATTAAAGATTGCTATTACTGCTGCTAACGCTGCATTAGGTGACTCTTTATCATTTGTTAACGCAGGAACAGGTCGTCAAACAATATTAACTGAATCATTCGGTGGTGCAGCAACTGCTAACGTTATTACTTCTACATTCTTAGAAGGTGAACTTGTTTATCAAGGAGATACTTTAGATGCTGCAACTGCTAGTGGATATGTTTCTACTAACCAAGGTTGGCAGGTAGGACCTAGAATTATTAAGATTGTTGATTACACTGGAAACTTTAATGCTAACGAAAGAATAACAGGTGTTATTTCTAAGTCTTCTGGTATTATAAGTGATCTTAAGATTGCTCGTGGTGTTCTTGAAATTGGTTCTATCACTAAGACAACTGGTCAGTTCATTGATGATATTGGTAAACCATCTGAAATTATTCAGAAAATTCAAGATAGTTACTATTATCAGGACTTCTCATATGCTGTTAAGTCTGCTGTTTCTATTGGTGAGTGGAAAGAGATATTACTTAAGAACGTTCACCCTGCATCATTCAAAGTATTCGGTGAATTAAATCTGGCTGAATATGGTCAAATTCCTAACAAAGAAACTGATTTCCAGATAACCAAAGCTGTTGAATTAGCAAGAGAAGCAATTGTACCTAACATTCAGAGTTTCTCTCTAGTTGAACCAGTCTACTCACAGTTTAATAACTCAGAAGTATTATTCAGACAGAAGAGATTGACATCTTCTGAGAACATTTTGACTTCTGTTGTTCAGCGTATTGATGATATATCAAATCAATTTGATGGTGTTAAAACACAGTTCCAATTAAAAGTTAATGGTGACAACGTAGTTGCTAATGCTAATCAGTTAATGATCATCTTAAATGGTGTTGCTCAAACTCCTGAGACATCATTTAATATTCAAGGTGATTCTATTGTATTCAGTCAACCACCACAACCACCTGCAAGTATTAAGTATGTAAACGTTACTATTCAAGAGATTACTATATCTACTCTTGAATTTACTAATATCAGTGGAATATTCCCACTCAAGGGAAATACAATGGCTGGACAGACTTCTTTAGCAAGATTTACTGTTACAGCTGTTGTTGGTAATTCAATTTTCGGTTTCTTTGTAGAAGGAACTGCATTTACAGTTGGTGAATTGGTAAGTAACAGTGCTACTGGATTTATTGCAAACTATGCTTCAGTATCAACTGTTTCAAATCTTGGATTGTTTGTATTTGGAGAGCAGGTTTCAAACCTTACTGGAGAGACTGCTAAAGTTGAAGCAATTAACTTAGCAGGTGGTTCTGAAGCTCCACTTGGTCAATTACGTTATGGTATAGGTCCTTCAACTGCATCAGTTGAAATTGTAGCAGCAAAGATACTTTCTACAGATGCTGATACACCTCCTGCAGCAGGAACATTTACTGTAGGTGGTAACTATCAGATTGGTTCTGAAATTGTAAATGTAACTAACGTTACTACTAACAATGATTCAGTTGTATTAGAAATAACTAGAGGTGAATTAGGTACTACAGCAGCAACACAGGCAGAAGATGGTCCTGTATATGCAACAACAGTTCTTGTTAATGACAAGTTAACTTTAAGTAAAACTACTGGAACATATCAGTCTACACCTGGTTTATTTGATCTTGCTCTTGATGATGTTATTATTGGTGCTCAGTCTGGTGTAGTTGCAAGATTGACTGCTACATCAACATATCAAGATCCTACAACTAATGAGTTTATCGGTCAGGTTAATATTTCAGAAGGATCTTCATTCTTTGGATTACTATTCAACAGAGTTACATCAATTACATACCCAAATATTGTTCTAGATGATATTTCATTATCAACAATTAGTGTTGTTGACTATACAGACTACGTAACAGATATTGATTCTCAATTCCCTGCTAACGAATTTATAAGTCAAATTGTAATTCCTTACGATAATGCTTCTGGATCATTATCTATAGGTGAGAAGATTAGGAACTATAAATTTGATTATGGTAATAATGTTGGAACATTTAATAGTGGTGAAGCTGGTAAGTCTAGAAAACTATCATTTAAAGATAAGATAGGAACTGGTCTATTCTCCACAGGCGATACAATAAGAACTAGAGATACTAAAGCAGAAGTAATTGGATTTAATTTCTCAGGTAATACAATATATCTTGGTAAGATTGGTAGATCATTAAGAGGTGGTGGTGATTATCATGTATTCAACTTCTCTGGTAGTGCTCAATTAGATACTTCAATTAAGAAATTTGGAGATTCTTCATTACAACTTGATCTAGCAACAAGTGATTATATTCAAATTCCTGCATCATCTGAATTTACTCGTGGTACAGGTGATTACACTATTGAATTCTGGATTCGTCTAGATGCAGTATCTTTAGCAGATACTAAGACTTTAGTTGATATGAGAACAAGTGCTACTGAAGTTGCACTTAGAATTTACTTAGAAGCAGCACAAGTTCGTGTTAATGTTAATGGTTCAGATATAGCAACCTCTGGTGGAAATGCTCTAAACAATAATGTTTGGTATCATCTTGTAATTCAAAGAACTGGAACTACTGTTAAGATTATATCTAATGGAGTTGAGATTGGAACTGGAACAGATAGTGGTAATTATACCTTAGATAGACCAATTAGAATTGGTGCAGATTTATCTGGTCTTAATTCTATAACTGCTCATATTGATGAGTTTAGATATTCTACTGTTGCACGTTATGCAACAATTCCATTTACTTCTCCTAATGGTATTTTCCAAGGAGATACTGATACTAAAGTATTATGCCACTTTGATGGTGCTGATGGAGCAACTAAGACTGAAGATTGGTCTGGTGGTGAATCATTTACTAAGGGTGAATATGTTAATAACGATTCTATATTAACAACAAATAGTTCTAATCCAACTGCTGCACCTGCAGGATTTAATATTAAGAGTCACAGATATATTAACGCTGCAGATTTAATGTTAATGAACAAGGAATATCTTGCTCAAGAAACAGTTTATATTATGAAGGAAGTATTCCCTGCTCATAGTGTTAAGGGTAGTGAAGTTGATTGTGAAGATGATGTAAGAGATGTTGTCGATTCTATAGTAGAAGATTTACGTAATGGTAGTAATCATCATATGTGGAAAGCAGCTTCATACTATGTTAATAGAGAAGTTAATCCAATTCAAATTGTAAACGTAGAAGATGATGTCTCTATGACAGTCTATGTTTATGAAATATTAGATAAAATTGCTAAGTATATTGTTAATAATGTTCCTTGGAGTACTCAAGGTGATCATGGTTTAACTCAGAAGTATGACACTACTATTACATTTGATGGTTACACATCTCAAACATTAACTAAGTTTACACCAACAGCAATCGACTATCATCCATCAATGGGTGACATGGAAATAACAGCTGCAAGTCATGGACTCGCGGCCCCTAGAACTATAACAGCATCAGGGTCGGGATACACTGCTACCACTGGTGTTTTGACTATTGAATCTGTTGGGCACTCACTAGAAACTGGGGACAGAATTAAGTTTGAGCCTAATTCTATTACCATGACTTGTACTTGTGATGGTAATGTAGTATCACAGAGTTATCCTAGAGATGATGATCCAGCAAATCAAGGCTGGTTAGAAGTATCGAAGATTGATAATGATAACTTTAGTGTAAATGTTGGAACATCTCCTACAGTAAACTTTACTGCAACTTCAGCAGATTATAATAGTAATACTGGTTTCTTAACTATGGACATTGGTGACAATGATCTAAGACCAGGAAGTAAATACACTGTTGAAAGTGCAGCATATAATCCTACTAGTGGTGTAATGACAGTAGGTATTGGTAACGATCAGTATAATGTTATTGATGCTGATTATAGTCCTACAAGTGGAGATTTAGAAATCTTTGTTAGTTCACATAACTTAAAAACAGGACAGAAAGTTAAGATTGCTAATGATGGTCTTACATTCAGATGTTCTCAAGATGACTATGCTACTGATCACCCATATCCAAGAGCAACTGACCCTGCACGTAATACAGCATTAGAAGTTCTTCATGTAACTGATGAATCATTCACAGTAAACGTTGGTAAATCTCCTATAGTTGAATTTGATGTTTCCAATGCAACATTCAATCCTAATACAGGTGATATGGAGTTGACTATTGGAAATCATAGTTTGTCTTCAGGTACTTCTATTAGAATAGCAACTCAAAGTATTGGATTTACATGCACATATGGTGCAGGTGTTCACTACTACCCAAGACCTCTAATTGATGTGCATGTTCCAACTGATGCATCATATAATCCAACAACAGGTGTAGTAACATTCACTGTTAATCAGGGACATGGAATGAAGAATGGTGATAAGGTTAAGATTCCTGATTACTCACTTTCATTCACATGTGATAAAGATAATAATGCAACTACTCACAGATATCCTAGACCTTATGATCCTATTAGTGATAAATGGATTGAAATAAGTAATGTTCAAACAACATCAATCGATGTTCAAGTATTAGATACTGCTCCTTCCACAAATACATCTACTCATACTTTTGTAAGTTTTACAGATGTTATATCACAGAAACGTGATAAGTCATTTGAACAATCTATTCCAATTACTGCTACAACTGGAACAACTATTACTATTAATGTTGGTGTTTCAAGTAATACAACAACTCATACATATTCAACTTCTAAAGCAGGTGCTGTAATTACTGGTGGTAATTATAAGCATAAGTTTAGATCTGCACTTGATAACGCTATAACAGTAGAGCATGGCTTATATGTTGGTGATAGAGTCATGTTCGATAGAGACTCTCTAACATTTACATGTCTTGAAGATAGTGGTGCTACTGAACACACATACCCAAGAATTACAGATCCTTACTATAATAAGTGGTTACCTATTTCTAATGTAACTCATACAACATTCGATGTTCAAGTACTAAGTTCTACACCTTCTACTAACCAAACTGCTCACACATTTGTTCGTGCTAAAGTTAATGGTCTAACAAGATCTGGTGAAACACTAAAACTTGCTAAAGACGCTCTATCATTTACATGCTCACAGGATAATGATTCTACAGTTCATTCTTATCCTAGAGTCGATGATTCAGTTTATAATACCGCTATTCCAATTTGGAGTAATGGTAACACTAGAATGACTGCTGAAGGTGCAAGTTATAATACTTCAACTGGACTATTGACTATTAATATACTAAATCATGGTTTAACAGTTGGCACAGAACTTAGATTAGAAAATAATTCTCTTGTCTTTACTTGTGCTAAAGATGGTAATAAAACAGAGCATTCATATCCAAGACGTAAAGATCCATACGCTGCTAGATGGTTAAGAATTAAAGCAGTTAGTGATCATACATTTACAGTATTTGTTGGTGAAGCAAGTTCTACAGGTCAGTATGCACATACATTTGTAAGAGCAGTTAAGGATGGTATTGTTAAGCGTGATAATACTGTTACTGTTAACGTTGGTGCTACTCCAACTAAGGCATATACTCCATCTGCTGCAACTTATAATGCTAGTACTGGTGCTTTAGAATTAAATGTCGGAACACATAGTTATCCTGCTCCAACACAACATACACCAACTGATGTTGCTTATAACCCTGTTAGTGGTGTAATGACTCTGACTATTGCAGGTCATAACTTCTCTAATGGTGAGAAAATTAAGATTGCTGATAATGGTATTAAATTAAGTTGTCCTTACGGTGGTGCAACTGGAACTGCTGCACAGAAAGATTATCCACGTTCAACTGACCCAGTTAGCAACAAATGGATTCCAATATTCAACGTAACTACAGATACTTTTGATGTTCAAGTTTTAGATTCAATTCCTTCTACTAACGTTGATACTCATACATTTGTAAGTGCAGTTAATAACTGTGTTAGCAAGGCAAATTACACTGTTAAACTTGCTCCTGATTCATTACTAATGACATGTGATATGGATACCAATGCTACTAAGCATGTATATCCAAGATCTAATGTTGCTACTCATACTCCATCTACAGGTACAAGTTACAACCCAGTAACAGGTGCTCTTACAGTTTCAATTCCTACTGAATCATTTACTGCTTCTGCTGCAAATTATAATGTCACATCAGGTGCATGTGTATTAACAATATCACAGAATGCAGGATCATATAATGTTACTGGTGCAACTTACTCACCTTCTGTTGGAACTTTAGTTCTTACACTTGGAACTCATAGTCTAACAACTAGTGACAGAATTAAAATTACTCCAGAATCACTTAAGTTTACTTGTGATTATAATAACGATAATAATACAACAATTCACCCTTATCCTCGTGCTGCAGGTGCTTACAACTCAACAAATTCAAAAGCAGATTATGCTTATGATACATGGTTAGACATTAGTGCAGTTACAGGAACAACAATCACTGTTAACGTTAACGGTGGTCAAGGTGCTATTACTGACATTAGTAATCATACATTTGTTGGTGCACTTGATGGTGCAGTTCAAGTTGGTCATGGTATAGTACCTGGCAACAAAGTTAAACTTGCTCCTAACTCACTAACATTTACTTGCACATTAGATGGCAACACTGCACAGAAATCTTATCCTAGATCAACAGGTGCTAATACAACAAGTGGTGCTGACTATGCTTATGATAAGTGGCTCAGAGTTATGGATGTTGGTGACAATACTATAACTGTTAACTTGAATGGTGGTCAAGGTGCTATCTCAGATACATCAGCACATACATTCGTTTCAGCTACTACAAATGGTATTACCCTTGGACATGGTATGGTTGCTGGTACACCTATTAAAATCAAAGATGGTGGCGTAACATTCAGATGTGCACATGATAATAATGCTACTTTACATCCATATCCAAGGTCTACTGACCCTGCAAGTGATAAGTGGTTGTTTATCAAGAATGTATCTGATACTCAGTTTGAAGTTGATATTTTACAAGGAACAACTCCTACAAATACAACAACTCATACCTATGCAGGTTCTCTTGATAATTGTATCATTCAAGGAGATCCACTTGTTGCTCAGGCAATTCCTATTGATGCAGTAACAGGAAATACTATTACTATCAATGCTTTAGATGGATATACGCCTTCATTCACACCAAATCATACTTTAGATTCTGTAGCAACATCTCAGTTTACACCAACTAATGCAGTTTATAATGGAACTACAGGTCTAATGACCATAACAGTTTTAACTGCTAACTTCCAACCTTCTACTGTTGCTTATAATGCGATAACTGGTGAGATGCAAATGACTATTGGAACTCATAGTTTGGCAGTTGGAGAAGAAATATTAATCGCTCCTAATTCACTAACATTTACTTGTGATTATAATGGAGATGGAAATACTACAAATAAGACATATCCTAGAGCAACAGGTGCTGCAACTCCTAGCGGTGCAGACTTTGCTTACAATAATCAATTAGTAATTACAGACACAACCAACACCACTATTACTGTTAATGTTAATGGTGGCGGTGGAGCAATTACTGATACAACCAACCATGTATTTGTATCAGCATTAGCAGATGCAGTCAGTGTTTCACATGGAATGAAGAACGGTGAAAAAATTAAGATTGCTGATAATGGTATTACATTTACTTGTACTCATGATAGTAATGCTACAAACCATCCATATCCAAGAGTAACTGATCCTGCTAGTGGTAGATGGTTAGATGTTCATAACGTCACGAATACTACTTTCGATGTTCAAGTATTAGATGAAATTCCTTCTACAAATACTACAACTCATACATTTGTTTCTGCTACAACTAATGCGATTACAAGAGCAATAGTTTCAACTGGTGGTAACTATAAGCATAAGTTTATATCTGGTCTTACAAATGGTGTTAGAACTGGTGGTGACTATACTCATACATTTGTTTCTGCTACTTCTAACGGTATACATGTTGCAGGTGATTCAATTTACATTGATAATAATTCACTAAGATTTACTTGTTCTCAAGATAATCATGAAACACAACATGATTATCCACGTGCCACTGATCCTGCAGCTAAGCATGTAATGGAAGTTAAGACTAAGGATGATAATAGATTCGTAGTTAACGTTGGCAAGTCTCCACAAGACAAACGTTATGATCACTTATTTGTTAGTGGTGATGCTAATTCTATTACTAAGTCTAAGTATGTAATTACAAATTGTTCTGACGTTTATACAACTACAAACAACTTAATTGATATTCTTAGAGATACAATCACTCAGGCTGCTTTACCATCTCCTGTAGATCATCTTGCATCTATTACTGATCTTCTTCCAGTAGATGAATTTGTTGGTGGAACAATTCATTCATATCTAGAAGTACCATTCAAAGTTACATACGAAGATGATGCTCAGGAAATGGTATACACAGATAGAATCGATGTATTCAGTCGTTACAGATTCCGTGATGCTGCTAATTTAATTCGTCAGAACACAGGTGCTATTGTAGATAAAGCATCCTATGATATGTTAATTCGCTACCCTGCTCTTTATCAGGATATGCCTAGAAACAATAATGGTGCATCTACAGATGGAATTGAGCGTTGTAAGACTGACCTTACACAGGTTTGTGGTGGACTTGCTAATGATATTGAAAATGGTGGTAATAAGAACGTTGTTGCTGCTGCAGGATTCTACATTGGTCAATTTAATGAAATACAACATATTAGATTACAGTTACTACAATCAATTTACGTTCATAATCGTTTAGTATTCTACTTAAAGCAAGCAATAGATGGAAGTTTAACTACTGATAATACAGAAAATCTTATCGTTGGAGATTGGGGTATAACCAATGATGATAGTGTAACAACTTATGATGTATACAATGCATCTTATGACGCAGGAACTGGTGATTTGGTAATGACTCTTGCATCAAACACTGGAACATTTAGTGTTAGTGGTGCAGTTTATAATCCAACATCAGGTGATCTAACACTTACAATCGGAACCCATACTTTAACAACTAATGATAAGGTTGGAATTGCTGAGGAATCATTAGTATTCACTTGTGATTATAATGGTAATGGTAATCAAACTCAGAAGAGATATCCTAGATCATTTGGTGCTGGTACAACAAATGGTGCTGACTATGCATATAATCAATTCCTTGATATTACTCAGGTAAATCAGAGTGGTGGAACAATCACTGTTAACGTTAACGGTGGTCAGGGTGCAATTACAGATACCACAACTCATAACTTTGTTGTTACTCCATCTGCTACAAATGCAGTTACTGTTGGTCATGGATTTACTGCAGGAGATAGTTTACAAATTGGTAATGAAGCATTGACATTCACATGTTCAATGGATGGTAACGTTTCTAATAAGACATATCCTCGTGCAACAGATCCTGCATATGGTAAGGCACTTACAATTACAAGTGCTACTACAACAACTGTAACTGTTAATGTAGGAACTACTCCAGAAGTTAAGTATACTCCAACATTCGCAACATACACTGCTACAACTGGTGTGTTAGTTCTTACTATTGGCAACCACAATTTAGAGGTTGGTCAACCAGTTAAGATTAATCAAGGTGCATTGAAGTTTACTTGTGCAATGGATGGAAATGAGTCTATTAAACCTTATCCAAGAACTAGTGATCCATTCTACAACAAACCTATTGATATTACTGCAACTACAGCAGATACTATTCAGTTAAACGTTGGGCAGAGTCCAATAGTTTTACATACAGTTTCTAATGCTACTTACGATCCTACTACAGGTGTAATGGTATTGACAATAGGATCTCACACTTTGACTGCTGGTACTAGCATTAAACTTGCTACTGAGTCATTAGTCTTTACTTGCACATTAGATGGTAATACAATTCAGAAATCATATCCTCGTGCTACTACTGCTAATACAGGAACTGGTGCTGACTATGCATACGATACTGCAATCAATATTGATTCTGCAGATACCGCAGCAGGAACTATTACTATCAACGTAAATGGTGGACAAGGTGCTATATCTGATACATCAGCACATACATTTGTTTCTGCTAATGCAGGTGCTGTAAGATCTGGTGGTGATTATGTTCATACATTCCATTCTGCAGATACAGAATCTATAATTGCTGGTGGTGAATATACTCACGTATGGGCAGGTGGTACTGCTACAGATGCAGTTAGTGTTATCGGTGATTGTGCAGATGTTAAGAGTAATATCGAATCATTAATCAATACAGTTAATGATATTATCGCACCTACAGGTCTAGATTATGATACTGCAGGTAACAGACTTTACTTTAACAGAGAACTTCTTGCATCAGATGTAACTTCTAGAATGTTAACTGAGTTTACATATCAAGCAGGTCCTACAACATACTTTGCATTCCAATTTGATGGAAATAATATATCAGCAGCAGACTTCCAAGCAGATGTTGAGGTATTGATTCAAAATCTAATATCTGATTTACAAACAGGTGGTAATAATAGTTCTATTAGAGCACTTCAAGAAGTGTATCTTAATTCTGATGGAACTCTTCATAGAATTGAAGATATGCTTATGCCAACTGTTTATGGTATGGAAGTTCTTAAGGAAGCAGGTAGAGAAGCAATTAGAAATAACGTATTCAATTCATCAGAAAATATTCCTTTCGGTGGATATGTAACAAACGCTGCTCAAGCAGCATTTAGAGATGATTTAGAGACTGTAGATATTGATCAAGTAATTGGAGATTGGAATAATCTTCTTGATCATGTAATTGAATTCTTCTCACCTGGCAAGAAAGAGGCTAGAAATGGTATGAAGAATATTCTTTATAATGTAAACTATTATAAGAATGAACTAAACAACCTTGTTAATACTCAGTTTGGTAATGGTGCTTGGGTCTATAATGATTTCGTTGATGAGTTAGTTGGAAATATAGTTCAAGACTCCATCACAACTCCTATAGATCATAAGACTACAGCAAGAAGAATAACTGTTACAAGTGTGAGTGGAGAATTTATAGTTGGTGAAGTTGTAACTGCTAATGGTGGTGGATACGCTCAGATTCTTGAATGGGATAGTAAAGACAGACATCTATATGTCGGACCTTTCCTTAGTGGTACAATTTCTGCAGGTGAGACTCTTACTGGTGGAACTCAAGGTGGTGGAACTATTCCAACTGGAGGAGTTGGTATTGCATTTGATTGGTATACACAACCATCAAACGTTGAAATTCTTAGAAATGCAAGATTAATTAGTTCTACTGTTCAAGATCAATTAATAGGTGAAAACGTTGGTTATAATTATCCAGAAGATTTAAGTAGTGGTAATACACTTACCGAAATAACCATAGGTGCTGATAGTGCTGTTGCACCTGATAACGCAATTAGTGCTGATAAGATTATTGCTTCATCTACTGTTGGTGAACATTTAATACACAGAAATTATAGTTTAAATGCATTTGAAACATTTGACGGTGGCACAGTTAAGTTTGACTCATCAACAGAGACATTTGATACTGGACAAGTAGGAACTACTGAATCACAGCAATTTACTTATTCTGTATTCTTAAAGGCAGGTGAGTATAGTAAAGTTCGTTTCGAGATGGCTCTTGATAGAGATACTACTGAGAAACAGCAATTGTTCTATGATATTGATTTAACAGATGGAAGTGTAGGTAGTATCTTCCAACCTCAAGGTGGTCTTACAGTAGATGGAACTGGAGTAATTCCTTATGGTGGAGGATGGTATAGAGCATACGGAACAATTACATGTTCATTCGGTTTCTCTCAACTCCGTCAACAAATTCAAATTAAGAATGCTACTGGTCAAACTAGTTTTGCAGGTAATGCATCTGATGGTCTTTATGCATGGGGTCTAAAACTTACTAAAGGAACTATCGATCCTTATGCTGCTACAACTGGAGATGTATTCTACGCTGATACAGAATATAATATTAAGTCATATACAATCGATAGATTGGAAGAATGGATATATGATGCATTGAAAGATCAACTTCTTAATCCTTCTCCTGAGTCAGGTTTTGTACCGTTCTTCAGTGATAGTGCATCTACTTATTATCATCCAGATTCAATTCAAAGATTGGTAAGATATAGTTTAGAAATAATTCGTAATCAATTATTAAATAGCACTTACTATACTGACATTGTTGTTCAAAATGCAATAGGTCTTCCAACTAAAGATTATGGAACATTTGATTTCCCTGTTGCTCTTGCAGGTGGTCTTGCAGGTGCTGACTACTTGTATGGTTTAGAAAGTGGATCATATGCTGAACTAGAAAAAGTTACTATGAACGAAGGTGAAATTGTTCAAGTATATCAAAGATTCCGTATTGATGCTAATATTGTTGATGGTCCTTACTTCATGAATGAAGTTGTTCAAAAACAAGGAGATTCAACAGTCACAGGTGTTGTTTATGCATTCTATGAAGATGAAAACTTTAAGTATCTTGATGTTGCAGTTACTGGTGGAACATGGACAGTATTAGATTATGTTGTTGGTGCAACTAACTCAACAACTGCACAGATTAATGCTATTGAAGATAGAATACAAATCACTGGTCTTGAAGGAGAATTTGTTAATAATATTCCATTCAAGGGATATGACACAGGTGAAACTGCAATTCCAACTGGATTCTTAAAAGCACAAGCTGCTGTTCTTGACAATAGTGGTGGTAAATTAACTGTTGATACTGAGTCTCTAATAGGTAGTTTTGAAACATCTGCTGTAATATATCCTGAGCAATCTAAGTTATTCATGGATGTTGCCAGATATGAAGGGTTAGATGTATTAATCGGTTATAGAATTTCTTCTGCAGGACATACAAGAATTGGTATTACAATTCAGAATAATAAAAATGTATTTGTAGTAGGTAATAAACTTAATAAGATTACTAATGGCATCATTGATATAAACAACTATGGTTATATTACTGAAGTTGATCTTGATAATAACATTCTATACTACATCTTAGCAGCAGGAAATATTACTAATGGTGATCAAGTTGGTGATTTTGGTGTTGCTCCTGATCCACTCAATCCATTAGGATATGCAGTAATTAATACTAAGTTAGATATTGCAGGAGCTGCTAGTGCAGTAATTCAAGACATCAAAGATGTTGGTGTTAACAAACGATTCTATCTAACAAATGTAACAGGAACATTTAGTGGTAGAGATGGAATCTTTGGTAAGGATAATTACAAGGCAGCAGTCATAACTAAGACTGATCTTAGAGGACGTGTTGAACGTGCATTCAGAGGATTTGATGGAACACAAACTAACTTTAAGTTAACCATCTCAAACGGAACCAAGTACTTCCCAGATCCTGCAGGACATATGTTGATCTTCATCAACGGTGTTCTACAACCACCAGGTTCAGCAAATGCTTATACAGCATTCTCAGATAACATCCAGTTTACTGAAGCACCTGATCTTGGAGCATCATTCACAGGATTCTATGTTGGTAAACTAAGACAATTAGATGATATATCTTTCGAGTTTGATTCATTACGTCAGTCATTCAACCTTAAGCGTGATGATGTATTCTACTCATTGACACTAACTGATGGTGTTCAATCATCTACAATATTACCAGAGAACAATATCATTTGTTCATTGAACGGTGTTATACAGGAACCAGGCGTTGGTTTTGAATTGGTTGGTTCTAGAATAATCTTCTCTGAAATTCCTCGTGTTGGATCAACATTCGTTGCATTCTCATACGTTGGTTCTGAAGCGGACGTTGATGCTGCAGAAGTTGTACCACCAATAGAAGTGGGTGACTTCATTGATATACAAGGTGAGACTGAAGATAGACAGGTTGCTGTTATCGAATCTTCAAACTCCTTAATTACATTTGATTATCTTGGATCTGTATTTGGACAGAATGCTCAGGCATCTGCTACTCTCACATCTGGAACTATTGATAAAGTTCAAGTTACATCTGGTGGATCTGGTTACACAACTAGACCAAATGTAAGAGTTGACTCCATATCTGGATTTGATGGAAACATTCGTGCACTAATTGGTGTAGCAGGTGTTGAAATTAGTAACGTTGGTTCTGGATATCAAAATCCTATAATCAATGTTGAGACTTCAGTCCCAGATGACTGGACTGCTCCAGACTTAAGTCTATACGGGGAAGAGGGAGTTGACCCCGAAACCCCATAAATAACTACACAGAAAATAGCGAGTAATGGCTAAACAAACGATAGGTCTTGGATCTGCTGCTAACGATAATACAGGTGACACTCTTCGAGCAGGTGGTGACAAGGTAAACGACAATTTTAGTGAGATATACACTGCTCTTGGGAACGGAAGTAACCTGACGGTAACTCTTGCAAACCCTGCTGTTAATCAGGTGTTGCGTTATAATGGTACAACCTTTATTCCTTCTGACTACACACAATTAACTTCTGCTCTTGACGTAAATAGTAATTCTATAATTTCTTCTTCAAACGGTAATATATCTATTGCTCCTAATGGCACTGGAAATGTATCTATATCTAACGGAAGTGTTACTAATACATTTAATGGCACAGATGGAACTATAGATCTTCCAACAATAATAAAATATAAAAACGAATATACTTCTCTTGGTGCATCTCCTCTACCTGCAACATATCCTGGTTATTTCTTTACTGTAGATGGTGATGATAATCCATATGTAAACATTAATATAACTGCAGGTGGTGTTGGTGATGCTAGAGCAAAAGTATTAACAGAGTATTCTACTCTTGGTTTAGTTAGTGATGTAGATGTAGTATCAAGTGCTCCTACTAATGGACAAGTTTTAAAATGGAATACTTCAAGTAGTAAGTGGTTACCTGCTGATGATATAGCAGGTGCAGGATCACAGAATATATGGGAGTCTATTGTTGCTGATACAGGAACAACTACTGCTGATTCTGACACTGATTCTTTAACAATATCTGGTGGAACAGATATCGCAACTACTATTACGGGTGATACAGTAACAATCAATTATACTGGAACTCCTGTAACAACATTTGCTGCTTTAACTGATTCTGATTTATCAGGAATAGTTAAAGGTGATTCAATTTATTGGAATAATACTGACTGGGTTGTATCTAGAAGTCCAGTTATTTGGTGGAACTTGAACTCTAGTGGTGCATCTGATTACACCTTCTCTGGTCCTGGTTTTACTGGTGCTGTAAATGACCCAACTCTTTATGTTTATAGAGGGTTTACTTACATCTTTGATAACTCAGTTCAAGGTGGTGCTCATCCATTCAGAATTCAAAGTACACAGGGTTTAACTGGAACTCCATATGTGGCAGGTCAGTCAGGTAGTGGATCTAATATTCTTTATTGGACGGTTCCGTTAGATGCTCCTGCAACTCTTTATTATCAATGTACACTTCATTCTGCCATGCAAGGCACAATCAACGTAGCGGTATAGAATAAATGGCAAGAACGGTTCCTGGTTCTGGTGCTGTCATTGAACCAATTTTCGATGAGATCTTTGGAGTTCGTGCGGTAGAAGTCACAAACGGTGGAAGTGGATACTCTCAAGCAGATCCACCTCGTTTGGTAATATCTGGTTGTGGAACCCCAGATGTAGAAGCGTTATTATATCCTATTATTGATTCTGAATCAGGAAAAATAATACATGTTAGAGTTCTTACTAGAGGTAGAGGATATGATCCGTTAAGACTTCAGATCATTCCAGAACAAGAAACTCCTAATGTTGTAACTTCATTTGATTTTAAAAGAATATTTCAAGCACATCCTAATAGTCCTACTACAGCAACATTTACAAGTGATAGACTAAGATTAGTATCAGATAATCATCCTAAACCTTCTCAGCATATTTTATCAGAAAGAGAACCTAGTGGTTCTTCAACAGTTGTAGATAGATCTTTTGATCAGACATTTATCTATAGAGGTGGTAAAGATGTACCTCATCCAGATGCTGATAATAGACAATATCAAGGTGATAAAGCCATGGGTATCATGGCAAATGGTGTTTTGCTTCATACACCTGAGTGGGGACAAGATGGAAGTCCACCACCAGGATTTGCTATTGATGCTGTAAAGTATCCTTATATTAAAAACAATAATGCATATGATGCAGTAATTGACAATCAAGTTTACTACTATCAAACAAATAAACTTACAGACGAGTGGTCTTTAGATAACGGAGTATTTGATTGGGGTAGAATAAGACAGTTTGTTTGGCAAGTTAAAACAGAGCATGATAATATTTTAATTGAATTAAGTAATTTAGATCAAACCATAGGTTCAATTGAAGTCGGTAGAATTGTTGACTGTATTTCATCTACTGCAAAAGGTGAAGTAGCAAAAATTGTTAAAGATAGTTTAGGTAATCCAACAAAAATATATTTAAGAACTCTTACTGGTGTTGCTTTCCAAGAAAATGATGTTTGTCTAGGTGCTAATGGATTCCAATTTAAAGTATCAGGTATCCCAACTCTATTCCCCAATGGAATATTCTATATTGAATTTGGAGAGGAAGCACATGAGTTTGGTGCATTTACACCTGGTCAATTTTATTTTGCTCCAGAAGGAATTAAAGTTCAAAGAAATTATTTAATAATTTGGGATCAAAGTGATCCAACAAATAATAGTGGTGGAATGCAGCATCCAATGAGATTCAGCACAACTGCTGATGGAACTTTGAATGGTGGAACTCTTTATTACAATAGTACTGGTGTTACACAAGCACCTGCTACTGACTATGAAAATGAATATCAACCATTATTCTTGATGAATGCTGATGAGAATAATAGAATATATTATTTCTGTGCTAATCATCGTTACATGTCTGGGTATCAGGGCGATGAAGGTTATATGGAACTTGCGTCAGATGTAGATCCTGACCCAATGGTCAATACATATTACTTTAAAGATTATTATCAATCAAATGCTAATGATCCAAATACCATTGATTATAGTAGACATGTAGATGGTCATTCTAAAATCTTAGGTATGTCCTTTGATGGATATCCTATCTACGGTCCTTGGGGTTATAATTCTAGTGGTGCAGTTGCTAGAGAAGTATCAGGACATAGATTAAAAACTACTGCTGAGTTATCAGGTAATCGTCCTCAAGTTAATACAGTTTCTAATGTAACATATACAGTTACTGTATCAAATAATTTATTTAATTTTGATGGTAGTAGACCTGCATTTTTAACATTAGATAGAGGTAAGACATATATCTTTAATCAAGATGATTCTTCAAATGATAGTCTATTCTTATTTGTTGGAACATCTGATGATGGATGGCATGTAGGTGCACCTCCTGTTATTGGAGATACCACATATCTTTTATCAGGTAATCATGTTAAGTATTATATTGATGGTGCTGAGACTACTTACAATACTTATATTTCTGCTTTCAATACAGCATCACAAAGAGAAGTTAGATTCCATGTTCCTGTAAATGCTCCTATAGCATTATACCTCTTTGCATATTCACAATCAGGTGTAGGAATAAGATGTGTTGTTGAGGGATATGTACTTGGAGATTTGACTGATGATTATATTCCTGATTCAACTGTTGGAACTCTTGATGCTTATAATGGTAAGTTTAGTCCTACTCCAGAGTATCCTAATGGAACTTATGCATATTATATGACTGAGGATAGTTCTTCGGTTCCAACTTATCCTTATGCTATAGGAGATGCATTCTATGGAACTCCTTTATTTGAAGGTGATACCGTTCCTGATCAAGTAGAAATATTCCCAAGCGGTGCTACTGGCGATGTTGTTTTAAATGCTAACGGTCAAATATCATACGTTAGAATGAGTCAGTTTGGTGATAATTATTTTGGTCCTGCACAAGCAAAGATTTTAGGTGGTCAAGGAACAGGTGCATTAGCAAGTCCGATTGTACAAACAGTTACTGGTTTATCATTACTAGCAACAGGTAGAGAGTATGCTACTCCTCCAACACTTATATTTGAAGGTGGAGGTGGTGGTGTAGGTGCTGAAGGTGCTGCTGAAATTGATACCTTTGGTAAAGTTACTGGAATTAATATTGTTGACGAAGGTGAATTCTATCAGGAACCTCCTTATATTTTAATCACAGGTGGTGGTGGTATTGGTGCTAAAGCAGTTGCTAGAATTGATCAAGGTGTAATAGTTGGTATTGATATTACAGATTCTGGTTCTGGTTATATTAATCCACCAAATATTGTATTTACTAAACTTGTAAACTTAAAACGTAAGACAAGAGCAAGACAGTCTTACAACTCTACCGCAATTTATTTAACAGGTCTTGTAAAAGATTTAGCAGCGTCAGACACAGAAATATTTACTGACACAACTACAGGTTTTCCTGGTTCTGGATCTCTTATTGTTAATACTGAAACCATTACTTACACTGGTAAAGCAGTAGGTAAATTCTTTGGTTTAACAAGAGGTGTAAACTTTAACTATGATCAGAGAATCATATTAGATGCTACTCAGAATAACCAACAAGATATATCCACATACAGTTTCAATGTTGGTGATAGAGTAATCCGTAGAATAGATAATGCAAATAATAAAATTGCAAAAGTATATGACTGGAATCCAAATACTAGAGAACTTTTAGTAACATTTGAAGTTGATGAACTAGCATTCATTGATGGTGGTCTTCCATCTACTTTAGATGCTATTGTTCAATTTGATGGTGGTGTTGCTGCTAGTGCATCTAATGCTTACGATCCTCATCAAATTACATTTGAAGCAAACGCAACTATTATAACTTTGACTGATCCTATTAGTCAAATTCTAGATACTAAATTTGTTGATACTGCAGAAAATGCAGGAGCTGGTGATGGAATCCCAGACTTGTTTAATACAGGTACTGATTATGAAAGTCAAATATCACTTGATGGTGGTATTTACAATTCATTATATGGTATTGAAGAAACTCAAGGTGGAACTAACACAACTCTGTTTGCAGTTGCAGATCAAATTAAAGATGGTTCTATTCCGTTTAAATATGCAACTGTAGAAGTTGCAGGAACATTGACTGATGGTGTAGATCATGTTGCAAAATTAAATGTATATGTTGATCTAAATCAAGGTAACGGTCAGAACTATGTTGTTAATGATCTTGTTACAGGTGATATATCTGGTGTAAGAGGAACAGTTCTAGGATGGGATCCTACTACTGGTCTTTTAGAAGTTGGTAACGTAGTTCCTTATAATACTGGTAATATCAATGTAGGTATTGCAGGTTACTTCTATGAGTTCTCTGCTAGAGAAACAGTTATTGACTTTATTGTTCAAAATCCAGGTACTAACTATACTGCACCACCTGCGGTGACAGTAGAGAACATTGGTGATATACAAGCAACAGCAACTGTTAACATGACCGCAGCAGGTGACCAAGTTGCTTCACTAACAATCACAAATGGTGGTTATGGTATTGCCCAGAACATTGATGAGAGTTTTGTAACACATCCGACAGTTACATTTACTAACAATGCTAGTGATAGCACAGGATCTGGTGCGGTTGTTCAAGCCGTTCTCGGTGGTGAACGTATTGCAGGTAATACTGGTGCGAGTTATAGGATTAAAAGAATTGAATATCAAGCACAACTCCAGTCTAAGGAGTAGTCGGAAAGGACATAAATAAACAGGAGGACACTAGTCTTAGGAAATGGCAGCTCTATTAACTGATCAATTTAGAATTTTTTCAGCACAAAAATTTATTAAGGCTCTTGAAGGTCCCGTTGCAACTCAAAGTGATGATGTTGCAGGGGCTACAAGAGACAGGTTATATCTTTTCATAGGTAGACCACAAACTTGGGATAATGAAAACTCACCGCCACAAGCGGTTGATTCATTTGCCGAATTTTCTGGTTCTTATGATGATATGGTTTCAATGAAGCGTGTGCTGGCTTCTGATACTGTTCAAGTTGTGCGTAGAATTGACTGGGTTTCCCCAGAACAAACTACTGGTGGATTAGGATTTACTTATGACATGTATCGTCATGATTATTCTCCTAGTAAAACTGCTGCATCTGGTGCTACTAAACTATATGATTCTGATTTTTACGTTGTAAACTCACAGTATCAAGTATATAAGTGCATCTATAATGGTACATCTCCTTCAGACCCTAACGGAAAACCTTCAACTGTTGAACCGACTGGAACATCTACTTCTATCATCACCACTGGTGATTCTTATCGTTGGAAGTATATGTATACTATTCCCGTTGCATCAGTTCTTAAATTCTTCTCCAATGACTACATGCCTGTCTTTACCAATGATGCGGTAAAAACAAACGCTGTTGCAGGAGAGATTGATACTGTTGTTATTAACGCAGCAGGATCAGGTTATAATAACGGAACCTATGACAACGTTGCTATTAATGGAGATGGAACTGGTGGTCGTGTTTCTATTGTTGTAGATGGTGGTAAGATTATATCTGCTACTGTTACTTCTGGAGGAACAGGATATACCTTTGGTAAAATTTCTGTTGATAACGTTACTGGTATTGGAACAGGAACTGGTGCACAAGTCGATGTTATCGTTCCACCGCCAGGTGGTCACGGTGCTGACTCTGTTGTAGAACTTGGTGCTTTCCGAGTTATGATCAACGCTAAACTCTCATATGATGAGGGTGCAGGTGACTTCCCAGTTGATAACGACTATCGTCGTATTGGTCTTATTACCAATCCTTTAAAATATGGAACTGAGGAATTAATTTCAGACTTGACTGTATCTGCTACTAAGGCAGTTATATTCGCACCTACATTCCAAGGTAACTATGTTCCTGATGAAATCATTACACAAACAAGAGTTGTTGGTGGAACCAACGTTACTGCTCGTGCTCGTGTTGTTTCTTGGAACCCAATAACAAAATTATTAAAGTACTATCAGAATGCTGTAGATGGTATCTTCCCAGAAGTTACAGGAACACAGAATGAATTTGATGGTTCAAACGTGATTAATGGTGCTACATCTGGTGCTGCAGGACAACCCGATGTTAACTTTCCTGCCATCCCAAACTCTTCTTCTAGAACTATCAACAATACTGAGTATGACTTAGGTATGAAGTTTAACAATGGTTATGCTAAACCCGAAGTTTCCTCAAGTAGCGGTGACGTAGTTTACATAGATAATAGAAGATCCATCAGTCGTGCAAACGACCAAGTAGAAGATATTAAAATCGTAATCGAGTTCTAATGGCACAAAATACTAATCTAAACGTAACACCGTATTACGACGACTTTGATAAAGCGAAGAACTTTTATCGAGTGCTGTTTAGACCTGGTTTTCCAATACAGGCAAGAGAATTAACACAGTCTCAATCAATTCTTCAAAATCAAATTGAGAATATGGGAACCCATCTATTCAAAGATGGTTCAATGGTTATACCTGGTCAAATAGGTTATGATCTAAACGTTAGTGCTATTATGATCCAAGAATCATTCTTGGGTGCAGATGTAGAAAGTTATAGAAGTCAGATTACAGGAAAAATAATTACAGGTTTAACATCTGGTGTTAAAGCTAAAGTTCTCTATAGTATTTCATCAACTGATTCAGATAAAGGATATATTACACTCTATATTAAATACATTGAATCAGGTGGAGTAGATAATAATCAAGATACATTTACTAATAATGAACAGTTAATCACTGATACTGAAATTACTTTTGGAACCACTCTTATTGAAGTTGGATCACCATTTGCACAGTTACTACCTACAGCAGCAACACAAGTTGGATCTGTAGCATATGTGCAGGAAGGTGTTTACTTCATCAGAGGTTTCTTTGTAGACGTTCCTTATCAGTACATTCTCCTTGATCAATATGGAAGTAACCCCAAATACAGAATCGGACTCGAAATTCTTGAGTCGATCATCACCCCCGAAGATGACTTATCACTCAATGATAACGCTGCAGGAACATCTAATTATGCTGCTCCTGGTTCTCACAGGTTCAGAATAACAACTAACCTAGTTAAGAAATTACTTACAGACGAAGCAGATAAAGACTTTATTGAATTACTACGTATCAATGGTAATAAGATTGAGAAACTAGTTGATCGTAGTGCATATGATGAGTTAGAAAAAACAATGGCAACCAGAACTTATGAAGAGTCTGGTGATTATGTTGTTAGTGATTTCCAAGTCACTATGAGAGATGGACTAAATGATGGATTTAATAATGGTGTTTATGAGGTAGGAGACACAACTGCTCAAGGTAATAGTGCTGCAGAAAGCATGTATGCTGTTGAGTTTGGTCCTGGTACTGCATATGTTAGAGGTTATAGACTTAAAACATTATCTCCAACTTATGTTGATATAGCAAAACCAAGAGATACAGATGCTTCTCAAAACACAATTATACCTTTCACATTAGGAAACTATTCTAAAGTAGGTAATATTAACGGATTTTTAAATACAGCTGGTTCTACTATTTCTCAAGCATACCAGACAGTAGAATTGCGTGATAGATTTACATCTACACCTGGTACTGCAGTTGGTAATGTAATTGGATATGCACGTGTAGCATCTCTTGAATTCTTACAAGATCCAGATAATAGTTTTGGTAATGCAGATGACAAATATAATATGCATCTGTTTGATGTTCAAATGTTTACTGTATTACATTTAGCATCTGCACAAACTATTAGTACTGGTGCTGCTGATCAGAGAGGATCTCTTGTTGTTGGTAAATCATCTGGTGCAAAAGGATATTTAATTGATAACGTTTCTGCTGCAACTCACTTGAGCATTTATCAAGTTGAAGGAACTTTCCAACAAGGTGAGATGGTAACATTAGATGGTTTAAATTTAGATACTATTACTAATGTCCATACTTACAAATATTCTGATAGTAGACAAGTTTGTGCTAAAGATGAGTCTACATCAGCAGTAGAATTTACAGCAGATATTATATTAGAAGATTTAAAATTCCTTCAAGGTGCTACATTCACTTATGATGCAACTAGTAGTAATGAAAAAATTACTGGTTTAAATTCAAACTTTGCTTCTGACTTAAGACCTGGCGATAGAATATATTTCTCTGAAACAAAATATGTTGATGTAGATTATGTTGATCCTACAAACTTAGCATCATCTAATACTGGATCTATATTTACTTACTCTACTCAAGTAGTTAAAGTAACACCTCCTGGTTCTAACTATCCTGCAGCAGGAACTTATAATACATTACTACGTTATAGATCAAAACTTTGGGAAACAGAAAAGGCAACTCTTCTTAAAGAAATGCCTAAACCATATGTCAAGACTATTTCTGACGAGTCTATGGTTGTTAGAAGAACTTTTGACTCTCAAACTGTTGCTGCAAACGCTATATCAATTACTCTTCCTGAGAACGAGCAGTTCCAAGCAATTACGAATACTTCATATTCATTTACTGTTATGGGCAGTACATCATCTGCATATCCTGCAGGTGCACAGATACCCATTGACACTGTAAATACTGGTGCTATTGGTTATACTACATTTACATCGGCTGATAGAACTACAATTCAGATAACAAACTTAGATGTGACAGGTGACTCAGGTGCAATTACATCTGTTAAAGTTACAGCATCTGTTTCTAAGAACGTTACAACTAAGAAAACAAAATCACCTACTAACATGTTTGTGTTAAAGGTGAATCAAACTGTTCAGAATTTAGATAAGCAAAACTATCAACTTACATATTCTGGAGTATATGGAACTAGAATTGAAGACGTAGATTTATCATTAGGTATAACAGACGTATTTAATATACATGCTGTATATGAATCAATGGACGATGCTGATCCAATAATACCTTCTATAACTTTAGTTGAACCAACATTCTTTGAGACTAAGAGTATTGTTACAGGTAAAACATCTGGTGCAAGAGCAAGAGTTGTTGACTTTAACTCAAGTACTTTAAAACTATCACTAGTTTATTTAAGTGGTAAGTTCATATCAGGTGAAACAGTTGATGGATTTAATAGTAGTAATATTGCTATTCAAGGTATTATTAATGACTCTGTAGGATCTATTATTGAAGGATCTAAAGTTATCACAGATCGTTATGAATTAGAGACTGGTCAAACTGGATTTATATATGGTATATCAAAATTAGTAAGAAAGAAAGGTGTTGCTAGACCAATTAGAAAAGTAAAAATTGTTTTAGATTACTATTCTCATGCTGCTACTGGAGATTACTTTGCAGGTCAATCATATTTGGATACTGCATATGCTGATGTTCCTTATTATCAAGAAAAATTCTTACCTGATTTCTTAGACTTTAGACCAGGTGTTAGAAACTTATTTACAGGAACTGGATCAGTTGCTTCTCCTGCATATGTAAATGCTGCTACATTAGACTTTAAACATAGAACATTCCCAACTGCAGGTAGTCCATCTGCAACTCTATTTGATATTCCTAAAGTTGCTAGTGACTTTAGATGTGATTTTGATTGGTATCTTCCTAGAGTTGATAAAGTATTCTTACTACCTACTGGAGAATTTCAAGTTGTTAAAGGTAAGTCAGAACAGAGACCTTCTCCTCCAGATGATCTACAAGATGGTATGCTACTAGCAACATTGCTACATGCACCATATGGTTTTGATCCTTCTAGTGATGTCGTTATTCAGAAATCTGATAACAGACGTTATACTATGCGTGATATTGGTACTTTAGAAAAACGTATTGACCAAGTTGAATATTATACATCACTTAACATGTTAGAAAGTGATACATTCAACGTTGAAATTACTGATGCATCTGGTAAGAATCGTCTGAAGAATGGATTTATGGTTGATGATTTTACAGATCATTCTAAATCTAGTACAACAAATCCAGACTATGCTGCTGCATTAAGTTATTCTGATGGAACTTGTCAGTCTTCACACTACACTACTAATACATCATTATTAATTAATGAATCACTGTCTACAAATTATCAAAAGACTGGTCCTTTAATTACACTACCTTATACTGAGATAGCATTAATTACTCAATCATATGCTTCTAGAGTTGAAAATGTAAACCCATTCAACGTATTTGCTTACATTGGACGTATTGATCTTGTACCTGCTTCAGATGACTGGGTAGATACTAATCGTCTTCCTGTTAATGTTATTGATGTTGAGGGTGATTTTGAAGCAACTAGCAGAGAGATGAATGTAGATCAATCTGGTTTTGCTCCTATCCAATGGGGTTCATGGAATACTACATGGTCTGGAGAATCTACTGGTGCATGGAGTACATGGAGAGAACATACATTTGCTAACTATGTCCGTGGTAGAGGTCGTCGTGTTATGGGATCAAGAACCATTACGGCTACAAATAATCAAACAAGAAGAGGTATTAGAAGTAGAGTAGTTCCCAGAATTGATCGTCAGTCAATGGGAGATAGAACTGTATCTTCAACATCTATTCCTTGGATACGTTCTAGAAATATTGATGTAACTGTTGCTAGAATGAAACCAAGAACAACATTCTATGCATTCTTCGATGGAACTAAAGTTGGTGATTACATGATGCCAAAAGTTCTTGAAGTTATTAAAAATCCTTCTACAGATAGTAGAACAAACTCAACACCATTTGTAATTGGTGAGACAGTTAGAGGTTTAGTAAGTGGTGCTAGATTTAGAGTTTCTGCTCCAAACAACTTCTTTACATGGAATCCTTATGATGATACTGATATGCCATCATCATATTCTTCAACTACTAACTTTATCAACGTTGATACTGAATCACTTGCTGCTCAGGCAGTTGGACAATACTACGGTAATATACAAGTAGGTGAAGTTTTAGTTGGAACATCTGGTGCAAGAGCAGTTGTTCGTGATCGTAGATTGATGACTGATAGATTAGGACAGTGGAAAGGTTCATTCTTTATACCACAACCTCAAGTCAATACAAATCCACGTTGGGCAACTGGTAGTAGACTACTAAGATTAACAACTAATTCAGATGATTCTAGAACATTTGGAACAGTTGCATCTGCTGCACAAACAGAATATGCAGCAACAGGTACATTGAATACATTACAAGAAAATGTATTATCAATTAGAAATGCTGATATTGTTCAAGATACTGTAACTCAAGATAGAACTGTCCAAACAACTAGAACTGAAACACGTCAGGTTGGTTGGTGGGATCCACTTGCACAATCATTCTTAGTTGATGAAACTGGTGGTGTGTTTATTACTTCTGTTGATGTTTACTTCAACGCTAAAGATAGTAATATTCCGATCTCTATGCAGATCAGAACTATGTCAAATGGATATCCAACAACAAGTATTCTTCCATTCTCTGACGTTACTGTAACTCCAGATACTATTCAGACATCTGAAACTGGTGCTATTGCGACTAAGTTTACATTCCAAGCACCTGTTTATATTCCTCAGTCTATTGAACATTGTTTTGTTCTATTCTCAGACTCTAATGAATATCAGGTTTGGATCTCTAGAATGGGTGAGTTAGATATTACTGGAGACAGAACTATATCTGAACAACCATATGCAGGTGTTCTATTCAAATCACAGAACGCAACTACATGGACTGCAGACCAGTACGAAGATCTTAAGTTCGTTGTTTATAAAGCGGTATTTAATACCAGTGTTGCTTCTCAGTTAACATTAAACAATGCTCCTTTAGACATAGGTAACGGTGGTAAGATTGTATTAAGAACTGATCCAGTTCAAACATATCAACCAGAGTTACAGTTAGTAATGAATGCTGTCAATGCAACCCTTCCTTATACAGTTGGTGCTCGTGTTTATCAAAAGACGACTCTTGCTCAAGGAACAATTAAAGAAATTACAGATAGTAATGCAGGAGTTCTGTTAACTATCAATGATATATCAGGAACATGGCAGTCAGGTTCATCAACTGGTGGAACTATTATTAACAGAATAGTTTCTTCTAAGACTCTTGCTACTATGGCAGTAACAAGTGCATCAGGTGACTTTACTGTTGGTGAAACTATAACTGGTAACAGTGCTTCTGCTCCAACTGCAGAGGTTGTTAGTTGGACAGATGGTGGCGGTGGTGCAGGAACATTAACACTTAAATATGTTTCAACTACATTCACATCTTCTACTGAACAAATTACTGGTGGAACTTCTACTAAGACTGCAACTGTTGGTTCTATAACTTACTCTGGAGATAACGTTTCATCTTCAACTGTTCAAGATGCATTCCCAAGTAGCACTCCAACATATACTACTTCTCAAAGAAGAGTAACTATACAGCATTCACACCACGGTATGCATGATACAGATAATAATGTTGTTATCGAAGGTGTTACATCTGAGGTATCACCAACATACTTAACATCATCTATATCAGCATCTGATACAACCATACAGGTTAATGATGCAACAGCATTCCATACCGTTATTAACGGTGCTAATGTTGGTACATTAAATCTTGGTTATATCAAGATAGAAGATGAAATCATGTCCTATACTGGAATTAGTGGAACTGGTAAAACTATTACTGTTAATGAAAGAGGACTAGCTGGAACTACAGCAGTAAGTCATGCTGATGAAACAAATGTGGAATGTTATAACTTAGATGGTATTCCTCTAACTGAAATCAATAAGACTCATACTAATATACAAAGTCCTACTTTAGACAGTTACGATCTTGCAACTTCATCTATTGGTAGATTAGGTATTAGATCTGGTGCTACTAATGTTATTGCATCTCAGAACATACAGTATGAAATTCTCTCACCACAAATTCAGAGAATGACTCTTCCTAAGACTTTGATCACAGCAAGAGTTAATACTATTACTGGAACATCAATTAATGATGGACAGTCATTATCACAAAACTCATTCAGTAATACTGGAGAGTTCTATGATGTAAACCTAGGTGAAGATAATTACTTTGTTGCTCCACAGTTAATATGCTCTGCTCAAAACGAGTCTGCAGAATTAAGTGGTGCTAAGTCATTTAGACTGGATCTAACACTATTCAGTGAATCTGATAATGTAACTCCTGTTGTTGATACTGACAGAATGTCTATTACTACAATCAGTCATAGAATCAACGCTCCTGCAGATCCTAATACTGCTCAGTTACCAGTTGGTGACGGACATAATGGAGTCTATATTACTAAGGTTGCTGACTTAAGTAATCCATCGTCTTCTATTAAATTAATGTTTGCGGGTTATCGCCCAGCTAACACTGAAATTAAACCTCTATATAGAGTACTACCTTCGGGATCTACTGATTCTATAGAGACTCTAGGATGGGAATTCTTCCCTACTGGTGATGCTAAGATTCCTCAAACTTCTGATGAGTTACAATACTACGATTATGAGTATGAGGTTGCAGGTTTAGATTTCTCACAATACCAAGTTAAACTTGTGTTTGTATCTCCAAACCAAGCATACGCACCAATCGTTAAAGATTTACGAGCTATCGCTCTTGCTGTATAATGAAAGTTCCAATTAAAGACATTGAAAATTGGTACAAAGATGATATAACAGGAGCAGTTTCGTGTTCTGATTCCGCTAAGTATGAACAATACATGGCTGCATATAGAGCAGATCTGAAGGAGAAAGAAGATTTTAAGGCTTTACAAAATGATGTTTATAGCCTAAAATCAGATATGAGTGAGATAAAATCTCTCTTGTTAACGTTAGCAAAAAATTCATGACAATGGAAAAGATCGGTCAAGATCAAATGCTCTCCCAATTTAAAGAGAGATACAGTGGGTTGATCAAAGAAAACCAGGAACTAGCTGGTAAAATCAAACAAAATGAAGTTCAAGCATTGAAACTTCAAGGTGCTATAGAAGCATTGGAGTATTATTCTCCACCAGGCGACACAGAATCCCCTCCAATTATTGAAGAGGATGATGTAACTTCCGAGTCTCCTGAGTTAACTGAATAAATCATTTTAAGGGGGGACAGGAGTTCCCCTTTTTTAGTGACATAAATAACTTGGAAGCATGTTCTCATAGAGTTGTCCTAAAAAGAAATGGCAAATAGATTACAATTAAGAAGGGGTGGTGCACAGGAATGGGCAAACTCCAACCCGACTCTTGCACAAGGTGAATTGGGTATAGAATTAGATACTGGTCGATTTAAGATTGGTGATGGAGTATCAGCATGGAATACCTTGCGATACGAAAGACCTGTTGAATCCATATCTAATACTGCAAACACTCTTGTACAAAGGGATGCTGACGGTAATTTTGCTGCGGGTGTTATAACTGCGACTCTAATTGGTAACTCTTCAACTGCTGCTAGACTTTCTTCAACTCGACAAATAACTCTATCTGATGACCTAAGTGCCACAGGAACATTTGATGGATCACAGAACTTAAACCTTGCTGCAGAACTTTCTTTAGTTGCAACTCTTCCTCATTACGATGGAACAGCTTCTTCATCTGGAACTTATAACAAAGTAACTGTAGACGCAAAAGGTAGAATTACCGCAGCGATAGACTATACTACAGGTAATAATGGAACGCTTGCTGATTACGGTCTAGACGGGACTACAGAGGGTGCTTCTGCTCAACCTTATGATTTAGACCTAGTTGCTATTGCAGGTCTCACAACGACTGGTATGATCGCTAGAACGTCTGGTGGTGCTATGGCAACCAGAACGATTACTGGTACTGCAGGAAAAATACAAATTAATAATGGTGCAGGTGTTAATGGTAATCCTACTATTAACCTTATAACAACTGCTGTAACTCAAGGTAATTATAATACAGAGTCTTTAACTTCTGTTAATGCAGTAGGAGGTAGTAACGAACCATTTGGAACTGAAACTGTAAACGCAGTTAAGTTCACTGTTAATGAAGATGGAAGAATAACATCAGCTACTAATCTTCCTATAGCAACTGCTACTGAAGGTAGTAAGTATGGTGCATTCAATGGTGCTACTAATTATGTAAGAGATAATATAATTGAAACAGGAAGTAAGGTATATCAAGCGATTCAAGATATTAGTTCTGGAGGAATTGCACCAACACATACAGATTCATCTGATACTAATGGTTGGAGATACCTCGCTGCTGCTGCAGTAGAACAAAAAGGTTTAGCATCATTTGCTCAAGAAGATTTTGACGTAGATTCAAATGGTCATGTTACTATTGCTGCAGTAGGAGTTGATAATAGTCAACTACAGAATAATAGAATTGGATTTGCTGATGGTAATACATTAGAGAATTTTGAACTAGATCAGGAATTAACTGCAACAAGCGGATACAGAGGATTTAACTATCTTAACTACGTTAAAGTAAATGACACATCAGGTAATTTACTTTTCGGTGCTAACAACACAGGAGATGGTGGAGCAGGTGAAGTAGATATAAATGTAAAAACATTATTCAGTGATCCAGATTTTATTCTGGATGGTGCAACTACACAACAGATTGATAAGACTGGAGATGGTGATTTCAACATAGAACTCACACAAAACACTGCAGTAGATAGAAACCTAACTGTAACTTCTACTAACGCAGGCTCTGGAACTAGCACATTAACATTATCTGCAGAAGATGTAGTAGATATTGATGCCACTGCTGCAACTGGAAAGGTACATATAGAAACTATGAGGTTCCAAGCAGACCATATTGGTGCTGTTGGAAATATATTAATTGACCCTAATGATGATAGAGATGTTAGTGGTTTAGTAACTATTAGAGGAAACTTACAAGTAGATGGAACGACTACAACAATTAATTCAACAGTTACAACGTTGGATGATCCCATTATTACTCTTGGTGGTGATACTGCTCCAGCTAGTGATGACGGTAAAGATCGTGGAGTTGAGTTCAGATACTATGACACTCAAGCAAGAGTGGGATTCTTTGGTTACGACGATTCTTACACGGATCTCGGAGGACACAGTGGAGGATTCAGATTCCTCTACGATGCCACAAATACCTCGGAAGTATTTGCGGGAACAGATGCAGGGATCATCACGGGTAATATCAAACTCACAACAAATACTAACTCAACATCTAACACAACTGGAGACTTAGTAGTTGCAGGTGGTGTAGGTATAGGACAAGATGTTAATATTGGTGGAACAGTTGATATTGATACTAACTTAAGAACTCGTGGAACTACTAGATTTGATGATGAAGTAGTTGTTCAAGGTGCTTCTAAGAACTTCATAATGAAGAACGGAAGTGGAACTGCAAAAATTACTGCAGGATCTACAACTGGTAATATTACTATGGAAGGCATCCTTGCTGTTACAGGCAATGTAGATGTAAACACTGACAAATTTAATATTACAGCATCTTCTGGTAACACTGCTATTGCAGGTACTCTAGTAGTAAGTGATGCGACTACTATAAAAGCAGACAACAAGTTCTTCAAGATTCAAACTGCTGCAGCTGCAGATAAGTTTACAGTTGATACAGATAACGGTAACACAGTTATATCAGGTGAATTAAATGTAAACTCAGCTGTCGATCTTGATACAACATTAAACGTAGATGGTGGTGCTACATTCCAAGACAATGTAACACTTAACGCAGATAATAAGATGTTTAAGATCCAGACAAATGGATCTGTTGATAAGTTTACAGTAGATAGTGATAATGGTAATACAGTTATTGCAGGTTTACTAAATGTAAACTCAGCTGTTGATTTTGATTCAACCTTAAATGTTGATGCAGGTGCAACGTTCCAAGATAACGTGACTATCAATGCTGACAATAAGATGTTCAAAATACAGAACAACTCAAACAGCAATAAATTTACAGTTGATACAGATAATGGAAATACAACTATACAAGGAACAGTTGATATAGTCGGAGTTACAACTCTTACTGACAACTTTACAGTTAACGGATCTCAGACAACTATTGGTAATGCTAATACTGATGTTTTAACTGTTAATGCGGACGCAACATTTACAGATGATCTCACAGTAAATGCAACTGTTGACTTTGATTCAACTCTAAATGTTGATGGGCAAGCAACCTTCCAAGACAATATCATCTTGAACGCTGACAATAAGATGTTCAAGATACAGAATAATAGTTCTGTAGATAAATTTACAGTTGATTCTGATAATGGTAATACAGAAACACAAGGAACATTAACAGTACAAGGTCAAACAAATATCATTGATTCACTTGTAATCAATGCTTCTAATGAGAACTTCTTAATTCAGAATGGTTCTGGTGTTAATAAGTTTACAGTTGATACTGACAATGGTAATAGTAATATTGTTGGAACATTAACTGTTGGTAGCACATCACAAATTAATTCTACTCTTGGTGTTACTGGAATAACAAGTCTAACAAATGCTAGTGATCAAACTATTACTGGATCATTCGGTGTAGATGGTGGTGTAAGAATTAGTGGTGGTGTTGGAATTACTAAGAGACTTGCTGTAGGAACTGATGCAAGAGTATATGGTAATACTACACTATCTGGAACTGTAGATATTGATAACAATACTGATGTATCTGGTAAGTTTAACATTAGCAATACTCAGGATGCCACAAGTTTTGCAGATAATTCTGTAGCATTTACTAATGATGGTGGTGCAAGGATTACTAAAAATACTTACATTGGTGGTGACTTTATTGTTTATGATAACAATAACACAAGAGCTGCATTTACTGTTACTAATTTAACAGGAGATGGAGAATTCCATAATGATCTTACAGTTGGAGGTAACTTAATAGTCAATGGAGCAACAACTACTGTCAACAGCACGGTCACAACTCTCGATGACCCTGTTATTACTTTGGGTGGTGACACAGCACCATCGTCTAACGATGCTAAGGATCGCGGTGTTGAGTTCCGTTACTACGACGGCTCTGCTAAAATTGGGTACTTCGGATTAGATAGATCATCCTTAGAATTTACATTCTTAACAGACGCTACTAATAATTCAGAAATCTTTACAGGAACTGATGCTCCTTTAAGAGTTGGTTCTCTTCATGTTACAGGTGCAGGACAATCTGTTGACATTGATGCAAATGCAAATATAGATGGAACCTTAACTGTAGATGGTCAAATTACATCTCAGGTAACATCAGGACCTGCTCTTGTTATTCCAACAACTGATAAGATTAATAATCTAAACGCAGACTTACTAGACAGTATGACAACTGCTGTTGCAGCAACCGCATCTACGGTTGTTAATCGTGACTCATCTGGAGACTTTGCTGCTAATATTATTACTGTCGCAACTGGAACTGGATCTGGTGCAGGTATTCAAGGTAACGCAATTACTGCTGACGAATGGAAGACTGCTAGAACATTAACTGTTGACGGTGTTGTAAATGGAACTATAAGCATTAATGGTGGTTCAGATATTACACTTACAACAACATTTGATGATCCTGATATAACTGGATTATCAGGAATGACTGGCACAGGTTATGTTGTAAGAACTGCTGCTAATACTTTCGCACAAAGAACTTTCCAAGTTACAGGAAACTCAGGTATTACACTAACAAATGCTGATGGTGTTTCTGGTGCTACTACAATCAACGTTGCTTCTACATCTAACAATGCATCTGACAACTTAGTCTTACGTGATGGATCTGGTAACTTCTCTGCAGGAAATATAACTGCAGATCTAGGTGGAAACTTAACTAACACAACAACTACTGCAAAGAACTTTATTCCACAAGCTACTGCTACTTGGAACTTAGGATCTAATACTGTCAGATGGGCTTATGGATATTTTGGTAATGTAACTTCTACTTCAGCAACTATAACCAATATAACTGGTGATCTAGGTGGAAACTTAACTAACACAACAAGTACTGCAAGGAACTTTATTCCAGAAGCTGATTCCACTTGGAACTTAGGATCTAATACTGTCAGATGGGCTTATTCTTATTCAGATACCGTCGTTGCTCAATCAGCAACTATTACCAATATAACTGGTGATTTAGGTGGTAACTTAACTAATGCAAGCACAGTATCAAAAAATATAATACCACAAGCTACCGCTACTTGGAACTTAGGTTCAAACACAGTTAGATGGGCTTACGTATATTCTGGTAATGTAACTGCTACTTCGGCAACTATTACCAATATAACTGGTGATTTAGGTGGTAACTTAACTAATGCAAGCACAGTATCAAGAAATATAATACCACAAGCTGATTCCACTTGGAACTTAGGATCAAGCACACAGAGATATGCATACACATACTCAGATAATTTCACTGGTAGCTCAGCAACTATAACTAACGTAACTGGTGATTTAGGTGGTAATTTAACTAACGCAACAAGTACTGCAAAATCAATTGTTCCTGTTGCTGATGCTACTTGGAATCTAGGATCTAATACACACAGATGGGCATATGTATATGCCAATACTCTCAACGTTACCAATAATATTAATGCTAATGTAACTGGTGCTCTAACAGGTAATGCTGATACTGCAACAAGATTACAAACTGCAAGAACTATTGGTGGAACAACCTTTGATGGAACTGTTGATATTACTCCTGCTACTGCAACACAGGCAACAAATCTTGATAACCATGATACTGATCAACTATCAGAAGGAACATCTAATCAATACTATACAGAAGCAAGAGTTCAAGCAAAAATTGACAATGCTTATGATCAACTAAAAGCAATGTTAACTAATCTTGCTACTACAACAACATTAAAAATAAATCTATCTGGAGATCCTACACCTGGTAATGTTGTATCACTTGGATCTATTACAGCAAGTGGTCTAGGAGGATTTACAGGAGCAACAGGAGTCGCAACAAATGGTGGAACTGGAGTTGGATTAACAGTTGATACGACTGTAACAAATGGTGCTATAACTGGAATCACATTAAATGCTGCAGGTACTGGATACTTAATAAGCGATACTTTAACACTCACAAATGCTAATGCAGGTGGTGTATCTACATTGAACCTTGGATCATTAGTAACTGGAACTGGTGGATTCAGCAATGCAACTGCTGTTGCAACAACTGGTGGATCAGGAACTGGATTAACTCTTGATACTACAGTAGATGCATCTGGAGCAATTACAAACCTTGTAGTTAATGCTGCAGGAACTGGTTATGCAAATGGTGAAACAATTACACTTACAAATCCTAATGCAGGTGGAGTAGCTACAACAGATACTCTTGTTGTTGGAACTGGTTACATTAATGGAACTGCAGTTGCAACGACTGGTGGTGGGGGAAGCGGTTTAACAGTAGATGTTACTACATCAGGTGGTCAAGTAACTGGGGTTGCAGTAAATGCTGCAGGAACTGGATACGCTGTTGATGACACTATTACTATTACTAACCCTAACGGTGGTGGAGTACAAACACTAGGAACTATTGCTACTGCAGGAACAGGATACGCTAATGGATCTGGTATTGCAGTTGTTGGAGGAAATGGATCTGGACTAACAGTTGATCTCACTACATCAGCAGGAGTAGTTACTGGAGTTGCAATCAATGCAGATGGATCTGGTTATGCAGTATCTGATGTTGTTACTATTGTAAATGCTAATGGAACAGGTGCTAAAACTCTTGGTTCTATTACGACTGCAGGAACAGGATACACAGCTGGAAGTGGAGTTGCTACAACTTCATCTGGATCAGGAACTGGATTGACAGTTGATACTACAGTTGATGGAGATGGAGCAATAACTGCTGTTACAATCAATGATGATGGATCTGGTTATGCAGCATCTGAAGTTATAACTATTGCAGGGGGTAGTGGAACTGCTCAATTTACTGTGTCAGCAATACATGGTAATGGTTGCACAATTCCTATATCAGCAGTGTTTGACAACAACGCAACGTTCGATGTTGCAAGCGTATTTGTTGATGCAACAGTTAACCTTGCTACTGTATTCACAGATGCAACCTTCGCACTGGGTGACATTACTGCAATGGAAATCGGTGGAATGGTAATAGGAGCAACTTCTGGTACAACTGGAGTTATAACTGCTATGGATAGCAGTTCTGTTACTGTTGATAATGTAGACGGATTCTTCAAATCTGGAGAAACTGTTGGTGCTAATGATGTTACTAACTTGACTATAAGTTCATTCGGATAATAAAAAATGTCTGCAACAAGACCCGCTAGTAAAACTGAAATAAAAAACTATGCTCTTCGTAGATTAGGATATCCTACGATAGACATTAACGTTGCTACTGAGCAACTAGATGATCTAGTCGAAGAAGCAATTGATTACTATCAAGAATATCATTACAATGGAAGTTTTAAAACTTTCATGAGAGTTGAAGTTACACAGGCAATGTTAGATTCGGGAAGGGGAACTACACAAGAAGGTTCAACTCCTTGGTATGGTTTAGATAATTATATCGACACACCTCCAGGAATGTTAGGTATCAATCATGTTTATACCAATATTGGTATGTCAAAGATGTCGAGTGGTAATATATTCAATATTAAATATCAACTTTTCTTGAATGATATTCATAATATGACACATGGTCGTATCTTACATTACTTTATGACTTCTCAATATCTTGAGACTTTAGATTGGGTAACCAATTCTCAAGCAAATCGTAGAGTTAAATGGAATGAATTGCAAGGCAAACTTTATATGGACTTTGATTGGAAAGATATAGAAGTAGGTGATTATATTATGGTTGATTGTAATATGCGTCAAGACCCAGATACGTACACTGCCATGTATAATGATAACTGGTTAAAAGATTATGTTGAGTCATTATTTCAACAGCAATGGGGTCGCAACCTAAGTAAGTATGATGGTATTCAAATGCTAGGCGGTGTTACTTTAAACGGTAGGCAAATCCTAGAAGATGGTTCTACGTTTAAAAAAGATCTTGAAGAAGAACTTCGTAATCGTTATGAACTTCCACCTTTAGATTTGATAGGTTAACATGGCAATTTCTAATACCCCTGCTCAAGATTATGTTCAATCAGACTACAGTAATAGTGGTCGTTTAAGAGCAAATGGTTCTGAACAGGAACAAAAATTTATTGAAAACTTAGTAGTAGAAAGTATTGAAATTTATGGACAAGACATCTATTATGTTCCGAGAACTATCGTCAATCGTGACACGGTTTTCGGAGAAGATTCAGACGGTAAGTTCGAGTCTGCAAAACCAATCAGAGCATATATCAATAATGTCGAAGGATGGGAAGGACAAGGTGAGTTACTTACAAAATTTGGAATACGTATCGAAGATAAAACGACGTTTATATTCTCCCGTGAAAAGTTTAAAGAAAAAATTGACGACTCTACAGTCCTTAATGTCGAAGGAAGACCAAACGAAGGGGATCTAATTTGGTTTCCTATAACTAAACATTTATTTGAAATACAATTTGTAGAAGTAGAAAGACCTTTCTATCAGTTAGGTAGAAATTTTGTATGGGAATGTCAGTGTGAACTCTTCGAGTACAGTGATGAGTCAATCGATACTGGTCTTGCAGAACTAGATGCTATCGAGACTGCATTTGCAAATGCTATTACAGTTGGTCTTGCTACTGGTGGTAGTGGTGACTTTACTGTAGGTGAGATTGTAACAGGTGGAACATCTAATGTTACTGCTGAAGTTAAGTCTTGGGATTCTGCTACTAGAACTCTTATCGTTATAAATCGTTCTGGAACATTCACAGTTCCCGAAACACTTACAGGAGGCACATCTAGTGCATCTTGGACAACCGCATCTTATAACACCATAGATAATAAGAACATCGAGTACGATCAAAACTCTGAGTTTGAAACTGCTGATGATGATATTATTGACTTCTCCGAAACTAATCCATTCGGATCAGTCGGATCCACTAATGACTTGACAATCTAATGCTAGGCACTTATTCTTATCACGAAATATTCAGAAAGACCATCGTTGGTTTTGGAACTCTATTCAATAATATTGAGTTGAGAAGAAGCACAGAGGTTATGAAAGTTCCTCTTGCTTATGGTCCTAAGCAAAAATTCTTAGCACGTTTAGATCAGAATCCTGATCCTACAAATAAAAGAGTTCAGATTACTTTACCTAGAATTTCTTTTGAGATTGCAGGTGTTACCTATGATCCTGCTAGAAAAGTTTCTCCTACTCAGAAGATAAAAATTACAAAAGACGTAGATAAAAATTATAATACTTACATGCCAGTTCCATACAATTTGGATTTTGAACTAGCAATTATTTCTAAGAACCAAGATGATGGTCTACAAATTTTAGAACAGATACTACCTATATTTCAACCTCATTATAATTTACCTGTGAAGTTGATAACTCAAATGAAAGAGATAAAGGATGTGCCTGTAGTTCTACAATCTATAGACTATGAAGATGATTATGAATCAGATTTTTCTACTCGTAGAGCAATCATTTATACTCTAAGATTCACTGCAAAGACTTACCTATACGGTCCTGTTACAGAACAGAAAGTTATCAAAAAGGCACAAGTCGATTACTATTCATCTGCAAATACAAGTGTTGCACCAAGACAGGTTCGTTACACTGCTACACCAGAAGCATGGTCAGATAAGGATGGAGTTGTAGTTACTACACTATCAGGTAACATTACAGCATCAACTACTAGTATCGATATGGTAGACGCATCTACTATTGTTAAATGGGATGATCTTTATATTGGTAGTGAGGTTATGAAAGTTACTAATAAGACAGGTAACACAGTTCATGTACAAAGAGGAAGAAATGGAACTACTGCAGCAACTGCTGTAGGTGGTGCACAAGTATTCAAACTTGATGCTGCTGATGATGTATTGGTTGATTCTGAGGACGATTTTGGATTTAATGAAACTACTTCATTCTTCCAAGATCAGAAGAAGTTTAATCCTGTAAGTGGTGCCGATGAATCCATTTGACGGACTAGATAATGCTTTTGGTGCTGAACCATCAGACCTTAAAAAGCATGTAGATAAAGTTAAACCTTCTCTTAAGAAGAGTGAAACTGCTGATGTACAACAGGATTACGAGATATCTCGTGCTCAACTACATAACTTAGTAATGAAAGGACAGGAGGCAGTAGATGGAATACTTGATGTGGCACGAGCGTCAGATCATCCTCGTGCTTATGAGGTGGCAGGGCAACTCATCAAATCTGTGGGAGATGTAGCAGATAAGTTAATTGACTTGCAAGGTAAGATGAAAGACCTTGATAAAGAAGATAAAAAAGGTCCTACAAATGTAACTAATGCTATGTTTGTAGGGAGCACATCTGATCTACAGAAGATGTTGAAGCAACAAAAACAGATAAATAAAGATACAGAAACAACATAGACACGACAATGACAGTCCTTAATGTATTAAGCACCAACACTATTGCAGCAGGTGCAACCGAATATCAGGTTGTAAAAACTGGGTTTTATAGAGTTGGATCTACTGCAGGTGCAGCAACTGTAACCTTCGGTAGTGGTCCTGCAATCACACTTGTTCAGAATGAATTCATTCTTGTCAAAGGTGGTAAGCCAGGTCAAGCACAGATTATAAAAGCAGTAGACGATTCTACAGCAGATTACTTTGTTGGACAGCATCTTTCAGATACTTCAGCCAACCATCCATTTTCTGTAGGAGATTTCATTGCTGTTGTAGATAACAGTACAAGTCCTACCATAGACAGTAACTTTCTATCTGCAGGAACAGCAGGAAAGAAAATAACTGCAGCAAGTCTAACTAATATGTTAAGTACAGATATAGATTCATCTAGTGCATCTGCTGATTACACACATTCATCAGGTCCTAAAGCACTAGTTCAACGCTGTGTAAAAATTGCTGCAGCAACAAGTGCAGTAATAGTAGAAGAAGTGCAAGTTGTCGGAGGCTAGCATGCCAACGGTTAATCAAGAGGCAGAACGTATAGTTCGTGGAATGAAAAAGAACCAACACAGGTTCAAGAAACTCTATGGAAAACGTGACAAAGAAGTGATGTATGCCACTGCAAACAAACTAGCACAAAAGGAACAACTTAAAGTTATGTACTATTCAGACTTCATCCAATTAGTCGAAGGCAATCCTACAACAAGGATGCTTACAAAATCCAAGAAAAATGTAACTGGAAACATCTCGGCTGATCGTGGTTCAGATGAAGGATCTAATAGAAAAAAGCGGAAGGGTCTTGAAAAAGATTTAAAGAAAAAAGGTATCGGATATAAAAAAGGTGTCGGTGAGTACAAGTACAAATCAGATGATGGAAAGGAAGGGACTGGAAAGGAAGTTTCTTACCAAACATCTAAACCAGATAAAATGAGCAAACGTCGTTTTGGAAAAACAATGCGTCGTTTAGGTCGTAAACATGGACAAGAATCCGTCATAACAAAAGACAAAGACAAACCCGCTAAGTTACATGACACACAAAAGAAAAAACCTGATAAGTCAGTCAGCATAGGAAAATCAAAAGGGGGTAAGAACCCAAGTGGTGCAGGAGAGACTACAGGAACTAAAGTAAGAAGTGGTAAGTTGCCAAAGAAAACTACTAAGCCAGCGTATCATTACAACTAAGTAAGATACCCACTATGGATAGCAAAAGACTTAAAGAGGTAGAGAAGGAACTTGCCTCTATAAAAAAACTATTAAACCTTCAAAGAGATCATGATATGAAGACAGTAAAGATACCGTCTTCAAACCCTGATGAGATTTCCAAAGACTGAATAGTATCAATAAATACTTCTTATATGGAGTTGAAAGATCATGTCCCATTATACAGTTGGTTATCACGATAACCTAAATCATCATTATGAAATTTGTGAGTATGCAGACGATGCATACAATGCAATAAGGCAAGCAAGAGAAGACCTAAAAGGTTTTAGTAATCCACACGCAGCAGAGTATTGTATTAGAGAGGACTAGTGGGAGAAGTCGTCTGGTCAATAAATATAATGTGTGCTATACTATTAATTATAGTTGGCATAGTAATTTACTGGATCTTCAAGTACGATGAATGGTATCCGAATCCTATCACTACCACTACTGATGAGTCTGACCATGTGCGGGACAGCACCAGTAACAGCGAATCCCATTGATGATAGAGATCAATTTTACGATGACTTATACGAAGCATTAGAAGACGCAAGACAATATCAAATACAACAGAATCAGTCCAATCCTGCAGATACTATAAATAGTGCACTAGCAGAATTTTTGGAGAATGATTATGGGAGCAATGGTGCCACCGAGCAGGAAGAGTTGTTACAACTTCCGAGTAGTGTCGATAGACAGAGTAGTGGATGGCGATACGATTGATGTGACAATCGACTTAGGATTTGATCTTTACAAATCTGAAAGAGTGCGTGTAGCTGGAATTGATACTCCTGAGAAGAGAACAAGAGACTTAGAAGAGAAGGCATTAGGTATAGACGCAACTAATTACTTAAAGAAAAAATTAGAGGATACAATAGCAGGAGATGAAGAACTCACAATCAGAACCGAACTTAAAGGGGGGATGGGTAAGTATGGTCGTCTTCTTGGGTGGTTGTATATTGGCGAGGATACTCTTTCCATAAACGAAGTTATGATAAAGGAAGGGTATGCGTGGGAGTATGATGGTGGAACGAAGCAGAAAAACTTTGAAGAGTTGAGAGAAATACGTAGATCATTCGGAACTTTACAGGAGGGTTAATGTCAGAGCAAGGTGTATACCTAGGTAATCCTAATCTTAAAAAAGCAAATGTTCCTCAGAACTTTACTAAGAAACAAGTTGCTGAGTATTTGAAATGTGCTGAAGATCCAATTTACTTTATACGAAAGTATATTAAAATTGTTTCTCTTGATGAAGGTGTTGTGCCATTTGACATGTACGACTTCCAAGAAGACATGGTAACAAAATTCCATGAACACAGATTCAATATTGCAAAGTTACCTAGACAGTCTGGTAAGTCAACAATCGTTACAGCATATCTATTATGGTATGTTCTTTTTAATGCTAATGTAAATGTCGCAATCCTCGCAAACAAAGCACCAACTGCAAGAGAGATGTTGGGACGCTTACAGTTATCTTACGAGAATCTTCCTAAATGGATGCAACAAGGTATCTTGGGGTGGAACAAAGGAAGCTTGGAGTTGGAGAACGGAAGTAAGATCCTCGCTTCAAGTACTAGTGCTTCTGCTGTTCGCGGTATGTCCTTTAACATTATTTTTCTGGACGAATTCGCGTTTGTTCCGAATCATATTGCTGAACAGTTTTTTGCTAGTGTGTATCCTACAATTTCATCTGGTAAGTCAACTAAAGTTATTATTATCTCCACTCCTCACGGGATGAATCTTTACTATAAGATTTGGCACGATGCAGAGAGAGGAGCAAACAATTATAAAACCACTGAGGTACACTGGTCTCAGGTACCTGGCAGAGATGCCAAGTGGAAACAACAGACTATCGAAAATACCTCTGAATCACAGTTCAGAGTTGAATTTGATTGTGAATTCTTAGGTTCTGTTGATACCCTTATATCTCCTAGTAAGTTAGGAGTAATGCCATATAAAGATCCATTAACACAGAATAGGGGGTTAGCAGTCTATGAAGATCGCAAGGAAGGACATAATTATATACTTACTGTTGATGTCTCTCGTGGTATCGGAGGAGACTATTCAGCATTTGTAGTGATGGATTCTACAACCGTTCCATATCAAATGGTTGCACGGTACAAGAACAATGAAATTAAACCTATTATCTTTCCAGATATAATTGTAAGTGTAGCGAAGAATTATAACAATGCGTATATTCTTTGTGAAGTAAATGACATAGGTGGACAGGTAGCAGACATCATTCAATATGATTTGGAATATGAGAATCTATTAATGGCTGCTATGCGTGGTAGAGCAGGTCAACAACTAGGACAAGGTTTTTCTGGTAAGAAAACACAACTAGGTGTAAAGATGAGCACTGCAGTTAAACAAGTTGGTTGTTCTAATCTTAAAGCATTGATAGAGGATGATAAATTATTAGTCCCAGATTACGATACTATTGCAGAACTAACTACGTTTATTCAGAAAGGTAATTCATTTCAAGCGGAAGACGGATGTCATGATGACCTTGCTATGTGTCTTGTTATTTTTGCATGGATGGCAATGCAAGAATACTTTAAAGAAATGAATGACAATGATGTGAGGGCAAGGATATATGCAGATCAAAGAGAATCAATAGAACAAGATATGGCACCATTTGGATTTGTAAGTGATGGTTTAGAAGATGAAGTTATTGTGGATGCTCAAGGGGAAAGATGGCAACTCGCGGAATATGGGGATGTCCAACACATGCTTGATTTTAGGTGACGTTTCAAAAATATAAATAATCTTAGACAACCGCTAAGGCATTCTAGGAGTATATAAACATGGCAGCGAATCAGTCATCGCCAGGTGTAGTAGTACAAGAGAGAGATCTGACAACAGTCTCAACTGTATCGACTGCTAATATTGGTGTAATTGCAGCCCCCTTTGAGTTGGGACCTGTAGAAGAAATCATCGAGGTCTCAAGTGAGAGACAACTTGCAGAAGTGTTTGGTGAACCAAATGATAACAACTATGAGTATTGGTTTACTGCAGCACAGTATCTTGCATATGGTGGAACATTAAAAACAATCCGCGTATCCTCTTCATCATTGAAAAATGCTGTTGATACAGGAACTGCTCCATTAATTAAGAATTTACAATCTTACGAAACAACTTACGAAGAAGCAAATAACAACTGGACATGGGCTGCTAGAACTGCAGGTTCTAAAGGTAACTCAGTTGGTGTATTTGTAACTGACGCAGGTGCTGATCAAATTGCTGTTATCCCTGCTCCTGGTTCTGGTAACGATCCTGAGTTCGTTGCAGACGCTGCTGTATCTGCTGCATCTGGTGCTGCAGGTAAAGTATTCAAATACTCTATTGTCTTAACAGTCACAAACGTTGTCGGAGATTTTACACCTGGTACAACAACTACTATTAGTATTTCTGGTTCTAACGAAACAGTTAATGTATTAGCATGGGATCCAACAAATCTTAAATTAGAGATTGGATTACCTGGTGGTGGAGTTACTGGTATCATTGCTGATGCTCAAACAATAACTCAAGGATCAAATACTTGCGATATCGCTACAGGTGGTATTGAAAGAAAATTATATATCGCATCTAACAAAGGCACTGTTGCTTTTGCTGCTGCTGATAGTATCCAAGATACAAACTCTACAGCATTCGCTATTACTTCTGTAAGAAATGAGTATGCAGAGCGTGAGTATCTACCTGGCGTAAAGTGGATTAACGTGGCTCCACGTCCTGAGACTTCACAGTTTGCAAGTTCAAACGGTGGATTTAGAGATGAACTACACGTTCTTGTTATTGATATAGACGGTAAAATCACAGGTACTGTTGGTGCATTACTTGAAAGATTTGTCGGTTTATCAAAAGCAGTTGACGCTAAAACTTCTGTAGGAGAAACTAACTACTATCCAGAAGTTCTTAAGCAAAAATCACAATATGTTTATTGGGGTGAGCACGAAGATACAACATTCGCTGCTACTGGAACACCTTCTGATGGTGTATTTGGTGGAAGTGCTCAGAACAAGCAGTATAACTTACTACGTTCTGCAGCAGGTTCAACAGATTATCCTGCAGGAAGAACAACTATAGGTTCTAAAAATAACTCAACATATTACTACAGACTTTCCAGTGGTGCAGACTATGCAGCATCTGGTGGTAACTATACAGTTTCAAATACTGATGTCGCTACTGCATATCAATTAGTAGAAGATCCTGAGTCACAGACAATCGACTTTATTCTCGCTGGTCCTTCTGGTGCTGATGATTCAAGTGCAATCGCTAAGATTACTTCGCTAACAAATATCATAGAAGAGCGTAGAGACTGTATGTTATTCGTATCACCTAGACGTGCAAACGTTGTTGGTGTAAGTAGTGGAACAACCGTTACTTCAAATATAATTGACTTCTTCAAGCAATTACCAAGTTCATCATACATGGTATTTGATTCTGGATACAAATATATCTACGATAAGTATAATGATGTTTATAGATACGTTCCTTGTAATGGTGACGTAGCAGGTCTATGTTTACAAGCAACAGAAACTGCTGAGGCATGGTTCTCACCTGCAGGTTTCCAACGTGGTGTTCTAAGAAATGCTATTAAACTAGCATATACACCAACTAAGTCACAACGTGATAACTTATACGCTAACAGGGTTAACCCAATCGTATCCTTCCCTGGTCAGGGTGTGGTACTATTCGGTGATAAAACTGCTCTTGGATTTGCAAGTGCATTTGACAGAATTAACATTCGTCGTTTGTTCTTGGTTGTTGAGAGAGTTATCTCTGGTGCTGCTAAAGCACAACTATTTGAACAGAACGATGAGTCACAAAGATCACTCTTTGTTAATATCGTTGAACCTTATCTAAGGGATGTTCAAGGACGTAGAGGTGTTACAGACTTTATTGTTAAGTGTGATTCTTCTAACAATACTCCAGAGGCAGTTGACCGTGGAGAATTCTATGCGGAAGTATACTTGAAGCCAACACGCACAATTAACTACATTACACTAACATTCGTTGCAACACGGACAGGTGTAAGTTTCGGTGAAGTAGCAAGCTAGCACTGAAATATTAAAGAAAGACTCCTTCGGGAGTCTTTTTTTATGCTTAAAAATTTTATTTTGTCTAAATACTACTGACGGAAATTTTTTTATATAAAGGAACCAATGGCAGAAAGAGGAACTATTGATGATTTTAAAGCGAAGGTGACCTCAGACTTCGCACGTCCTAATCTATTCCAAGTTGATCTTGCTTTCCCTACTGATATACTTCAAGGAGCAGACCTTATTGATTTAGGGAAGTTTACTGTGAGAGCAGCAAATCTACCTTCATCTCAGGTTGGTGTTATAGAAGTTCCTTTCAGAGGAAGAGTATTAAAGATTGCAGGAGACAGGACATTTGAACCTTGGACAATTACTGTTATGAATGACAGTGGATTCAAAGTCAGAACCGCATTTGAATTGTGGGCAAGTAGCATTCAAGCATATAATGAGAACTTTACATCAGCTGCAGGTCTTGGTGACAAGTCTGATAGTACTGGTTACTTCGCTGATATGAAAGTTCATCAGTTGGCAAGAGATCTTAAGGCAGGTGAGCAACCTAAGATTCTTAAATCTTATAAGTTCTACAACGTATTCCCAAGTAATATCGCTGCAATCGATCTTGACTTCGGTAATAACGACGCAGTTGAAGAGTTCACAGTGGAGTTACAAGTACAATACTGGATGCCAGAATTGACTTCTCAGTAACCCCCTAAATATAGTAGGAACAAATCTTAAAATATAATGGCACAACAGCTCTTCGGTTTTTCACTGCAGAGAGCAAAGAAGGTTCCCAAGGGACCTTCTTTTGTTCAAAAGGATAGCTTAGACGGGTCACAACCCGTAGTTGGTGGTGGGTACTATGGTTACTCAATCGATATGGATGGGACTGTTCGTAATGAACATGAACTCATCACTCGTTACAGGGAGATGGTTCTCCAACCAGAATGTGATAGTGCAGTTGACGATGTAGTTAACGAAACTATATGTGGTAACTTTGACGATGTACCTGTAGAGTTAGAACTATCTAACCTCAAGGTATCTGAAAAAATTAAGAAATTAATGAGGGAAGAATTCCAAGAGATTCTTCGCTTATTAGATTTTGATAATAGATCTTATGAGATCTTCCGTAGATGGTATGTTGACGGTAGATTATATTATCATAAAGTTATAGACCCAAATAAACCACGCAACGGTTTAATAGAATTACGCTATATTGATCCTCGTAAGATCCGCAAGGTTACCGAGTATGATCAAAAGAAACCTGGTGAATTAAGAGCTCAAGATCTGAATAGTCAATTAACTCAGAAGAGTGCTGATTATTTCTTATACAATCCTAAAGGTCTTAGAAATTCTACCAATCAAGGATTAAAAATTGCACCAGATTCAATTACATATTGTCACTCTGGTATACAGGATCTTAATAAGAATATGGTCTTGTCGCATTTACACAAAGCAATTAAGGCAGTCAATCAGTTAAGAATGATTGAAGATAGTTTAGTTATATACAGACTATCAAGAGCACCAGAAAGAAGAATATTTTACATTGATGTTGGTAACTTACCTAAGAACAAAGCGGAGCAATACCTTCGTGAAGTTATGGGTCGTTATAGAAACAAACTTGTTTATGATGCAAATACAGGAGAAATTAAAGATGACAAGAAGTTCATGTCAATGCTCGAAGACTTCTGGTTACCCAGACGAGAAGGGGGACGAGGCACTGAGATCACTACGTTACCAGGTGGACAAAATCTTGGAGAACTTGAGGATGTCAAGTACTTCCAGAAAAAATTATACAAATCACTAAACGTTCCGAACTCAAGGTTAGAAACAGAAACTACATTTAACATAGGACGTGCTGCTGAAATCACACGTGATGAAGTTAAATTCCAAAAGTTTGTTGCACGTTTACGCAAACGTTTCGGAGAGTTGTTTACAGATCTCCTCAAGACTCAATTAATTCTAAAAGGAATTATATCTATTGAAGATTGGGAAGAGTATAAAGAGCATATTCAGTTTGATTATATCGCTGATAACTACTTTACTGAACTCAAAGAGATTGAAATCCGTAACGAAAGGATGAATGAAGTTAATCAGATGGATCCTTATGTCGGTAAATACTTCTCTATCGAACACATACGTCGTCAAATCCTTAAACAGACTGACGTTGAAATGCAAGAGATCGATAAACAGATAGAGGCAGAAACAGAGGCAGGATTAATTATGTCTCCAGAAGATCAAATGGCAGCAGAAATGGGAATGATGCCAGGTGAAGAGGGTGGAGTTCCACCCGATAATGGAGTACCCCAAGACCCAAAGTCCGCGATTGACCCTGCCGACCAGAAACGAGGGGAGTTCTAATTACTAAATAGATAATGAAGGTAACTAATTTATGGCAAGCGAAATAGCAAATACAATCATCGACCATATATTTGGAGATGAAAAAGCAAAAGCAGTTGATGCAATGAATGATGCATTGAGTGCTACAGCTTATGATGCAATACAAGCTCAGAAGGCTGAGTTTGCAAAATCAATGGGTTTTGATATGGATCAAACTGCACAAGCTGTTGCGGATGATCTAGAAGATAAACTTGTTGATGATGGATCTGGTGAAACAAAGGTAGAACCTGTAGTAGGTAGAATGCCTCATGAAGCACCAGAAGGTGAGGTTCAAACAGAACCACCTGCCGAAGAACCCGTAGAGGAACCCAACAATGAGACTAATAGCTGAAGAAATCGAAGCAGTAGAATTTATTACTGAAGAAAAGGGTGGTAAAAAATCACACTTTATCGAAGGTATATTTTTACAATCTGAGATAACAAACAAGAATGGAAGGATGTATCCTTTCAAGACACTTCAGAGAGAAGTTGCTAAGTACGATGAGGCACAGATCCAAAAAGGTCGTGCACTTGGAGAACTTGGACATCCTGATGGTCCTTCAATCAACCTAGATAGAGTATCACATAAGATCGAATCTTTGAGAGAAGACGGAAACAATTTCGTTGGAAGAGCAAAGATACTTGATACACCTATGGGTAACATAGCGTCCTCACTACTAGGTGAAGGTGTAAGACTAGGTGTTTCTTCAAGAGGAATGGGTTCTCTGAAGAAAGAAAACAATAGCAGCATAGTCCAAGATGACTTTATGCTTGCTACTGCTGCTGATATAGTAGCAGACCCTTCTGCTCCAGACGCTTTTGTGGATGGAATCATGGAAGGAAAGGAGTGGGTTTGGGATAATGGCATCTTAAAAGAAGCAGCAATTGCGGAAATTAAGAAAGAAATTGACCATGCAACTCTTATAAACATACAGGAAAAGAAGCTTTCCGCATTTGAAAAGTTTCTTAAGAGTCTGTAGTTTATAAATAAAACTGTATATAACGCTAAGAAATCGGAGTTAAACAATGTCTGAGACCTCTACTAAAGAGTTAGATAACATGGAACAAGTGAAAGAAGACGCAGCAACTGGAACCGCAGCTATAACAAAAGGTGCAACGTCTGGAGAAAAAATAGATACTTCCCAAGGTAATTACACAGATATCGGTGGATCCGATAGTAAGGGTAAACCAGAAGGAACAGAAAATCTAGGAGCTAAAGCTGCATCACCTGTCGGTGCTACTAAGGATTCCTCAATCAAGACGAAACCTAGTGGTGCATCAAGTTCCATGCCTGGTGGACTTTCAAATAAAATCTTCGATGACGTGGAGAAGAAAGATGGCGAAACAATCCAAGAAGAACCAGAGTCTGAAACCAAGTACGACTTTACTGAGGATGTTAACGCTCTTGTCGCAGGTGAAGAACTCACAGAAGAGTTCAGAGTAAAAGCCGCAACAATCTTTGAAGCTGCAGTTACTTCTCGTGTTAACGAGGAATCCAAAGCGTTAACCGAAGCATTTGAATCTACTCTGACTGAAGAAGTCGAGAAGATCAAAACAGAATTGGCTGAAAAAGTCGATGACTATCTATCTTATGCTGCTGAACAGTGGATCAAAGAGAATTCACTCGCTGTTGAGCACGGTATAAAGACTGAGATGGCAGAGTCATTCTTTAACGGTCTAAAAGGTCTCTTCGTAGAACATAACTTTAATGTTCCCGAAGACAAATATAACCTGCTTGATGGTATGGCAGGGGAACTAGATGATATGGAAAAGAAACTCAATGAGCAAATCGACTCTAATGTATCTTTGAACAAGAGGATTGGAGAGTTTGTTAAAATGGAAATCGTGAACGAATGTGCTGCAGGTCTCGCAGAGACTCAAAAAGAGAAGCTTGCTTCTTTAGCAGAGGGTGTTGAGTTTGAAAATGAAGAAGACTTTAAATCTAAAGTCGAGACAATTAAGGAATCATATTTCACTAGGAAGGCTGAAGTTGCTGCAGAATCTGCAAAAACTGACCCCACCGAAGAAAGTTCAGAACCCTTAGTTGAAAGCACAGCAAGCGGTACGATGGGTAAATACGTCGATGCAATCGCTCGTTGGTCCAAATAATTGTATAAAACTACTTACTAGGAGACATAATGTCACTACAATCACTCCAAGAAAAGTGGGCACCCGTTCTAAACCACGACGCTCTTCCAGAGATCGAGGACACATATAAGAAAGGCGTAGTCGCACAACTTCTTGAGAACCAAGAAATAGCATTAAAAGAAGAAGGGAATGCTTTAAACGAAACTCTTCAAACAGTTGGAACAGGTGGATTCGGTGGCGGTTCAACCGCAACAGGTCCAGTCGCAGGTTTCGACCCAGTTCTAATTTCATTGATCAGAAGATCAATGCCTCAGTTGATCGCTTACGATATCGCAGGTGTTCAACCAATGACAGGTCCTACAGGACTTATCTTTGCAATGAGAACAGCTTATGGTAGCGAGAGAAGCCCTGCTTCTTCTGACTTCCGTGAGGCAATGTTCAACGAGCCAAACGCAGGTTTCTCTGGTGGTCCAGGAACAGGTCTTAGTAACTATGATACTAATGCTTCTGACGCTACTAACGATGCACAAGGTGCAAACCCAGGCGTTCTTAATGATTCTTCACCAGGAACTTACGAGTTAACAGGTGATGCTCAAGGAATGGCAACAACAACTGCTGAAGGACTAGACGATGCTTCTGCATCAACTGCTTTCAGAGAAATGGGTTTCTCAATCGAGAAGGTCACAGTTACTGCGAAGTCTAGAGCACTAAAGGCAGAGTATTCAATCGAACTCGCACAAGACTTGAAAGCAATTCATGGTCTTGATGCCGAGCAAGAATTGTCTAACATTCTTTCAACAGAAATACTTGCTGAAATAAACAGAGAAGTTGTTCGTACTATCTACGTTAACGCAGTAGAAGGTGCACAGAATAACGTTGCTGATGCAGGTATCTTTGACCTTGACGTTGACTCAAATGGTAGATGGTCAGTTGAGAAATTCAAAGGACTTCTATTCCAAATAGAAAGAGATTCAAACGCTATCGGGCAGCAAACTCGTAGAGGGAAGGGCAACATACTAATCTGCTCTGCAGACGTAGCATCTGCTCTTGGAATGGCTGGAGTTCTTGATTACTCTCCTGCTCTTAATGGTAACAACGCTTTGACTGGTGTAGACGATACATCTTCAACTCTTGTTGGAACATTAAACGGAAGAATCAAGGTTTATGTTGATCCTTTCTCAGCAAACGTAGCAGACAAGCACTTCTATGTTGCAGGATACAAAGGAACATCTCCTTACGACGCAGGATTATTCTACTGTCCTTACGTTCCGTTACAGCAAGTTAGAGCAATCAACCCTAACACCTTCCAACCAAAAATTGGTTTCAAGACTCGTTACGGTATGGTTTCTAACCCATTCTCACAGGGACTTACACAAGGATCTGGAGCACTTACAGCTAACAGCAATAAGTACTACAGAAGAGTTCAAGTTGCGAACATAATGTAATTCAGATATTACATATCTTACTAAGAGACCTTCGGGTCTCTTTTTTTTATGTCACATAAATACTTAAAAAAGTTTAATGGCTAATTGGTATAAAGACCAACTTACAAACAAGAACTTCTTATCACCGATAGGATTTGTTTTTCTGATAGAAAAAGCAAGAAAGACTGCTTTTCTATGTCAGAAAGCAACCGTCCCTACAATGGTGTTGGGTGATATTGATATACCTACACGTGGTTTTGCTCCTATTCCCATAGAAGGAAACATGAGATATCAAGATTTAAGTATTGAGTTTATAGTTGATGAAGATTTAAGAAATTATATGGAACTCCATAACTGGATGAGAGCATTAGGAACACCTCAAGATCAACAAGAAAGAAATGAATGGCACGATCAGTGGAATGAAAAGAGGATGCCGATCTCTAGAGATACTAGATTTTCAGATGCTACTCTACAGGTACTGAATAATAATAACTTGGCTAACTTTGATATTGTATTTAAAGAATGTTTTCCAGTAGAATTGAGTGCTCTACCATTCGATGTCACATCTGGTGACAATAACTACCTAACTGCTTCAGCTACTTTTCGATATATACTATATGAAATAAGAAACGTCAACTCTACTATCAAACGTTAATGCCAAAAATAAAGTTTGAGAAGACATTACTGATCGGATCAGGCAAAATTACTTGGTATATGAAAGCAGAAAGGTGGGTAAAAAGGAAAATTAAGAACCCTTTTACTCAGCATCTTTTATTAGGTATGATCGAATACTTGAAAAAAGAATGGATCCGTGTTAAGATAGGTAATGTCATGTTGAACGTAGATTCACAATCACAACAACTACTCAAACAGTGGGAAGAAAATGACAGAACCCAACGAAAACAATCAATGGTTAAGCGGGTGGAGACAGGAACTTTTGGAGAACCCGACTGGTCTATCGAAATTTCAAATCCAATTGTTGAAAGAAGGACCCAAGGGTCTGAGTCAAGCTTGGATACTGGGAGCGATGCACTCGGAGTGGAAGAAGAGCAAAGGGATTAAGGAAGACCATCCATCTGAAAACAAAGGACAATTACAATCTTCATTGAAAGATTTCCTAAGACAAGAAAAAGACATGGGTATTTAATTATGAATTTGGAAGCATTACAGGATCAGTGGAGAACTGACTCTGTTATTGATCCTGATAAGTATGGTGAGGAGTCTACAAGAATTCCTCAACTTCACTTAAGGTACATGGAAATATATAACACCTATGCTTTGATGAAGAAAGAAAGAAATTCTGAATATAGAAAACTTGTAAGACAAAAATGGATATACTATAAGGGTAAAGCAACTGCTGCAGTATATAAAGAACTGCCATTTGATTTTAAATTAACAACTAAAGAAGAAATTAATATGTTCATCGAGTCTGATGATGACATACAAAAACTTCAATTAAAGATCGACTATATAGATCAAGTCCTCTTCTTTTTAGATGGAGTCTTGAAGCAAATTGGAAGTAGAAACTTTCAAATCAAAAATGCTATCGAGTGGGAGAGGTTTCAAAGTGGTATGTAATTCATGGATCTTACGATCAAAAAGAAGAATGAAGTATATTTAAAAGTTGACGCAGAACCCTCCACCCATCAAGAACTAGCAGACTTCTTTACTTTCGATGTCGATAATGCAAAGTATATGCAGAAGAATCGAAGGTATAAAGGATGGGATGGAAAAGTAAGATTATATTCTCCTGCTACTGGAGAGATTTATTGTGGTCTATATTCATATCTAATTGACTGGGCAAAGAAGAAGGGATATTCATACGAGATTCAACAGCACGAACACTTTGGTCTTCCATCTGATGAGAACGATCTAATAACTCCTGAGGCTGTTGCGGGGTTTGTGAAGGCACTTTCTCTTCCTGTAAAGGTACGCGACTACCAACTGAAAGCAATATACGAATGCCTGAGATACAACAGACGAGTCCTATTGTCGCCAACTGCCAGTGGGAAATCCTTAATGATCTATTCATTGGTTAGGTTTCATGTAAATGTAAAGAGACAGGTTCTAATTGTAGTTCCCACAACTTCTCTTGTAGAACAAATGTATAAGGACTTTGAGGAGTATGGATGGAAAGCATCTGCATACTGTCATAAGATATACGGTGGAGAAGATAAGTATACAGATCATCCAGTAACTATTACTACTTGGCAATCCATATACAAAGAACCACGTAAATGGTTTGAACGCTATGATGTTATTATAGGCGATGAAGCACATTTATTCAAGGCTAAGTCACTGACAAGATTGATGTCTAAGTTACATGACTGTAAGTATAGGTATGGATTTACTGGAACATTAGATGGAACTAATGTAAATCAACTAGTATTAGAAGGTGTATTTGGTAGATGTTCTAAGGTAACTAAGACAGAAAGTCTAATGCAGAAAGGACATCTTGCTAAGTTAAAGATTAATATTATATTATTGAAGCACAACGAAAAAATATTTGAAGGATATCAGGAAGAGATAGAGTACCTGACCGAACATGAAAACCGTAATAAGTTTATCCGAAACCTAGCGTCTGATCTACAAGGTAATACTTTAGTGCTATTCAACTACGTAGAAAAGCATGGAGTCCCTTTATATGAGATGATAAATAATTATACAGATAAGTCTGTGTATTTGGTTCATGGTGGAGTTGAGACAGAAGATAGGGAAGATATCCGTTTCCTTGTTGAGAGATCTGTTGATGGAGAATCTATTATAGTAGCATCTCTAGGAACGTTCTCTACAGGTATCAATATTAAAAATCTACATAATGTTATTTTTGCATCGCCCTCCAAATCAAGGATACGCAACCTACAATCTATAGGACGTGTATTAAGGAAAGGAGAAAACAAATCCAAAGCTACTCTATATGATATAGCTGACGATATATCTACAGATACAGGAAAGAATTATACTCTCCGACATTTGTATGAAAGGATAAAAATTTATAAGGAAGAAAATTTTAAGTATGAAATTGTAGAAGTAACCCTCTAACCTAATGTCAATAAACTACGCTAAACATGAAGAAGAGTTCTATGGAGTTTTCAAACTCATAAGTGGGGAAGAGGTGCTTGGTCGATCAGTACTTACAGAAGATCAAGGTGAGTCATTAGTTTTTATTCAAGACCCAGTTGTAGTTCAACTTATTGATAAACCAGTTGAAGATCAGAAAGTATCTCCGACAGGAGAATATAAAATAGCACGTGCTATAGGATTTACCAAATGGCAACAACTATCAGATGAAGATTTTTATATTATAAGAGAGAAAGATATAGTTACTATTTCATCTATGAACAAAGAAGTCATATTCATGTATGAAGCATTCATCCACGGTGCCGACGGGTTGGGCGAAAAGAAATCTAAGATGAGAACTGAACTCAATAAGACTAGAGGTTTTATAGGGAAGATAGATGAAGCAAGAAAGAGGTTTGAAAAACTCTTTAAAGAAGATCCAAAATCCCCTTGAACCCTTACATGGTTATTGTATAGTGATTTGACACCTTTGTCAAGCCCTGCTATAATAAAACTATTGTCGGAGGACAAATATGAGGAAGGCGAACCCCAAAAAGAAGCCACATTACGTTGACAATGCTGAATTTTTAAATCACATTATCAAATATAAAAGAAAAGTCAAGGAAGCGGAGGAATCTGGCAAGTCCAAACCCCGCGTGAGCAATTATATAGGAAGTTGTTTCCTTAAAATCGCTACTCACTTGTCGTACAGACCTAATTTCATCAATTACATGTATAAAGATGACATGGTATGTGATGGAATAGAAAATTGTATTCAATATATTGATAATTTTGATCCAGAGAAGTCAAGAAATCCTTTTGCATACTTTACACAAATAGTATACTACGCTTTCCTTAGAAGAATTGCAAAAGAGAAACGTCAAATGGATATTAAAGATAAAATTTTAGAGAAATCAGGCTACGATCATGTATTTTCAGTTGACGGAGACGCAAATCCCGACTATAATCAGATTAAAAGTCGTGTTGAGATGAACACTAAACGATGAAGATCCTTCTAATTACTGATCAGCACTTTGGTGTTCGTAATGATAACGTGTACTTTATAGAACACTATAAAAAGTTCTATGGTAATGTTGTCATACCTTTTATAGAGAAGTTAGGCATAAAAGAAATAATTAATCTAGGTGATACCTTCGATAAACGTAGATCAATAAATTATATGTCTCTGGATGAGGCAAAGAAGATGTGGTTTGATCCTATTACAGATCTAGGATGTCATATGACTAGTCTAGTAGGTAACCATGACATATATTATAAGAATACACTTAGGATAAATGCTCCAACAGAACTGTTAGGAGAGTATGAAAACTTTGATACAGTAGACAAACCAACTACTATCAACTATGATGGGTTGGATATTCTTATGTTACCTTGGATATGTGATGACAACTATGACAAAACTCTTAGGGTAATTACTGAGACTGATGCAGAAGTATGCATGGGACACTTAGAACTGAATGGTTTTGAAGCACATCCTGGTCATGTAATGCAGAATGGAACCGACATGTATGTGTTCCAAAAATTTAAGAAAGTGTTCTCTGGACACTATCATACTAAATCTAATATGGAGAATTGCTATTATCTTGGCAATCCATACCAATTATACTGGGGTGATTATGGACAAAGAAGAGGATTCCATGTCTTCGACACAGAAACTTTACGAACTACTTTTTACAGGAATCCCTATAACACTTTTCATAAGCTTTATTATAATAATAAACTTGTGGCACCGAGTGAAGGCGAACTGGAAGGAACATTCGTAAAATTAATTGTAGAAGATAAAGGTGACTATGCTAAGTTTGATTATAACGTTAGAAAACTACAAGAGATAGGTCTTGCAGATCTTAAAATTGTAGAAGACCTTAGTGTTAACCTTGAAGAAGGTGATACTACAGTAGAGACCGAAGATACTTTGACCTTATTGGATAACTACATAGATGAAATTGAAGTAAAAGTAAACAAAGATAATGTTAAATCAGTTATGAGATCACTTTATATGGAGGCATCAGAGTTATAATGTTTATTTTAACTACTTCTAAACAAGGTGGAGTTTATCATGTCATGAATAATGACAAGAAAAAAACTGTACAATGTTTTGAAGAAAAAGATGATGCTGATAGATATCTCACATTACTTCAAGCTGAACCTGATTTCCAAGTAGGTTTAGAAGTTATGGAAGTAGACCCAGATATCGTTGCTCTTAACTGTAGTAACTACGGATATAATTATACCGTTGTAACACCTGATGACTTTGTGATTCCCCCTATTAAATGATTACCTTTGAAACTTTAAAGTGGAAAAACTTTCTTTCCACTGGTGACCAATGGATTGAAATAAATCTAAATACAACTACATCAACTTTAATAGTTGGTGCAAATGGAGCAGGTAAATCCACTATGTTGGATGCACTTACTTTTGCTTTATTTAATAAACCTTTTCGTAAAATAAGTAAAGGTCAATTAGTTAATAGTATTAACGAAAAAGGAACTAAAGTCGAACTGGTATTTACTATAGGGAGGGATGAGTACCGTGTATTCAGAGGAATTAAACCAACTATGTTCGAGGTTTATAGGAACAATAAGCCACTTGATAAGGATGCTGCAACCAAAGACATGCAGAAATATCTCGAACAAAGCATTCTCAAACTCAACTACAAGTCTTTCACACAAGTCGTCATCTTGGGTTCATCCACATTTGTCCCCTTCATGCAACTCAAAGCTCCTCACAGGAGAGAAGTTATCGAAGATTTATTGGACATCAATATCTTCTCACAAATGAATCAACTGCTGAAAGACCGAGTTCGATCAGCATCACAGAAAGATAAAGACTGCACACACCTAGTATCACTAGCAGAAGAGAAAGTATCATCACAAGAAAAATTAATTGATTCTCTTAAAGAAGTCAATTCAGAATTGAAAGAAGTACAACTAAAAAAATTAAATAAAAAGAATCTACAGATCTTACAGTTATGTAAGGATAAAGAAGAAAGTGAACATGAACTATCTACTTCTGAAGGAGAGTTAAAAGGATTTGATGAACATAAAAAATCATTACAAGATTTACGGTCTACAGAATCTGATCTTAAATCAGAACTAAGAAGAGTTACTAAAGAAACAAAATTCTTTAAGAATAATGATTCATGTCCTACATGTACACAAGTTATAAATCCAGAGTTTAAAAAGGATAAGATAGATGTTCTAACTAAAGATGGTGTATCTCTTACAAAGAAAACAAATGAATTTAAAGATCAGATTACTGTTGTTGTAAAAACTATTGAAGAACTAGAATCTATATCTGAAGAGGTGTATCAACTTCGTAGTCAAATCTCATCTTATGATAGAGATATTATTCGTTTGGAAAAGGACACACTGACTATTGAACAGGAGTTGGATAAACTAGGACGTGATACTCCTAATATTGATAAAGAGAATCATATTCTAAATGGTCTAACAATGGATCTAGAAAATACTAGAGACAAGTGTGGTAAGGTGTCTGCTGAGTTAGATGAATATAAAGTAGTATCTAATTTATTAAGAGACTCAGGAATCAAAGCAAAAATTATTAAAAAATATATTCCTGTTTTCAATACATTGATTAATAAATATCTGCATAACATGGACACCTTCTTTAATTTTACTCTTGATGAAGAATTCAATGAAGTCATTAAGAGTAGATTTAGAGACGAGTTTACTTATTCATCTTTCTCTGAAGGAGAGAAACAGAAGATTGATTTAGCACTTCTCTTTACATGGAGAGAGATTGCTCGTATGAAAAACTCAGCAGCAACTAATCTTCTTATACTTGATGAAGTATTCGATAGTTCTCTTGATGCATCTGCTGTGAATGATTTGATTAGTATACTTTTAAAGTTAGGTCAAGATACTAATTTATTTGTCATATCACACAAAGGTGAAATCCTCATAGATAAGTTTAAGAGGACACTAGAGTTTGAAAAAGTAAATGATTTCTCAAAGATGTCTGAAGATACCTAAAAAAATATGAGTGAATTTGTCACAAGACATATCGGTCCTTCTAAGGATCAACAGACCCAGATGCTAGAGGATTTGGGTCTTTCTACTTTGGATGAACTTGTTAGAGAAATAGTTCCTGATTCTATTTTACTTCGTGGTGATTATAAATTACCAGAAGGTTGTAGTGAGTATGAAGCATTAGAAGAACTAAAAGAAATAGTTAAAAAGAATCAAGTTAAAAGATCATTGATTGGTAAAGGGTATTACGGTACAATCACACCACCAGTAATACAAAGGAATGTATTAGAGAATCCTTCATGGTATACATCATACACACCTTATCAGGCAGAGATATCACAGGGTAGATTAGAAGCATTATTTAATTTTCAGACACTAGTAACAGAACTTACTGGACTACCAGTAGCAAATGCATCTTTATTAGATGAAGCAACTGCAGCAGCAGAAGCTATGACGTTAGCATATAATGCAACATCTAATAAGAATGTTTTTCTAGTTGATAATAATATATTTTCTCAGACGTTAGATATACTAAGAACAAGAGCAAAACCTTTAGGTATAAAAGTTCTTCCAATAGATTTAGATAAATTTGAACTAGAAGATTTTGATAATGCATTTGGTCTTGTAGTTCAGTTACCTAATAATCATGGTAAGATAAAACATCCTGATGGTTTACTTAGATGTGCAGAAGTATATAAGTGTATGAAGATTGCTATTGTAGATCCTCTAGCACAGGTGTTGATGCAACCTGTAGGAGAGATGGGATTTGATAT